CATAAAAAAGGGGAGCCGAAGCTCCCCTTAATATATTAGAACTTGATAACTAAACCAGCCATTATGCTGGCATTATCATAGTTGTTACCGTGATCATAACCGGCAGTGATATTGATAGACACTTTATCGGTTAGGTTCTTTCTAGCAACAAGTCTTGCACCGGCAACTGCACCATACTGCTCGGTGTTAGTCACTCTACCCTCCAATGAAATATTTTGGTTGATATCGTAACGTGCACCAGCGTATGGCATTGTGTATGTCTTATTGCTAGGAGCAAGATTGTTTGATAGAAGTGATGATCCTGACTCGACGATCGAACCGATATCACTATTCACTACTGTAGCGCCAGCAAATGGTCTCCAACCAGCAAATGTCTTAGCAGAGTAGAGTGTTAAGTCTCCATAAGCTACTCTTTGTTCTACATTCTGATTATATGATAGACCAAAAGATGGTATGTTATTCTTTGTAGTAAGATCAGTTATACCATATCCTAAAGAACCTTTAAACCATATAGGATCCATTCTATTAAGTACATATACTGTACCGCCATATGATGTACCGCTGACAGTGGAGCTTTGTAAGTTTTGGCTAGCCATCTGACCAGCACGACCTGCAATACCAGCAGTGATAGTTCCCTTTGTTGTCTGATATCCAAAGTCTAAGCTGCTGACACCAACATTGGTGCTTAGCGATCCACCTGCAGTAGCCCATGAACCATCTGGTGTTGTCATAGGATCGATGATGTATGGATTAACAATATTATAATCAATAGCAGCTTGTGTACCACCGACATTAACATCTTTCTTTTCATCGACGGAAGTAGATGTGTAAGAATCAAATGATTGGTCAGAAGATACTAATTGGTATACAGTCGAGTCAGTTGATGTTGGAGTTCCGTATGTTACGCTAATAACATTACCATTAGCATCTACTGTAGTCGTAGTAGGTGTGACTATAGTGGTAGTCGTTAGCGGAGTTGTCACGGTGGTAGTCACTGTATATGGATTGTCAGTGATTGTAGTTATATTCTTATTAACAGACACTGTGTTACCATCTCTTGACTTACTAAATGATATAAGATCAATAGAAGAAGATGGTAAGTTAGTAGTAGCAGTAGTAGTCACGGCAGTACCGCTAGCTGTACTGGTAGTAGGAACATTTACAGTAGTAGCGATACTCTGTAGAGCAGGTTGAGTCGTTGATACGACGTCTGTGCTCGTAGTACTCGTAGTAGTTACTGGTGTTCCGTTAACTGTTCTTGTTGTACCATCACTATACGTGTTAACAGTAACTGGTGTAGTAGTCGTGGTAGTCGTCGTAGGTGTCGTTACTGTAGTAGTTACAGTATAATATGTTGTTACTACTTGGTTGCCATTAGCATCTGTTGATGTGACAGAACTAGTGTTAGTTACAGTCGTTGATGTAGGAGTTCCAGTAGAACTACTTGTCGTCACCGAAGGAGTTCCTGGTGCCGAGCTTACGATAGTAGGAGCAGGAGGTGAACCACCACCGTTTGGATTCGATACGCTCATAGTTGAGTTATAACCACCAGGAGTACCTGATGATGTACCACCAGTAGAGCTAGGTCCACCACCGTTTTGATTAGCTACGAGACCGACAGTGTTTTGTCCTGGTGTACCGTTATTGTCAACGATACAGGCATTGCTTCCACCCCATGCACCTTGACACGCACCTAGTGCAGGACTTAATGTCCAACCCTGAGCATTTGTTCCATTATAAGGACCAAACTCTGGATTATAGAGTAAGTTAGCGCCACTGTTTAGTGTGAGTGTAGGAGCACGATACCAAGGACCGTAGTCGCCTGCCCAGAAACTGCCGTCGACACCGTACATAGATACTTTAGCATATGCTACGTTAGCGCACGAGCCGCCGCAGTTTGTAGATGATATGCTTAGTGTAGTCCATGGAACAGCTGGATCAGCTTGTGGATTACCACTTAGTGTTAAACCTTGGCTATTCACGTTACCACTCTGTGTAGGTTGTGGTAGATTGTTTGAATAGCTGGTGTTTACTGTGCTTACCAGCGTATTGGAAGAATCATAGAATTGAATTTTTACGTTGGCGGTATCGCTTTGGCCGACACGGCCACCGCCGTTGTGAGCTAATACACTAAAATTGAAAGTTCCACCAGCCTGCATTGTGCTGTCAAACACTACTGTCTGGCTGATTGTTGTTTGTATATATGCTGTCGCGACGCTGTTATAAACGGCTGACTGCGCAAAGGCTGTTGTCATCATGGCAAATAATGCCATGATTGGTAATAATATTCTCTTCATTATATTCTCCTAGTTGAAAGATCATACTTAAATCAATCATTCAATCATTGGATATATAAACATAAATTATTAAGCAGGTAGGTCGGCAAGGTGTCGAACCGCTCTCATAAGGCGCATAAGATTGGTTCGATTCCAATTACCTGCACCATTATAGCCAAGGTATAGTAAAGAAGTACCATATACCATTGGATAATAGAAGTGCTCCTAGCACGCCAAACATGATCGATGCAAATAGCATCTCCATGCTGACTGCTAGTATAGCTGTTGAGCTTAGCACTATAGCTATTTGAAGGAAAGCAGAAGCGAAGCTAAAGTAAGGTCCTCTGAGTTTGGCCTCGTCTCTCTCAGCCTCGAGAGCTTTACCTTTTTGATAGAGTTCTTTCTTTCCTTCATTAGTTGAAGGATCAGACTCATAGCGATCAATTTTTGACTTTAGCTCTGCTGCTTTTGACATATTACCTATAGCAACTGCATCATTAAATGCTAGCTCAGCGATACCTTGCTTGATAGCTTTAGCCTGATAAAAAGACCAAGTGTCATTTGCCTTTAATGTATTTGTTAGAACCTTGCCACTATATGATGCAGAGACAAGAGTGCATATTGCTAATAGCGCAGCATAGATGGAGATCGTGATAGCACCACGGCCTTTCATTACAGCTTCACCCTCAGAGCGCGAGAGAATCTTACCAGTTTTATCTTTTAATACCATATCATTTCCCCGTAAATTGTTTAACTATTCCGCCTATAGAACTAATTTGACTCATACTAACTGACCCACTAGAAAATCCGCTCGCTAACATCATAGCTAGTCCACCTATTATTATAGCACCCATTATTAATATGATAATAGAAGCTATACCGAGATTGTCTTCTAACTCAGTCACTTTAGCTCTTAATAAATCTATTCTTACATCGCTGTCTATCTTATTCCAAGATGCCAGCCAAGGATGACTCTGAATATCTTCTGATGATACTGGCTCAGCCATTAGTGACTACACAAGGCTTTAAGAAGAGGAACAAATCCCTTCATGTTATAGCAAGCCATTACATCGGACATTCCCCAGATAAGAAGACCAATCCATGCTATGAACGGTAAGAATACAAATAAGAATACGCAGAGCCAGACGAGTTCCATCATCTCCTCGTGCTTGATCTCGGCTTCTCTAGCGAGTCTCTTAGCTTCCTTGGCTGCCTCTGTCTTTGCCTTATAGAAAGCTTCTCTCTGTGCTGGAGACATCTTGGCGAGCATGTCACGCTCTTGCTCCGCAGCAATCTCGCGCATAGCCTGTTCACGTAACAGATTATTGTTACGTACTACCTGATTGTTGATCTCGGTGATTTTGTTTTGGTTGATGATGCGCTGGTTATTGGCAGCCTTGATATTCTTGGCATTACGCACGTCATCGACTATACCAAAGACTTGGTCACTCAGTCCCTTTCCAAGTGAACTACCTAGCTTTGCTGCGGACTTTGGGTCTAGCATTTAGTCATCTCCTAGCGATTTTTATTAAAAAATGTAACAAAAATTCACGTAAAATAACTAAAATTCATATGTACTATTTATAGGTTATGGTGTATTATAGGAAGATAATGGAGGATGATTATGACAAATGGATTTACCTGTAGTACATTTGACCTGCTTCATGCTGGTCATATTCTTATGCTAGAAGAAGCAAAACAACATTGTGACAAACTTATTGTAGGATTACAGACAGACCCCACAATAGATCGACCAGACACAAAGAATAAGCCCGTACAATCTATAGTAGAGAGGCAGATACAGCTAGAAGCTGTAGAATACGTAGACTATATTTTTATTTACGAGACAGAAAAGGATCTTATGGATCTACTAACGGTTCTAGATATTGATATCAGATTTGTCGGTGAAGAGTATAAGGACAAAGATTTTACAGGAAAACAGTACTGTATTGACAACGGGATAGAGATATTCTATAATTCCCGTAAACATAGGTTCTCTACAACCGAGTTAAGGAAGAGAGCTGGACTTCCCAAGACGGATATATAATAGACCTGTCCAATTCGGGATAGGCTAAAAACCGGAGCGCGGTAGTGAAACAGTATCACAGTGGAGTCATAATCCCCAATTCTAGGTGCAACTCCTAGCTGCGCAACCAACAGAAGGACAAAACATGAAGAAACCGCATTTAGTCCTAGCTATAGGACTACTTACGTTGTTTTCATTGAATTCGACTGGATATGCTCAAGACAAGTCGAGCATAATTGAATTAGTCAGTAAGAAAGCAACAGAACATAACGTACCTGTAGCGTTAGCGCAGGCCGTTATTAGCCTGGAGTCAAACTACAGTACACACGTCACGGGAGTTCGGGGGGAATATGGCCTCGGACAGATTAGATGCTCAACAGCCAAGATGCTAGGCATGGTCGGAAAGTGTGATAAGCTTAATGATCCTGAGACTAATCTGGAATACTCCATGAGTTATCTCAAAGAGGGCTTAGATATCTCTAACGGCGATATAAGACAAGCCGTTAATTACTATGCGAGTGGCATACCAGGAATATCTAAGAATACCAGATACTACAAGGAGATAATGAAAAGATTATAAGGAGTGCATGTCTAGCCGGGGATGCTAGCACCGCCTTGAAAGCGGTAGGAGCCGAAAGGCCAGGGGTTCGATTCCGCCATCACTCCGCCAGTTAGCGCTGGTCCCGTCGCTTAAAACGGGACACCAATTACTTTGATGGATCTATGTGTTCGATCTTCTCAGCGTATAAGCCAATGCTATGATCATCTAGACCATCTAAGAGACGACCTTGCTTCCAAGATCTCCAGTGTGCTCTACACTTATCCTTAAATCTCTGCCATTTTGTCAGCTCTCGTATATTACCATAGAAGTTAATATAGTGTAGCTTTCCGTGATGTTTGAAACCAAGGAATGGCGGAGGAACAGTAGTGACTATGTCATTGCAGTTTACAAAGCGATGGTGCTCTGTGTGGAAGTCTCTGACATAGTCATGGCTTCCAACTCTAGGGCTGCCATATGTGAATAGCATAGTTGGATTCATATTGGCATACTCCAACTCTTGAGTTATGTAGGTAGCCATTGCAGCCCCTAGACTATGCCCACAAAGCCAGATCTTGCGGTTGGGATATCTCTTGACATAAGCAAAGATAGGACCCATGATCTTACGAGCTTCTCTTCTAAAACCGGCATGTACAAATCCATTGCCGTGCGTTTTTGGAATAGTGTCTAGATCTGCTAGAAGGTCACTGGCTTGGGTTGGTTGTGTCCCTCTGCAAGAGATGATAATATCATCGTCATTGCTAGCAGCATGACCTTGAGCACCTTGACTATCAAAGAACGTATAGTTCTTTAATCCTATGTTTCTAAATTCCTGCTCACAGTTATCTTTATACGCGACATCTGATAGAGTGGCAAATAAATGGGCTTTTTCTAAGAAGCTTAGATCTTGAATCATAGTAATACTCCGCATATATAGATAATATGCATATTTATAAGGGTGGTTAGCTCAGATGGTAGAGCGTCTGTTTTACACGCAGAATGTCGGCGGTTCGATCCCGTCACCACCCACCAAGGGCTGTTAGTGATAACGGGAGCACAGTAGCTTTGCAAGCTTCGAGACGGGGTTCGATTCCCCGACAGTCCACCATTGGGGGGTCGTCTAACTGGTAGGACACCGGACTTTGACTCCGTCAACCTAGGTTCGAATCCTAGTCCCCCAGCCAAAAATAGTTGTGTACATTATCCGAAAACTGGTTTAATATATCTAAATGGTTAACGAGGGATATAAATATGAACCAGAGACCAGGTAAGACACACTCAGCGGTTCTCCGTGATGGAGACCGTATTGCACTACGTGATCTAGTAGATTTCTGTAAGTCCGCTAAAGAGGACTTGGAGAAGGAAGGCGACCAAGATGCCGCTTTCCGATTTGAGATGTTAGAGGAGTATCTTCGTACTGGTTACCAAGGAGGTAAACTGACATACAAGTCTAACATTCTCGGGCTCTAACTGCCCACGTAACCCAACGGCAGAGGTAGGAGACTTAAAATCTCCAAAGTGTCAGTTCGAGTCTGACCGTGGGCACCAATATTATAAACCAAGGAGTACTAAATGAAGAAGACCCTATTGACTATCGCCGCTCTTGTTGCTGCGACATCTGCATATGCTACTGACCTTCCTAACAAGAAGAAGGCACCACTTCCAACCCCAGTTGCCGCTGCTGAAGCTCCAGCTACCGCTGATAGCCTATCTGTTGCATACGGGCAAGATCTAGGTAACAACTTCGGATCTAAGGTCGACGATGCCTATCAGATTACCTACAAGCACAATCTTGGCGGTGGTCTAAGTGTCGGCGGTATGGCACAGACAACCCAGGTTCCTGGTTCTCAGCTCAACCAGAACCTTGAAGCCCAGGTTGGTTATGCTCTTCCAGCATTTGCTGGTGTGGCTGTAAGCGGTAAGGTTGGTGTAGGTGAGAAGCTCACAACAGCCAATTTCCCTTACTATGCTTTGTATGGCAATGCAGATTATAAACTAACTGACAACATTACATGGAATGCTGTACAGTATCGTTATCGCTCGGCTGTCGACACGGCAGCCTATGGATATCAGAGTCACCAGCTTGGTACCGGTGTCACTTATGACATCAACTCCAAGTACAGTGTCAATGCCAAGATTGCTCGTAATTATGATACGACAACCAGTATGAATGCTACCGGTGACGTATTCATGGTCGGTCTAGCAGTCAAGTTCTAATACTTCTGACATAAAAAATAATAGCGCTGGGATCCGTCCTGGCGCTATTTTTTTATGTACATTAATCTAAATATGGTGTACACTGAGAATATAGCCAATGTGGAGATTGATCATGTGGAACGAAGAAGATATGAACCGTTACTCTGCCCAGCTGGAACTTCAGGAGACACTGGTTCTACGGGCTATCCTGGAAGAGGGTCTTGGAGACGTACGTGACGTAGTTACATTTGTAGCTTCTCATATAAATGACTATGACCTAGACTATATCGAATCGGTCTTTAATATGACTACCCAACCAGCCCGTATTCCACTTGACACTTTTGGAGTCTAATATGCGTAAGCTAGTTATTACCGCTGTATTATCCCTACTAGTTACCCCTGCAATGGCTGATGGTTATTATCGTCATGACCACTATCACTACAATCGTGGTGGTGGCGGTGGCGGTGGTGGAAATTGGGTTGCACCTCTAGTAGGTGGTATGATCTTGGGTGGAATCTTAGAGGGAATGAACCAGCCTAGATATGCACAGCCATATCAACAACAATTCTTTGATGATCAGCCAATATGCCGCCGCGTCTTTGCTGGTTATGATTATTATGGAAGACCACATTTTCGCGTATTCTGCGATTAGTAAGAGATGTATAACGTACGTGTTCGTATCTCTTCTCGAGGGAAGAGACAATACATTGTAACACGTAACGAACGAATCGTAATCATAACCAATTCGTTAATGGTAGCTAATAGCTACATTACTTCTTCTCAACAGTCTTCTTTGCTTCCTCAAGATATTTCTTGATGGATGTAATACTGTTTTTACAGACACTGTTATTCTTGTTTAACTCAAACAGTACTTTTGCTACCTGAAGATCGGTAAGTGTTTTAGGATTTGGTAGACTACTAATTGTTGGACAGTTATACATCGAGTCACTAGGAGTTATAACAACTTGCTCCTTGGTGGTAAGCATCTGTACATCAGCAGTCTGGCATCCTGAAAGAATTAATGCTATAACAGGGATTAACTTTTTCATTTTGTATTTCCCTTCATCTGTGATACAGTATTCTTTAAGATTATGGTAGCAGGCTTCTCGAGCAGCTTTGTCTCTGCCGAGTATAAATAATCTTCGAGACTCTTCATCTTAATGCCGATCTCGTTATTCTGGGCAGTTAAGTCTTTTTCAAAGTCTTTTTGTTTGGAATTTAGCTCGTCCATCTTGGCTTGGAAAGCTTCCTGGTCTTTTAAGACTTGCTCTATCTGCTTTTGATTATAAGCCATCAGAGCTTGTTTCTCTATCTGTGACTTCCAATATCCAAATGCACCAGATAATACGACAACAATAAAGATGTATAGTTGTAATCTTGCTAACATAATAAACCTCCATTTTTTGTATTTATAGGAAATTGACATGAAAGTATATATTGGACCCTACGTTCCTCACTGGTCAACACATGAATTTGAAAAATCATACTTGGCTATAATGCACAAGGTCGAGTACGGCTGGCAGGTCGAAGAGGAAGAGTACACTAAGCTGGATAAGGCTGTTATCTGGTTGATCGATAAGTGGCAAGACGTACTAAATATCACAATCAATAAGTTCTTTGCATGGAAGAACCGTAAGATCAAGGTTCGTATTGATGACTATGATGTATGGTCTGTGGATCACACTCTAGCCCATATAATTCATCCAATTCTTATTAAGTTAAGAGAGAACAAGCATGGATCACCATGGATAGACGATGAAGATGTTCCTGATCATTTAAAGTCTACTGCTGCACCTCCAAAAGAGAATGAGTACGATACAGATGATAACCACCACAACCGTTGGGGCTGGGTTCTTGACGAGATGATCTGGGCATTCTCTCAGATACTCGACGATAATGCCGACGCTCAGTTCCACACTGGTAAGTCTGATATTCAGTGGGAACAAACTGAGATCAACGGTAAGAAGATGTATGAGATGGTGCGTGGTCCAGAAGACACGCATGTGTTTGATAGAGAAGGATACGATAAGTGGAATGCTCGTATCTCTAATGGACTTATCCTTTTTGGTAAATACTATAGAGCGTTATGGGACTAAAAATAATAATAAGGAGTTCCAATGGACACAGTCTATGGATTACGAATAAGTAACTTAAGAGTCATGCCTGAGGAGATGGTCATAAAGGCCGCCCAGGATATGGAGAAAGAAGACCCTGAGAATAACTTCTCAATGCTTCTTAAAGGTGCTCAGAGCTTCAGGATGGTTGGTCTGACACCGATATTTCTGTGTGATACAAACATGCAGAATCTAATGGTTACTACAGAAGAAAAACTACGAAAAAAATATCACTGAGGGGGTTACAAAACTCACTACGGATACATATATAATATATGACGGTTCGCTTCGGGTTCCGTTATAATATCAACCTTGCTTTTAGGAGGTCTACATGACTAAATTTCTATTCGATCACACTTTCGCAGAACTTGATAAGTTCAATAAGTTCTTTGTCGGCGCAGACAAGTTTGCCGACCGTCTCACAGAGACAGCGAATTACCTAGCTAACTCAGCTATGGCTACATATCCACCATTCAACTTAAAGAAGACAGATGATAATGTCTATGTTATCGAGATGGCTGTTGCCGGCTTCGGTAAGCAAGACCTCGAGATGACACTTGAGGATAACAAGCTTATTGTTAAGGGTTCTACTACAGTCGATACACTAGTTGAAGATGGTGTTAATCAATCTTTCTTGCACAAGGGCATCTCTGATCGCCCATTCACTCGCTCGTTTACACTAGCCGATAATGTTGTTGTTAATAATGCTGCCTTAGTTAATGGTCTATTGAAGATTTGGCTTGAGCACATCATTCCAGAAGACAAGAAACCCAAGAAGATCGACATCACAGAAGTCACTTCTACAGATAAAACTAAGGACTAAAAAATGACACAGATAATAGAAAAGATAAACTCCTGGCTTAAGCGCGAGGAGAGAGCAAGACGCACGCGCGTAGAACTTAGTCAGCTAACAGATAGAGATCTTGCTGATATTGGTATTAACCGTTGTGATATCAACAGAATTTCTCGTGAGGCTGTTAATGTGGCCCTATAATGAAGATGAACTCGTAATCATCAATGAGGGATGCAAGTAATAAATAATGGGGCGCAATGCCCCATTATCATTTTTGGAGAATTATTATGATTACAAAAGATCATCTAGAGTCCTTCTTTGAGGACACAAAAGAATCTATTATAGATTCATTCGTTGAGCCACTTAACAAGGCATGTGATAAATTTGAAATTAATACACCACAAAGAATTGCTATGTTTCTTGCACAAGTTGGCCATGAGTCTGGTGGACTTAGTCACACACAAGAGAATTTAAATTATAAGTCAGAAGGATTAACACGTACATTTCCAAAATATTTTCATGATGTAGATCCTGATGATTATGCCCATAATCCGGAGAAAATCGCTAATCGTGTCTATGCTAATCGTATGGGAAATGGTGATGAAGATTCTGGTGATGGATATAAGTTTAGGGGCCGTGGTCTTATACAGTTAACCGGAAAAACAAACTATTCTCATTTTGCAAAAGATTTGGGAATGTTAGTTGATGATGCTGTAGAATATCTTCAAACTGCAGAAGGTGCAGCAATGTCTGCCGGTTGGTTTTGGAGTGTAAATAATTTAAACGAATTAGCTGATAACGGTGACATTATTCATTGTACAAAACGTATCAATGGTGGTACTATAGGACTTGAAGAGCGCACTGCTCTATATGAAGAGGCACTTAAACTCTTCAGTTGATTAATTGGAGTTGTTATGAAGTTTTACACAGACGTATTTCTCCGCGGTGGTAAAGTGTACTGCCGCGGATACGATATGGGTATCCGAACTAAAGAAGTCATAAAGTATAAGCCATATCTATTCCTTCCATCTGAGAAGGGTAAGTACAGGACACTAGATGGTAAGTCTGTTGATAAGTTAAACTTTGATAGCGCGTATGAGGCCCGCGACTTTGTCAAGCGCTATGAGGGTGTAGACAATTTTGAGTATTATGGACTCACTAACTATCAGTATCTTTACATCTATGACACCTATAAAGGTGAGATACAATACGATCCTTCGACTATTAATATTGTATCACTCGATATCGAGTGTGCATCTGACGATGGTTTCCCTAATATTCAAGTAGCTGACAAGGCTATCACTGCAATCACTCTTCGCAGCAAGGGTCAGTCAGCCGTGTTTGGCTGTGGCGACTTCTACACCAATGACCCTAAGATCTCCTATCTCAAGTGTGAGGACGAGTATGATCTCTTGCAGAAGTTCCTGCAAGTGTGGCAGTCTGACGCGTGGATGCCAGATATCTTGACTGGTTGGAATACTGAGTTCTTTGATATTCCCTATCTTGTCAATCGTATTCGACGTCTATTAGGCGATAAGGATGTTAACAAGCTATCGCCATGGGGGTTTGTACAGGAGCGTGAGATTACACGTGGTCAGTCAGTCGCTAATGGATCTGGTAAAAAAGATATCGTGTATGATATTGCCGGTATCGCCTCACTCGATTATCTAGAACTCTATAAGAAGTTTTCATTCTCAAATCAAGAGTCGTATAAGCTTGACTATATCGCACAAGTGGAACTCGGTGAGAAGAAGATAGACTACTCTGAGCACGGGTCGCTGCTCGAGTTATATAAGAACGACTTTCAAAAGTTCATCGAGTATAATATACACGACTGCGTACTCGTAGACAAACTAGAGGACAAACTTAAACTCATCGAGCAGGTCATGGCTCTAGCGTACGATGCTAAGGTCAACTACAATGACACTATGGCGACTGTTAAGCCGTGGGATATTATCATACACAACTATCTGCTAGATCAGAATATCGTCATCCCTCAATCTACAAAACACGCTATGCCTATGGCTTTAGTCGGTGGTCATGTTAAGGATCCTAAAGTAGGACTTAGTAAGTGGGTTGTATCATTCGACTTAAACTCACTGTACCCTCATCTTATCATGCAGTACAATATTAGTCCTGAGACTCTAGTTGCTAGGGCAGGTAACTTTCCTACAATTGATAGTCTATTGACAGGTGAACACAACTTTGTACCTAAAGATGAGAATGACATAGGTTTCTCAGTAGCTGCAAACGGATGCTACTACAGAAGATCTAAACAAGGATTCCTCCCTGCACTGATGGAGAAGATGTATAATGACCGCTCGATGTATAAGAAAAAGATGCTCGAGGCCAAAAAGAAATATGAGAAAACCAAGTCTAGTGAAGATTCCAAGCTCGTCGCGCGTTACCACAATATGCAACTTGCGAAGAAAATTCAGCTTAACTCCGCTTATGGTGCACTGGGGAATGAATACTTCAGGTGGTTTAGCTTTAATAACGCTGAAGCGATAACCACATCAGGTCAACTCTCTATTCGCTGGATCGAGAAGAAGATGAATGAGTTCTTGAACAAGATGCTCAAGACAAACAAAGACTACATCATCGCATCTGACACCGACTCTATCTATATCGAGCTCGACGGTCTCGTACAGTGGGCAGGTGAAAAGGATGAACTAAAGATCGTAAAGATGTTGGATGAGTTCATCGAGGCTCGCATTCAACCTTACATGAATGAGTGCTATCAACAGCTTGCCGACATGATGAACGCGCGTGAGCAGAAGATGCAGATGAAGCGTGAGACAATTGCTAGTAAGGGTATCTGGATCGCCAAGAAGATGTACATGCTAAATGCATGGAACATCGAGGGTGTTCAATACGATGAGCCTAAGCTAAAGATCTCAGGTCTTTCTGCTGTTCGCTCATCTACTCCTTACTCTTGCCGTGAGAACATTAAGAAGGCACTCACTATCATCATGAATAAGTCTGAGGATGATCTTCAATTGTTTATCGAAGATTTCCGTGCTAAGTTTATGGAGTTGCCATTTGAGCAGGTGGCATTCCCTCGTGGCATTAAGGGTATGGAGAAATATCGAAACTCTAGGACTATCTACGAGAAGGGTACACCTATACAGGTTAAAGGTGCACTACTGTTTAACCATGCTATACAACGCAATCAGGTTAAGAATGTCGCGCCTATTAAGAACGGCGACAAGATTAAATTTGCGTATCTTAAATTCCCTAATCCTATTGGAGACAGTGTGATCTCTGCTCCTGACACACTGCCTCCTGAGTTAAACGTCGATAAGTACATTGATCGCAACATGCAGTTCGAGAAGGCCTTCCTTGATCCGCTTAAATCTATCACTAACATTATCGGTTGGCAGACCGAGAAGGTCGCAAACTTGGAGAGCTTCTTTGGCTAAGAAACCTGTAGTTAAACCTAATGATGATTTTGGATTTAGTCTCGTATCAGAGGCAGATCTCAAACAACAAGAGCAACAGACAATCGATAAAGTTCGTGGGCTAAGAGATATGATTATGCCCTTCCTTAATAATCTGACAAAGAATCCAGAGAAGGAATACATCATGTGGCCAGATCGTGCAAAGAAGGTCGAAGAGTTTATCAAGAAGATTAATGACTATGTAGATAGCGAATAACTGTTTACAAATATATGATACTGTGATATACTGAATAATGATGTAATATTGGAGATATAAATGTCACTACGCGATAAACTTATTAAGAACTCAACGATTGATATGACTGCCACATTAACTGATAGTAAGATCTTTACTAAGAAGGATATCATCTCGACATCAGTTCCTATGATTAACGTTGCACTGTCTGGATCAGTCGATGGCGGATTGACTCCGGGTCTAACGATGTTGGCCGGTCCCTCAAAGCATTTTAAGACTGGCTTCGCGCTCTTGATGGCGTCTGCATTCTTGAAGAAGTATAAGGACGGGATTGTCTTGTTTTATGACTCTGAGTTCGGTACACCTCAAGCATACTTTAACACATTTAATATACCATTCGACTCGGTTGTTCATACTCCTATTACTGATATTGAAGAGTTAAAGTTTGATATCATGCAGCAGATGAAAGAGCTAAATCGTGGCGAGCATGTCATGATCGTCATTGACTCTATCGGCAATCTTGCCTCTAAGAAGGAAGTTGAAGATGCTCTCGATGGTAAGTCAGTTGCTGACATGTCACGCGCTAAGCAGCTTAAGTCGCTGTTCCGCATGATCACACCTCACTTGACTTTAAAGGATATTCCTATGGTCGTGATCAACCATACCTATAAGACTATCGAGATGTACTCAAAAGACGTTGTAGGCGGTGGTACTGGTTCTTATTATGGATCTGATAACATCTGGATCTTAGGTCGTCAACAAGATAAAGATGACAAGGAGATTAAGGGTTATCATTTTGTCATCAACGTGGAGAAGTCGCGCTATGTTAAAGAAAAATCAAAGATCCCAATTACTATCTCTTATGAGGGTGGTATCAATAGATGGTCTGGCCTTCTTGACATCGCTGTTGATGGTGGTTATATTATTAAGCCAAAAGTTGGCTGGTATGCTACAGTAAACAAAGAGACTGGTGAAGTACACACACCTAGTATGCGTGCTGGAGATATTGTTGATAATAAAGAGTTCTGGATAAAGCTCTTTAAGGAAACAGACTTCGCCAAGTATATTGAAGACCGTTATATGATTGGTTCAAGTGGTGCAATCTTGGGTGATGAAGACGACGCAGAATGAGTATTGAAAAACTAATATTCAGTAACTTGATACTAAATCAGGATTACGGACGCAAAGTAATACCGTTTCTGAAAGATGAATACTTCTCTGACTTTACAGATAAGAATGTATTCAAACTCATCAACGTGTATGTCGACAAGTATAACTCCTTTCCTACTAAAGAGGCTTTACTTGTCGACCTTCGTAATCAAGACAGCATCAGCCAAGAGACGTATGATAAGTCAAAGGAGTTAATCGATGAGTTATCGATTGATGGTAAAACAAAGATTGACTGGCTACTCGACCAAACAGAAAAGTTCTGTCAAGAGAAAGCCGTATACAACGCCATCATGGCCGGCATTCAGATCTTGGATGACAAGTCAGGAACAAAGTCGAAGGGTGCAATTCCACAGATACTCTCAGATGCCTTGGCTGTATCATTTGACACTCATATCGGGCATGACTTCCTTGAAGACGCGGATGGCCGTTTTGAGTTTTACCACGCAAAGGAAGTCCGCATACCCTTCGACCTCGACTACTTTAATAAGATTACGCAAGGCGGTCTTCCGCGCAAGACACTCAACATCGCTCTCGCCGGCACTGGTGTTGGCAAATCGCTCTTTATGTGTCATTGCGCATCGGCTAACCTCATGGCTGGTCTCAATGTTCTATACATCACGCTAGAGATGTCCGAAGAGAAGATAGCTGAGCGCATCGATGCTAACTTACTTGACATTGATATCGCACAGCTTAAAGATATGCCTAAGGATATGTACGATCGTAAGGTACTCAAGCTTCGTGAGAAGACTAAGGGTAAGCTTATCATCAAGGAATATCCTACAGCGTGTGCCGGCTCTGGTAACTTTAGGCACTTACTCAATGAGCTAAAGATCAAGCGTAACTTTATGCCTGATGTCATATATGTCGATTATCTAAATATATGTATGTCGACACGCCTTAAGGCTGGTGCTAACGTTAACTCATACACATATGTCAAGGCTATTGCCGAGGAGCTTCGTGGTCTAGCAGTAGAGTTTAATGTTCCACTCATATCAGCAACACAGACCACAAGGTCTGGTTACTCTAACAGTGATGTTGGACTCGAGGATACCTCGGAGTCTTTTGGTCTTCCTGCAACAGCCGATCTGATGTTTGCCCTCATCTCTACCGATGAGTTGGCAGAGTCAAGTCAGATTATGGTCAAGCAGCTAAAGAATCGCTATGCTGATCCTAACAGCATAAAGAAGTTTGTGTTGGGTGTTGACAGGAGTAAGATGAGATTATTTGATACAGACGAAGCAGATATTGACGTGCCTATCATGGATACAACTAAATTCGGCCATGAAGACAATGAGAGATCTAAACCTAAGTTCGATAAATCAAAGTTTGCGGGGTTCAAATGACGGCCTATAAAGTAAAGAAGTTCGATTCGTTGTATGGTGTAGTCGAGAGTGCAACGAACCATATACTCTTTGAGAGTAATGACGAGCACAAGGCAAAGACCATGTCTCGTAAATTAAACTTTGGTGCAGCATTTGATGGATGGACACCTAACTTTTTTACAAAAAAAGTAAACGTGGATCAGATTTTTGCTAGGGTTTCTGATAAATAACTGCAAAGAATGGTATGTTTTGCTTGTGCACAGCAAAGAGGCAAGTCGTAAAATTCGAGGAATAGCTGGGAGAAAACGGTGGGGTTCCGCCCGGCCATACTATTTTTATAACACTGAGAAGGGGTGGACTCATAGGGTCCACCCCTTTTTAATTATAAATACCCAAACGGGAGAATATTATGCTTACACCACAACAACAGAAAGACCTTTATCGAAAAGTAGAAGAGATTCTAAACGTTATTGGTGCTGGTTATAACTTTAAAGTAGGAGCTAATAAGCCTGCTTCTGACGGTAGTGGTGGCCGCGAGTATAGAATGCAACTCGTTAATATACAAAATGATACATCAGGTGAATTAAAGACTAATCTACCAACTAAATTAATGGAGATTGAGAATATAAAAGATGTTAAGTTTAATCAACTATCTCCTAATAGTTCAAAATACTCCTCAGTATCATTCACACTAGAATCAATTAAGTTCGATGCAGTTATTGCAAAAGGTGCTAATAACGGAGAGAAGTTTGAGAAGACTGTAGTCAATGATCTACAGAGATATTTTCAAAATGCTCAGGTATCTACGGACTATAAGACGTTGATTGATAAACTTATCAAGGCAAATCCTGCCTTTGGAAAGAATGAGATAATTAGTGTTAGGCAGAGAACCGGTAGCACTCTTAAAGAAGGTGTTGCTATTGAGAATCTAGGAGCTATTATTGGTGATATTATATTAACTGATAGTGCAAATAAACAATGGTTTATATCTCTAAAGGATGTTAATGGAGATACATTTAGCTCATACTCTGGAGCTGCAACTCTTATAGACTCTACTGGTAAATTAAATGATAGTTCTGCTGGTGCAGACTTTTTATTAGCTTTTGGCGTTAATCTAGATCAAGTTCAAAAAGGATTTGATGATAGAAAGAATAAAAAGGTTGTAAGACTTCCTTATAGAAAAGCTAATTTAGATACACAAAAGACAAAGAGCATCTTCGAGAGAGCATGGGGTATGAACTACTTCTATGTTCGCAAGACAAGTGATGGATGGAAAGTATTTTGGATAGATAGAACTGTGCTAAATAACTTAGCGTCTGCAATTTCAATAGAGAGAATTGGTTATCCATCTATGACCACAAAGCAAATAACTATTGATTGTAAAAATAGTTTTGCTAGTTATAAAATAGAAATTAGAAACAGTAAGGGCGATGAGTACCCTAACGACATAAAATTTAAGGTGAAGAGTTTAAGTCTAACATGATAACATTCAAAACATTTTTAGTAGAGTCATTAGATGTCGATAAGCTCAAGCATCTTGAGCACGCCGAGGATCACATAATCCATGGTGGCCATGAAGGCGTAGGACACGCAGCAGATACTCTCGATGACATCGATAACTTCCTTAAGACAGGTGCTGGCGGTTCTACTATTACTACAAAATATGATGGATCTCCATCGATCGTGTTTGGTATTAATCCAGAGAATGGTAAATTCTTTGTCGGATCAAAGTCCGTCTTTAACAAAGAGCCGAAGATCAACTATACTGTTAAAGATATTGAAAACAATCATGGCCATGCTCCTGGTCTTGTAGCTAAGCTTAAAGCCGCGTTAGAGCATTTACCAAAGATCATGCCAAAGAATGAGAAGGGTAAACCTGAGGGAGTCTATCAAGGGGACTTTATGTATGATAAAGGAGATCTATCAGGGGATGAAAACTCAAGCGATTATAGCTTTACTCCTAACACGATCACTTACTCTGTTCCTAAGAATGGTCCTGAAGGCCGTAAGATTAATAAGTCTGAAATGGGATTTGTCGTACACACGAAGTATGAAGGTAAAAGCTTGGATGACATGAAAGCTGGTTTTGATGTCGATCAAGACGCTTTCCAAAAAGATCCTGATGTCAATATAATCAATCCACAAATTGACCAGTCTAAGACGCGCTACTCTTCCTCGATGCAGAAAGAGTTTGAGAAGCATAAAGAAGAAGCTGCAAAAGTATACTCTGAGATGGATCCTGCAACTCTAGATGATCTAGAGAAGCATGAGACAACAATGAAGACATATATTAACTCGACAGTTCGTGATGATACCATTCCTTCTATCGGAGGATATATACAGTTCCTTGAAGCTAAGAAAAAGAAAGATGTGGATAAGGCTAAGTCTGATAAAGGCAAGCAGAAAATAGCAGCTGCTGCAGACGAGGTTATAGACCATGCTAAAGAAAAGAAAGACGAGTTTAAGAAACTCTTTGAGATGCATAGTCATTTACAAAAGGCTAAAGATGTTCTTGTGAAGGCTATAGGAAACCCTACACCATATAAGCACACTGTCGGCGGTAAAGAAGTTAAGCCAGAAGGATTTGTTGCTACACGCAATGGTAGACCTACAAAGCTTGTGGATCGTGCAGAGTTTAGTAAGAATAATTTTGCTAATAATCGTGGTAAGGGTGATCCTGATGCTACTCCTGCAGAGGAGTCAGATACTAAGAACCCGCATGTCATGGCATTTGGCCGTATGAATCCACCAACCGCTGGCCATAAAGTACTTACTGATAAGGTACTTGAGTTAGCTAAGGATAGAAAAGCTGGTCACTCAGTTGTGCTATCAGCTACACAAGATCCTGAGAAAAATCCACTTACTCCAGAGCAAAAAGTAAAACATGCTAAGCGTATGTTCCCTGGTGTTAATGTCGAAGCTGCAAGTAAAGATGCACCTACAGTCATTGAGCAAGCAAAGAAGCTAGCTGCCAAGGGCATCGACCATCTTATATTGGTTGCTGGATCAGATCGTGTCGATGAGTTTAAGAAGCTTCTCGATACATATAACGGTAAAGAGTATAACTTTAAGAGAATAGATGTTGTCTCAGCAGGAACAAGAGACCCCGACGCTGATGCAGAGGATCCTTCAAGTGTATCAGCGACAAGACAGAGATCACACGCTATCAATAATAAGTTTGGCGAGTTTAAGAAGGGTCTTCCTAAAGATATGCAAGATGAGCATGCTAAGGAATTGTTTAATGATATCAAGCAGGGTATGGACATCAAGATCGATCAGGATACCAGTGGAATATCACTTGCAAGATATGCTAAGCGTGATGACGTTATTGGTGTGAAAGCTAGAAAAGAGCAACAGCGCAGAGAGATTATGAAAGAGATGGAAAAGAAAAACAATAAACTAAGGGGTACACCGGCTGCAACAAAGCCTGCTGCACCGGCACAAAAGACTGCGCCTGCACAAAAACCGCTAGCAACTAAGAAACCACCTAAACCAAAGCGTACCAAACTATAAATACAAATGCTGCAGAAAGCTACGGCAATCCTGCGTTGTTGTTTGGTTTAAGCCTAAGGGAAACACCAATGTCGAAAGAAATAAGTCTCCAATCTAGTCCTCAGCTAGTTTTCGTAGAGCAACAGGGGGTTGCCGTAGCCCCTTCGCATAAGCAAATAATCTCCCTATACAAGAAGTCAGAGCAGAGTGGCATTCCTTTTGACACCATCTTAGAGGTGTACAAGAGAGGCTTTGCTGCGTCTCTGGACGAGCAGACTGCGTTTAATAGGGTCAACTCATTCATAGCCGGTGGAGCTGCAACAAACATGGATAAAGATCTATTAGAGAAGCGTGGTCTTTGGGATAATATTCACGCTAAGAGAGAAAGAATTAAGCACGGATCTGGTGAGCACATGCGCAAGCCTGGATCAAAGGGAGCTCCATCAAAGCAGGACTTTGTTGATTCTCAATCTAAAAAAGAAGAGTATACCGGTGCCGAGAAGGTATCACATAATTCGGACGAACCGTCCAGTAGATTTATGGGCACAACTGCTCTAACAGATGTGTACAAAAGCCAGACTCCAGGTTATAGTAAGACCCTATCGACAATTAAGAGAGTTGTCAAGGAAATGTATGTTAGAGATGCTTCAGGCAAGAAGATTCCTGTTGAAAAGAAGAAGTTTAGAGGCGCAGACATGAAGATGCACTCAGCTTATCCAGGTAAGAGCTCTAGCTCGGGCGACGGTGGAGAATGAAGAGTTTTATAGAGTTCTCAAACTTATTTGAGTGTAACGGCAACTGCACTTGTGGCAAGCACTTAGAAGAGTTAAACAAGAAGGATCAGAATCCTTCTGGAGGTATGTCTAAAGCCGGTGTTGATAGATACAATAGAGAGAATCCAGGGCACCATCTTAAGACTGCAGTCACTGCAGAGCCTTCTAAGTTAAAGGCTGGTAGTAAGGCTGCAAATCGTCGTAAGTCATTCTGCGCAAGAATGGGTGGAATGAAGAAAAGACTCACGGGATCTAAGACTGCTCATGATCCCGACTCAAGGATAAATAAAGCATTAAGAAAGTGGCACTGTTAAGTGGAGATTAAAATGAACGAGAACTTTGAAATACTGTTAGTTGTAGCATTTATAGCACTAGCTGGATGGGGTCTAACTCGTCTAATGAGTGTTAAAGAGACTGTAAAAGCTCAGCCAGAGCAACCTAAAGAACCTGAAGCTGCACCTGCACCTGAAGTTGTAGAAGAGCCAGTTAAGCCTAAGAGAGGCAGAAAGAAAGCTGTACAAGCTACTCCTGCACCTGTTAAGCCTAAGAGAATTACAAAGAAGGTAACGAAGTAATGGATGAACTGATTGAACAGATGAAAGTTTGCTTGGCCAGCGTGTTTGCGCTGTACCTAAAGACACACTATTTCCATTGGAATGTGGAGGGTCCAAACTTTTATAGCAATCATAAGTTCCTTCAAAAGATGTATGAAGATCTCTTTGAGTCAGTCGATAGACATGCCGAAGAGATTAGAACATCAAATGGATATGCTCCTGGATCTTTTATTAGATTCAGCGAGCTATCTATCGTTAAGGATGAGACTAATATCCCACCTCCTATGTCTATGATGACAAAATTGATGGATGACAATCTTAACGTCATTAAGCTATTAAAAGACACAAAAGATCTTGCAGAGAAGCAAAACTCTGTAGGCTATTCTAACTTTCTACAAGATAGAATAGATATACACTATAAGCATCATTGGATGCTAAGATCCATAACAAAGGCTGTCTAAGATGGAAAATAAGTTTAAGTCGCTAGAGTCCGTCATCAGAGAGATGGCTATGAATCGCAACTCGAAGATCCGTATGAAGGATGTCGAGAATGTTGATCGTGAGACATTTAATAAGCGTAATCCAAAGCACATGGATGACAATGTTATGTCTCCTAAGTCAGAGCTAGCAAAGCAAGGCGAGATTAAGACTAAGATCATAGACGAAGCCAAAGATAAGAACTTTGATGATGTAGAGGTCACTGACAAGAAGAATTCAACATCTCCTAGCTCAAAAAAGACAAAACCTACTGACAGTGAAGATCATGATCTTGATGACGCAAAAAAGGTCAAGGGTGGAACTACAGAGGTCGAGCTTAATCCAAAGACAGATGACAAGGTTAACTCAGAGACAGATGAGGATGACTCTGCTAAGAAGGGTCGCAAGAAGGCCAATAAAGAGATCGGACAGAAAGGTGCACCTATGAAGGAAGAGGTTATCTTTGAGGGTTATCACGTCAAGGATCATGCTACATTCGGTAAAGTGTTAGCTAAGGATGGTAATACCCACCTAGTAGACTATGACACGGCAGATAAGATCTCTGATAAGCATAAAGGTTCGTCTGTCATAAAGACACTAGATAGAAAAAAGTACATTGTCAAGATGCCTGAGCACATGAAACACGGTCAACAAGTAGAAGTAGAAGGATACTAACATGCTAAAATCAAATGGAAATTTAGGTCTATCGGAAGCCATGATTGCGGCTGCTAGAGAGATCCTTGAGAAGAAACTAACTCCTGCACAAGAGAAGAATATCGATAAGAACCATAATGGTAAGATCGATAAGGGTGACTTTGAGATTCTTCATAAAAAGAAGAAGATGATGGAAGCTAAGTGCCCATCATGCGGTAAGTCACCTTGCATGTGTGAGAGCGTAAAGAAAGAAGAAGTTGAACTTGATGAAGCAATTAAATTAGGTTCTAAAGTTAAGATACATAATCCTGGTAAAAAAAACCATGGTGAAGAAGGTACTGTTGGTGAAATTCGTCGTGGTTTACCTGGAGTCAGACCACCATACTATACAGTAGATCATAGCGGCACATCATCTCAACTTCCTAAAGAAAACTTAAGAATCGTAAAAGAAAAAGTCGAGTTCTCTGATGCTGAGTTAGAAATGATTGCATCAATTGCACAACAGCATGAAGTAGAATAATGAATATATTTGAAAAAGTCATGGGCAGGAAGAAGAGAGAGCCCATAGATAAGCCTACAGTCGGTAACGGTACTGGTCGCCAAAACGGTGACCAGTCCGGTTACAATGATAAGGGTAACGTCACTGACTATACGATCAGTGATGAGTACATTGCCGAGTTGTCCCCTGAGCTTGTAGGTGCAGTGAATAAAAAGAGAGCACTAGGTGACCTTAAAAAAGGAACACCACCTGTTCCACACAAGACCGAGGCAGGATATCACACGCTTAAGCGCGCAGTTGATAAAGCTGCAGGTGTTAAGAAGCCTGGACCATACCAGCTTCCTAAAGTCACAGAGGGTGTTAATGCAGCGACTAGTGCAGGCGGTAAGCAAGTCACTCAGAAGGCTCCTGTTGGATCTATAGCAAGAAATGCTCCTGCTAGTGCTAGAGCATTACAGACTGCAGCCAATGCTAGAGTTTCTAACAAAGAAGTTAATGCTGATAAGCAAAAAGATACACAGCATAGCGATATGCAAAAAGAGATTCAAAAAAGACAACAGGCATCTAAAAAGACATTGGAGAAGGACATGAGCACGATAAGCAAAGAAGAGATCGATCACGTTAACTCAGTATTCGCTAAGAATCTAGAAGAGGGTTATCTTCGTCTGGATGAGAAGAAGTGGATAGCTAACGCTATTAAGAAGCCAGGCGCTATGACTGCAGCTGCTAAGCGTGAGGGCGTGTCTAACTCCGAGTACGAGAAAGAGCACATGCACGACAGTGGTAAGGCTGGCAAGCGCGCTCGTCTTGCTATGACTCTTAAAAAGATGCACGAGGAAAAGACCGATAAAGCTGATGGGGCAAAGCTTGGTCGTCCTTCCACTCAGGATGATCATCCAATTGCACAAGCCCGTAAAGTTATCTCAATGCGCGGTCAGCACAAGTTTACTCACAAGAGTGGTGAGAAGCACATGATGGATCCTAAGGTTGCACACCAAATTCTTCACAAGCATGATAACATGAAGACATCTGCTGAGAAGGATGAGTTTGCACATCGCGTACATCACAGCAAGAAGTCAATGGAAGATGCTTTAGCAGGTAAGCCAGCTGAGAAGAAGCCTAAGGTTAGCCTTGCTGGTAAGATCACGGGAACACAGAAATAATGGCACTTAATGCTAACACTATAGTTCAAGCACCTAAGGTTGAGCAGCCTGCTAAAGCAGCAACTCCACCTAAAGATAAGAAAGCCTTAAATGCTGGATCTATAGTTGTAAAGAATAAGAGACCGCTGAAGCCTAAGTATGTTACTCCTGAAGCTGGTGCACTAACACCTGTAAAGAAGAAATTAGACCGTAGGCCATCTAAGTACATTATTGACATGATGACTCCCTAATCTTTAAGAACAATAAATAATAAAAACCAATTCTCTAGGAGGAATAATACAATGGCACAATGGGGTAGAAACGATCGTGGTGTTAGTGCTAATAGCACTACGACTACAGAAACATCCAACGGCGCACCGATCGGAACCTACGCCTTGGTCAAGGGCGACCAGGTTAACCGTGCAGATGCTGCAAATGCTCACTTCGGTAATACATCGGTTGGCTCGAGAGCTTATACCGACGTTAACATGTTTGGTAACACCACGGTCGGTGCTTTCCAACCTAATAAGGCTGTAGGCGTATTTGCTGTTAATACAGCTCAACTACAAGTATCTGGAGGTAACGTAGTTATCTCCTATGTTACATTTGGTGGTTCAGGATATAACGCAAATGCAAACGTATCATTTGTCTCCACAAATGGTGGATCTGGTGCCGCTGCTAATGCTCAGGTAGCTGGCGGTAGAGTAACAGCAATTAATATCACTGCTGGCGGTAACAGCTATGTCACCGCTCCTACTATTACAATCACACCTCCAAATACTCTTGCAGTTAATGGTAATACTGCGATCAGCAACGATACGATCACGTTTACTTCAGCTAATAGCTACTTCCTTGTAAACGATCAGCTTACTATCTCGTCTAATGCATCTTCATTGCCTGGTGGATTAACTAATGGTGGTACATATTATGTCGTACTATCAAATACAACAGCATTTAAGATATCGACTGCGCAAGGTGGCACACCTATTGCAATGACAAAAGCTAGCGGAAATAGTACAACTGCTGCTGGTTTTGGCTTTTATGGTACAACAGCAACTGGATATGTCGACACTAACAGTGTTCTTCCACAAGTAACTCATGCTGGTTGGGTTCTACGCACAGAGGGAACCGGTGGTCGTGCAGGTCGTATACAATATGAGACACTAGTTGCTATGGGATCACTTGGTGAGACCGACGGTAAGTATGGTACACCTGCTTCTATATCTTCAAACACCGTTGACCAATACGTCTAAGATTGGATTATAGATAATGGCGAATAACGCAAAAAGAATATCTGAGCTCGGTGTACCTACTACTCTGACAGCAAATGACAGAGTAGTGGTCCTCACCGGGCCAGGAACACCGATTGCCAACGTGCAATCGATATTGCTGCCTAATTTTGGAACAGCACTCGCACAAAATAACTTTCCTAAAGCTAATAGTACATCAGTAGGAATCATTGCCATTGGCGATAGTCTCTCAATTGATGCCAATACAGGTATAACTAGCGTAGCTGTATCATCATCGGGTATACCTTCAACATCAGTGTCGACTGGTTACCCCGGACAATTAAAAGTTAGTACTACTCACCTATACGTGTGTGTGGCATTAAATGTATGGAAGAGAGTTCCGCTAGACGCAGCATTCTAATTATGGTACAGTGATGAATTATGAGAGACTAACTGATGATAACTTTTTAATCTACTGCGCCAGACACTATGATAATCCGCAATGCTACTCCACTGAGGAGTTCATCGAGGATCTAAAGCGAATTAGATATATCAAGAAATTATTGACAAGATACATAGAGAATGGAGACTTGAAGGAGAGGTTAATACTCAATCACGTCATCATTCTCTGTAACGTTTTTACAGCTGAGCATCTTTGCCGTATACTATATTTAAAGATGAAAGCACAATTTAGTTACGTTAAGCCTTTTTTGATTCTATTAAATATTATGCCAGAACGAATATACAATATTAAAGACGAAGACAATATAGACTTAAGTATGATACCGATGGATGAACGAATAATCGACGCATTAAGGAAACTATAATGACTGAATCCGCAGTACCAGCAAATGCGATGGGCCCATCGAGTTCTACTTCAGGACCGATACAGACTATCGACCCTATTCTTCAAAGAGAGAAGAAAAAGAAACTACGCGACATAGCCCCTACACCTATGGTTAAAAGGCTAGTTCCAAATGGTTGAAGATAGCGGATGGATCAACAATAGATTCGACAAGATTGATAACTGGATGCAGAGACTGACTGAGGTCTCTGTAGATCTTAAAAGCATGTTAGCTGTACATGAGCAGAGATTATCACAGCATGATAAGCAGCAAGATTATATGGAAGACATAGTCGAGCAGCGTAGAGTACAAATGGACAAACAAATAGATGATGTGTATAATACGATGAGAGAACAGGATAACAAGATTTTAGACGAGATTCATACTCTCAGAACTGAGTCAAATAAGCAGCACCAAGAGATGTCGAGCAAGATATCCAAGATGGAGCAGTTTATGTGGATGGCTATCGGAGGTGGTATGGTTGGTGTTTGGTTATTATCGTACGTAGCAAATTATTTCAAGATATTAGGACATTGATATGGAAAAGCTAGCACATCTTATCGGTAAGACATTCGCCGAGTCATCAGACGTGATTAACGCATTCTCAGTATCTGTAGGTTGCCAAGCACTACCATGGCCGGAGGGAATTGGACTGGTCAGTGAGGATCCAGGCACGGTCATTGTGTACATAAACAATGATATCGACGACATTATTACAGGATTTAAGTTCGTCGCCCCATAAAATAATTGTTTACAAATCCTTCGATTAGTGTATAATAGGACTATATTGGAGAGTAAACATGAACTGGTTAGACCAGAAATACGTCGGTCTATTGTCACACCGACTAGACAGATTCACACGAAAATCATCAGGTAAGTTTAACTTCCGCTGCCCAGTCTGCGGGGACTCACAGTCTAGTAAGTACAAGGCCAGAGGTTGGATCTATGACAAGCAGGGGCATGGTGTATTCCACTGCTTCAACTGTGAAGTGTCTATGGGTGTGCCTAAGTTCATCAAGATGCTTGACCAGGGGTTATACAATGAGTATAACATGGAGAAGATTAGCCAGACCAAGACTCCGGAACAGGTCGATTTAGAGACGTTCGTAAACAAGATGAAGCCGCCTGTATTCCGTAAGGAAGGTATATTGAAAGGCCTCAAGAAGATTAGTCAGTTATCTCCTGACGATCCGCTGAAGAAGTATGTGGTCAATCGTCTGATACCTAATCCATATCATGCCAAGCTGTTTAAGTGCCCTAACTTCTACTCTTTTGTGAATGACTTAGTGCCTGATAAGTTCTCTAAAGAGTCACTAGACCATGACGAGACACGATTACTCATTCCTTTCATAAACAAGGAAGGTAAGGTGCACGCTGTTCAGGGTAGATCGCTGAAGAGCACTGGTGTAAAGTATATAACTATAGTGTTAGACGAGAGTGTGGAGAAACTATATGGTCTGGATACCGTTGACTTTACTCGCAGCTATTATGTTCTGGAAGGACCCATTGACAGTATGTTTATCCCTAACAGTATCGCTACTGCTGGTGGTGATATTGTTTCCGCACTACCTAGTGCTTACAAATCAAACGCCGTCGTTGTGTATGACAACGAGCCAAGATCTAAAGATACGATAAAGAAGATCGATAAAGCTATTATGCAAGGTTTTAAGGTCTGTATATGGCCTGAAAATTTAGAGCATAAAGATGTTAATGATATGGTAAAATCGGGCCTCAGCGCAGAGTTTATCAGATATATAATAGACCAAAATACATATAAAGACCTAGCAGCTAAGATGGCTCTCACTAAATGGAGTAAGAGATGAATACAGCGAATATTATAGGTGTGACGAGACCAACAAGCGGACTGGGTGTGGATGAGTTCATATCGTATGTCGCGCGTGTGTCTAACCCATCTAATCAAAATAACAAAGAGACATCGCAGAAACTGCTGAAGTATCTTATTAAGAATAAGCACTGGTCACCATTTGAGATGGTGCACATAGTCATGGAGATTAATACAACTCGTGATATCGCTCGTCAAATCCTTAGGCATCGCTCTTTCTCCTTTCAGGAGTTCAGCCAGCGATATGCAGACCCCACAGCCGACATGGGTTTCCAGACTCGTGAGGCACGTCTACAAGATACTAAGAACAGACAAAACTCTATAGAGACAGACGATGAGCGGCTTGAAGTTGAATGGCAGTTTAAACAATCACAACTCATATTACAGGCTAAACACGCGTATGCTTGGGCGATTGATAATGGCATTGCAAAAGAACAGGCTCGTGCAGTATTGCCAGAAGGTCTTACTTCTTCTCGTCTTTACATGGCTGGTTCTCTTAGAAGTTGGATACACTATTGTGAGCTACGCATGGGTAATGGTACACAGAAAGAACATAGAGAAATAGCAAGGGATGCGTGGTATCAAATAACAGCAGAGTTTCCCTCGTTAAAGGATACACTAGAGGTCGTATAAGGAGATAAGATGATATCGGTAGTAAAAAGAAACGGAACAAAAGAAGCATTAGACCTCAATAAATTTCATAAAGTCGTAGAGTGGGCATGCGAGGGTATAACAGGAGTATCAGAGAGTGAGATCGAGATTAAGTCTCAGATCCAGTTCTTTAATGGTATGAAGACCACTGATATTCAAGAGACACTCATCAAGGCAGCCGCAGATCTTATCTCTGAGGATACACCTAATTATCAATATGTCGCTGGCAACTTAATTAATTACAACTTGAGAAAGGAAGTATACGGTGATTTTAATCCAATTGATCTTGCTACTCATATTAAACAAGTTGTTGATGGAGGATATTATGACCCTGAGATCCTATCATGGTACGGACCAGACGATCTGCGATTACTCAACAGCTATATTGATCATAAGCGCGATTTCACTCTTACGTATGCTGGTATGGAACAGTTTCGTGGTAAGTACCTAGTCAAAAATCGTGTTACTAGTAAATACTACGAGACACCTCAGATGACTTTTATGCTCATCGCAATGGTGCTCTTTAGAGACTATAAAGAAGACCGCTTAAAATGGATTAAAGAACTATATGACTCAGTTTCTAATTTCGAGATATCGCTTCCTACGCCAATCATGGCTGGACTACGTACACCACAAAAGCAATTTAGCTCTTGTGTTCTTATCGAGACAAACGACAGCCTTGACTCTATTAATGCTACGAGCTCTTCGATTGTTAAGTACGTTTCTCAAAAAGCTGGTATTGGCATTGGCGCAGGTCGCATTCGCGCTGTTGGTAGTCCTATTCGTAATGGTGACGCGTCTCACACTGGCGTTATTCCGTTCTATAAGCATTTTCAGTCAGCAGTTAAGTCATGCAGCCAAGGAGGTGTACGAGGTGGTGCAGCTACTCTTTACTATCCTGCATGGCATCTGGAAGTAGAAGACATTTTAGTATTAAAAAACAACAAAGGAACAGAGGATAATCGTGTTAGACACCTTGATTACGGAGTACAGTTTAACCGAGTTTTATATGAACGTCTGCTTACAGGCGGCAATATTACTCTATTCAGCCCTTCTGATGTACCTGATCTTTACGATGCGTTCTTCACTGACGTGGACAAGTTTAAAGAACTCTATGAAAAGTACGAGCGCTCTAAAGTTCGCAAGAAAGTAGTATCGGCTATCGACTTATTCTCTGCGTTCATGCAAGAGCGTAAGGATACAGGTCGCATTTACCTACAAAACGTAGATCATGCGAATGATCACGGTTCCTTCATCAAGGAGTTAGCACCTATTCGCATGAGCAACCTGTGCTCAGAGATCGACTTGCCTACTAAGCCACTCAACGATCTTAATGATCCTGATGGTGAGATCTCACTGTGCACACTAGCAGCAATTAATTGGGGGAAGATTAAAGATCCAAATGATTTTGAGCGTCCTTGTACTCTTATTGTCCGTGCTCTCGATGAGCTACTTAGTTATCAAGACTATCCTGTCCTTGCAGCCAGAAACTCAACCATGGCACGAAGACCCCTTGGTGTGGGCATTATTAATCTCGCTTATTGGTTGGCTCGCAATGATCTTACTTATCAGCATATCGACACTGAAGGTTTAAAGAAAGTTCATGAGTACGCCGAAGCTTGGTCTTACTATCTCATTAAAGCCTCGATTGATCTCGCAGCTGAAAAGGGAGCTCCTTCCAAGTCTAACCAGACCAAGTACTCCCAAGGCATCATGCCTATCGACACCTATAAGAGAGAAGTAGATGAACTTGTAACTCCTGATTACAAGTTGGATTGGAACTTATTACGTGAAAGGGCTAAACAGTATGGCATTCGTAACTCCACCCTCATGGCACTCATGCCAGCGGAGACCTCTGCTCAGATATCAAACTCGACAAACGGCATCGAGCCGGTTAGGTCTCTCATCACTGTTAAGCAGAGCAAAGACGGTGTTCTCAAGCAAGTCGTACCAGAGATCAGACGTCTTAAGAGAAAGTACGATCTGCTTTGGGAGCAAGTTTCCCCGGAAGGCTATATTAAGATCGCTAGCGTGCTGCAAAAGTTTATCGATCAGGGAATATCAGTAAACACATCATATAATCCTAAGTTCTATGATGAGGAGCAGATACCTATGTCGACAATGCTGCAGCACATGCTGATGTTCTATAAGTATGGTGGAAAGCAACTCTACTACTTCAATACAAACGATCAGGCAGGCGAGATTGATCTAGGATCTCCACTCGGTGAGCTTGACGACGAGGACTGCGAGGCTTGTAAGATATGACACTAAAGGTTAGAACATACTTAGCTGAAGTAGATGGTCGTGGTATTGGTCTCTTTGCAGACCAAGATATTAGGGAAGGTGCACTCGTGTGGGTGCACGATCCTATCATCGATGGTTGGTTACCTGATCCTGAAGACTATCCATATGATGATATTACCAGAGAGACATTTACATGGATGTACTGCTATGACAAGACACTTAAAAAGTTTATCATGTTTGCAGACAATGTCAGGTTTATAAATCACAGTGAAGATCCTAACCTCGATTGTCCTACTAAATATATACACTATGCAGCTAGAGACATCATGGCTGGTGAGGAGATTACCTGCAACTATAACGATGTCTGCGATAACGGATTAGGATTCTAAGATGAAACAACTGGACGTACCCTTGTGTTTCTGGACACCAAAGGGAAAAGCATGGGCTCACTTTGTCATCGACTATGGCATGGAGCATGATCTACTCTGGGTATGTTTTCAAAATGATACAGGTGAGTGTTGGACCTGGAATAATAGAGATATAAGACTCGATCAAAACTTTACTTATGGAAGAAAATATGAAAAACCAATTCTCGATGACAAAGCTGGTTGACTACCTAAAAAACTCTGACATCATTATCACTATTCTGCTAAATCCATCTAGATGGTCATTTTATTTTGACTATAGTACACACAGCGATCAAGATCCTGGATTAGTACTCGACTTAATTGTGAAGTTAGGTTTTATTAAGTTTTATATGTTTATAGATGATGGGAGATGGTGATGGATGAACAAACTACTAAGGATCTTAAGGCTTACAAAGAAGGCTTTAAGGATGGATACAACGAGGCAGTGAGATTTTATATTACTAATCCAATGCTTAATATGCGTCCAAAAGACAATCCTTGGTCACATGGATGCCCAGTGTGTGGCAGAACTGGACCTGATGCTATGGTCTGCTATTCTTCTAATTGTCCAACAAGAGTAACCTGCTAATGTCAGTATTTGATGCAACTAATCATAAAGATCCAACTAAAGTCAAAGCATTCTTTGATGATCCTGTAACTATCGCACGTTACGATAAGCAGAAGTATCCATTTCTCGAGAAGCTTACACAGTCTCAACTTGGTTTCTTTTGGAGACCTGAAGAGATTGATGTATTCCGTGACTCTAAAGACTTTAAAGCATTGACGAAGCATGAGCAACACATCTTTACCTCCAATCTTAAGAGACAAATCCTTCTCGACTCTGTACAAGGACGTGCACCAACAGCAGCATTCAGTCCTATCTGCTCACTTCCTGAGCTCGAGAACTGGATCCTTACATGGGCATTCAGCGAATCTATCCACTCACGTAGTTACACTCACATCATTCGGAACGTATACGCTGATCCGTCAGTCATCTTCGACGGAATGATGGACATGAAAGAGATTGTAGACTGCGCTGGTGACATCAGCAAGTACTACGATAATCTGATTATGTTGAACAATTTCCACGAATTGAGTGGATATAAAATAGATGCTGGTATTTCAGATTATAGTGATCTTTATAAACACAAGAAAGCTTTGTGGCTTACTCTCATGTCAGTTAATATTCTAGAAGGTGTTCGCTTCTATGTAAGCTTTGCCTGCTCTTGGGCTTTTGCTGAGGTAAAGAAGATGGAGGGTAATGCTAAGATCATCAAGCTAATTGCCCGTGATGAGAACCTTCATCTTGCAGGTACACAGCAACTACTTAAGGTACTACCGACTGATGATCCTGACTTTGCTAAGATACGTGAAGAGACAAAGGATGAGTGCATCAAGATGTTTGTTGACGCAGTCAATCAAGAGAAAGCATGGGCTAACTATCTATTCAAGGATGGCTCAATGATAGGCTTAAATGAAGCTCTTTTGGTTGAATATATAGAGTGGATAGGGCACAAGAGAATGACCGCAGTCGGTCTTCCATGTCCTTATAAAACCGGGTCTAATCCTCTGCCGTGGACGCAGAAGTGGATCAGCGGTGCTGAAGTTCAAGTAGCTCCACAAGAAACTGAGATCACCAGCTATATTGGCGGTGGCGTTAAGAAGGATGTTAATAATGATTCGTTTAAAGGTTTTTCTCTTTAGTCTATTAATCGCTGCATCAGCGTATGCTGCTGATCAGCAACCACCAAAACCAGTTGATACTTGTAAAGTACAGGTACCCTACGGACAACCATCAACAGTTTCAGGTCATCCTGTTATTTGTCGTAATGCTTACATACTCGAATCCGATCCCGTTGCCAAGATTCCTAACTGGGTCGCATGGACACTTACACCTGACCATGCCATCGGTTGTGTTGCTCGTACTAATGCTTTCGCAACTGACCAATCTCTTTTAACAGTTGGTCACGCAACGCCAGCTGACTATGCAGGATCTGGTTATGACCAAGGTCACTTAGCTAATGATGCAGACATGTCATGGGATCCACAAGTAGAGCATGAGTCATTCTATATGTCTAACATGAGTCCACAGTTACCATCAGTTAATCGTGGCACATGGAAGAACCTTGAGTCTGCTGAGCGCGCATGGGTGTATAAGCTTAAGCATCCATTCACTATAATTGCTGGTAATATCTACTCAGCTAATGATAAGACTATTGGTCTTAATAAAGTTGTAGTTCCTGACTATCTCTTTAAGATTGTTACTGATGACACTACTAAGCAGACATATGCATTTTTGTTTCCACACAAAGATGGACTAGACGCCGATTTCACTAAATACCAGGTGACGGTTGCCGACGTAGAGAAGGCGAGCGGTATCACATTCTCTATTCCTGATGCTAAGACAGTGAAGAACAAGGTCCCAGAAACGGATCTCAAGACTCTCGCAGACGACAAGAAAAAGCAATGTAAGGAGTAACAAATGGCCGACATAGAAATGGAAGACCTCATCAACATTCTTAAGGATACTGTTGATGATGAAGCGCAACGCACCAACATTTACCACGACCTAATCAACCTCTTCATCTCTGAAGGTGAAGACGACTTCGGCGACGTAGTCGGCATGGATGATGCATTTGATACCGCTCATGATGAAATCGAAGCTAATATGACTATTGAAGAGTCAGACTACGATGAAGAAGATGAGGAAGAACTCGACGAAGAAGACGAAGAGTAATACTCGTGAATAGGTATCGCACCGTCTTTATATCTGACACTCATCTTGGAACTAAGATGAGCCAGTCTAGATTCCTATTAGACTTTCTTAAATCATTTGAGTGCGATACCTTATATCTTGTTGGCGATATTATCGATGGCTGGGCGATGCACAAGAGCTTCTACTGGCCACAAGAGCATAATGACGTTATACAGAAATTAATGCGTAAGGCTCGTAAGGGCACCAAGATAGTCTATCTTCCTGGTAACCATGACGAGTTCTTACGCAGTTTCTGTGACACCACATTTGGTGAGATATCACTTGTAGATAAAGATATTCACACCGGTGTAGATGGCAAGAAGTATCTGGTCATGCACGGTGATCAGTTCGACGTTGTAGTAAACAACATGAAGTGGTTATCACACCTTGGTAGCTGGGCATATGACGTGACTATTGACATTAATGTCCTATTGTCAAAGTTTAGATCCATGCTAGGCAGACCATACTGGTCACTCAGCGCGTGGGCAAAGTACAAGGTAAAGACCGCAGTCAACTTTATAGGTGACTACGAAGAGAACCTAACATCCTATGCTAATAGCAAGGGAGCAGATGGTATAATCTGTGGGCACATTCATCATCCAAACATACGTGACATCGACGGAATTACATATATAAACTGTGGCGACTGGTGTGAGACCTGTAGCGCTGTAGTCGAGCACCTCGATGGTACGATGGAAGTGATAATGTGGAATGAGTTACGAGAATCCATGGACGTTCAACAATAATGTAGTCGACTCAGAGATCCTAGAGAACTATATAGGATTTGTATACATTATCACGAACCTCACAAACAATAAGAAATATATAGGCAAGAAGCTTCTAAAGAAGTCAAAGACACGCCAAGTTAAGGGTAAAAAGAAGCGCTCACAAGTTGAGTCTGACTGGAAAGACTACTATGGATCCAATAAAGATCTATTAGTCGAGTTGAACAGCGAGGGCATGGCTGCTGGTAACTTTAAGCGTGAGATACTCAGACTCTGTAAGACCAAGGGTGAGTGCACTTACTATGAAGCTAAAGCACAGTTCGATGCAGACGTGCTAAATAAAGATGACTATTATAACGGTTGGATCATAGCCAAGGTTAGTAGGAGTCATCTACCAAAGAATTAGGAGAGTTGGCCGAGCGGCTTAAGGCACCTCACTGCTAACGAGACGTACTAGAGATAGTACCGAGAGTTCGAATCTCTCACTCTCCGCCACTATAAATAGATGATCTAAGAGGGGTACATCTATGAAGTCACTAATAAAAACCATGAAGAAGGTTGTACGTGAAGAGCGCGGCCTTCCACTCAATGAGACCAAGATTAGTCTTGAGTACCATGATGAACTTAATCCAAAGTTATGGAATGGCTGGGAACTAAAGCCAGAAGTCAGACAGAAACTCTTAGACTTTGCCAAGACATGGGCTTTGTTTGCCAAGATACAACCAAGCATGATTAAAGATATCATCATGATCGGTGGCAACACGAACTATAACTACACTCCTAAATCAGATATCGATGTGCACCTCGTGATAGATAGAAACAAGGTTAATCCTGATCGTGAGTTTGTCGATGAGTACCTACAGGCCAAAAAGGTATTATGGACGATGACACACAACGTCACAGTACTTGGTTATCCTATTGAGCCGTATGCTCAGGACTCAGAGCAGTCACACGCAGCAGGCCAAGGTGTGTTCAGCCTCAAGAGAAACATGTGGATTCAGAAGCCTAATCATCAGAAGCTGGACTTTAAGTCTGATAAGAATCTCAAGAAGAAGGTCATGTTCTATGCCCACATGATCGATGATATGATTAAGAATAAGATGGATGCAGACGTATTCAATGACCTAAGGAAAAAGATGGCAGACATGAGATCTGCCGGTATCGCCAAGGGTGGTGAGTTTAGCTTCGAGAATCTGGTATTCAAGGAGCTCCGTAACCGTGGATATCTTGACAAGATGAATAACTACGAGAAGACAATGAAGGACCAGCAACTTAGCCTAAAATAAAGGTGTACATTATGAAAATTATGATATATAGTGAACTTGAGATGCTAGTTAGGGAAGACATGATGAGAAATGGTTTTGACCCTGACACAGAGATTGAATTATATTGGAGTACTAGACTATGATCAACCATGTTGAACTATACACAAAGCCTGACTGTCCTTACTGCACGCGTGCAAAGCACCTGCTAAAGACTATGAACATCCCATTTAATGAGCAGATGCTCGACCGAGACTTTACGCGTGAGATTCTTCTAGAGAAGTTCCCTCACGCTAAGTCGTATCCACTAGTAGTGATCGATGGATTCCATATCGGTGGTTACTCTCAGCTTGAAGAGAAGATCAACGAGGAATACAAGAGTGACAAGCAATTGCTTAATGAGGGAGAGTGACATGACGATGCAGTATACAAGGCAGAACCTATTGAATGACTTGAAGCTTCACGCTATTGAAGTTCGATTCACTAAGGTCAATGGCGAGAAGCGTGTCATGCACTGCACTCTGCAGCCACACTTACTTCCTCCTCAGACTGATATTCAGAAGCTTGAGGAGGCACACGACAAGAACAGCAACACAGACACTATTGCTGTGTGGGACTTACAAAATGGCGGTTGGCGCTCATTCCGTGTAGACTCGGTTGAGTATGTTCAAGCAATTGATGGATATTGATATGGCTAAGAAACTCGTGTTAGTTACTACTATCAGCACATTTGCTCACTCATACGTCTTTAGTGAAGAAGAGGGTGTTCCTAGTGAATTAGTGCTGGACTTTATTGGTGATGATTCAGTCACTGAGATGTCGCAAACATGGATCGGTGAGCAAGTTATTGGACACCGAGACATTACATTTGAAGAGTACTTGCAGTTGTTTGACAAAGAGAATGACTATCTTAAGGACTGGACTACTGAGCAAAAGCTTAAGTTTATCATGGATCCAGAAGAGTTAGAACAAAAAATGCAGGATCGTGTGAAAGAGCAGATGGTATCTGTGGCTATAGGATTATAACATGACAAATAAAATATGGGGTCAATCTTTTGGCTATCACTATACAGTAGAGGGATCTAACTGTGATGTAGATAGTCTTAAATCATTTGACAAAGCACAACAGTTTTTAACAGAACTGTTGTTAGTTTATTCTGCTTATCCGATCATGGCATCAGGTTATCCAAATGTTTTTAAGTATGCTCCGGACTCTGATGCATTAGCTATACACCAAGCTTTAGTCACTGGCATGATTAGTATCTACACTAATCCAAGTGATGCTACAATCTATTTTGACATGATGGTTAATAGGTCATTTAATCCAGAACCTGTAATAGAGATGCTGGCCAAGTATTTTGGTATGAAAGTCTATAAGACTAATCATATGCGTCGTCAAGCAGATCTTAAACATATATTCACTGGTAAAAATGAAGATGATATCATAAATCATATCATCACTGGACCTAATGTGACGTTTAATGATATATTTGCGAGAGCATTACCAGATGGTCTCGTACTTGAGTTTGGTGTTGCGGAGGGTAAGTCTATTAGAGAGATGGCTGCAGCGGCACCAGATAGAAAGATCTGGGGATTTGACTCATTCCAAGGATTGCCAGAAGACTGGAAAGAAGATGTTGGCAAGGGTGCTTTTGCTTGTGATCCACCAACAGACTTAGCTGACAATGTCGAGTTAGTCGTCGGTTGGTTTAATGAGACACTAGAGCAATGGGCTGCAAATAATCCAGGCCATTTGTCTGTCATTCATCTTGATGCAGACCTATACTCATCGACAGACTATGTGATGCGTACACTCGAGGACAGGTTCGTCGATGGTACAATCATCGTATTTGACGAGATACACGGGCATCCTGACCATAAAGACCACGAGTATAAGAACTTCCTAGAGTTCCTAGATCGCACTGGCTTTAAGTGGGAATGCTTAGGGCAACGCACGGGCGAAGCAGCCGCCTTTAGGATCTATAAATAAAATCACCTTAAACAATGTACATAGGAGTACTGATAAATGAGTGACTACTGGGGATATCACCTCGTTCTTGACGCATCAGGTTGTGATGCAGCATCTATCGCATCTGCTGAGAATATCACAGCCTTTGCAAAGCAATTAGTTGTAGACATCGACATGGTTCCATATGGTGAGCCACAGGTTGTTAACTTTGGTAGTGGTAACAAGCAAGGTTATACTCTCGTTCAACTCATTGAGACGTCAAATATCTGCGCACACTTTGTAGAAGAGAATAATACATTCTATCTCGACGTGTTCTCGTGTAAGCCATACGATCCTGTAATCGTTATTGAGTTGACAAAGCAATACTTCAAGCACACTAACTATCGCACTGCGTTCCTTGAACGACAGGCACCACCTTCGGTAGAACCTACCAACTGATAAACACTTTTGAGGATGATATGACTGAACAATATAATGCTTTTGAAGAGAATGAAATTTCAAAGAACTCACAAGGCGGCACAGAGATCACTAAGCGATCAATTGCTGCCTTGGTTGATCCAGAGTTAGCCAGTAACTTCCAGGTTATTCCTGCACGAGTTCGTGAGCTACAAGACGATAAGATCCGTGTATACTGGCTGCATGACTTGGCTGAAGATCCTGAGGCTAATCACTTACAGAATGCCAATAGCCGTGATCGCTTCCATAAGTTTGTGTTCTCGAGCAACTGGCAATACCAACAGTATGTCGATAAGCTTGGCTTTCCACAAACAGTAGATGCTATCGTACTTGAGACACCTATCGAACCATTCGAGCGTGTAGAGAAGAGCAAGGATGAAGTGCGTCTTATCTATTTCTCAACACCACACCGTGGATTAGAGTTGTTAGTTCCTGTGTTTGAGGAACTCGCAAAGCATCACGATAACATTCATCTCGATGTTTTCTCTAGCTATAAGATCTATGGTTGGGAAGATGCAGATGAGAAGTACGAGGCACTATTCGATCGTATCCGCAATCATCCAAAGATGACTTATCATGGATTCCAGCCTAATGACGTATTGCGTGATGCTGTCAGCAAGGCACACGTCTTAGCATATCCATCTATTTGGGCTGAGACGAGCTGCCGCGTATTGATGGAGTCGATGAGTGCCGGTCTGTTGTGTGTGCATCCTAACTTCGGTGCATTGGCTGACACGTCTGGTGGACTGACATCAATGTATCCATATGACACTAATCCAAATACTCACGCCAATATCTTCTACGCACATCTCAATGAGGCAGTCAACATTGTCAACACTGAGAATGCGCAGAACTATCTTGGCTTTGTTAAGTCATACGCTGATGCACGATTCAATATTCAAAAGGTATCTAGCCAATGGAATGCAATGATGCAGGGTCTATTGAAGCAATACCCAGACGCAGAGTCTAGAGCATTGAAGAAGAAAGAGATGTTTAGGTATAAAGTCTAATGATTGTTACAAAGACTCCGTTAAGGATATCTTTCTTTGGAGGTGGAAGTGACATACCGCAGTACTACAACAAGTATCCGGGTATGGTCATCTCCACCTCTATTGATAAGAACATATACATCGCAGCCAATAAATGTCAGGCTAATCACTTCAAGATCATCTACTCACAGCTCGAGCTGACTAATCATAGGGTAGATATCAAGCATGATCGCATCAAGGCAATCATGGAATACTTTAATGTGTATGGCAATGTAGAGCTATGCAGCTTCTCTGATATTGACACAAGAGGTAGCGGACTCGGATCATCATCTACGTTTACTGTTGGTAGCCTACATGCTATGTTCGAGATGCTTGGCAAGAAGACTAATCGTCTTGAGTTAGCTGAGCTCGCGTCACATATCGAGATTAATATGTGCGGTGAGCCGATTGGTAAGCAGGACCAATATGCTGCAGCGTTTGGTGGTTTTAATGTGATTAGGTTCAACTCATCAGGAGTTGAGGTGAGACCTGTCTTTATTAAGCCATCTGTTGTTGAGGAGCTAAACGATAACTTATTGTGCTTCAACACTGGTGTCACAAGAGCAGCGTCTTCTGTGCTGAAAGAGCAGGTCAAGGGACTAGAGGGTGGCATTACGCAGAACACAACAATCAATCAGACATCCAGTCTTGTAGATATAGCTGAGGTAGCACTCAAGTATATAGAGAATGGACACTTAGATGACTTTGGTGCACTACTCGATACATCATGGCGCATCAAGAAGAAGTTGGCTAAAAGCATATCAAATCCTATCATAGATATAATGTATGAGCAGGGAATGAGCTGCGGTGCACTAGGTGGCAAGCTGCTCGGTGCAGGAGGCGGTGGCTACATGCTGTTCTATATACCGAAGAGTAAACAGGCACAACTCAGAGAGACTATGGCTGAAGAGGGATATAAACAGATGGACTTTAAGTTTACAGACAAGGGATCGACAGTGGAGCTATCAATATGATTTTAAGCAAATACATTCACTATCTTAATCAAGCATTAGACACTATCGACCAAGGCGATCATGCCGGTATGGTCTTTCATCTAACACACGCTGCTCGCACAAATAAGCCAGTCTATGTGTTTGGTAACGGAGGATCAGCTTCGACAGCAGACCACTTCGCGTGTGACCACTCAAAGGGTGTTTTAACAGACACAGACTTTATTCCTAATGTTATCAGCTTGAGCTCGAACATGGCATTGTTCTCCGCTCTAGCTAATGATATCGGTTATGACAGTGTGTTTAGTCACCAGCTCAGACACTTTCCTCGTGATAATGGAATAGCCATCGGTATATCAGCCAGCGGCAACTCACAGAACGTACTTAATGGATTAAATCAGGCAAGAGAGATGGGATTCACAACCATTGGTTTGGTTGGATTTGATGGCGGTAAGATGAAGAGCGATAAAATATGTGATATGCTAATCCATGTTAAGTCGACAAACTATGGGATTGTTGAGGACTGCCACTCGATCATCATGCATACCACATCTCAGGAGATACGTACAAGCAATCTTAAGGGTGACCCTGACCATATCCCCAAACTATAAATAACTGTGTACATTATTGCAGACTTGATTTAATATAGGAATATTATGGATAACATCATTAAGTTCCCTAACAAAAAGACACCATATACCGGTGAGCCAAAGTCCATTCAGGACGTGGAAAACATGGTCGATGAGTTAAAGATGCACCATGTCTATGAGACTTTACAGGTTTTATTGCCTATGTTGTTTACTAGACTAGACGCTGCAGGCTTTGACTTCGGTGTTGAGGAGGGAGAAGAGGATCCATTCATCAAGGACGGCGCGTTCGCTGTCGAGGCAATACGTGCCATGCTGTGTAAGTATCACGGCTTATATCACCCATTCTCAGACATCGCAGAGCATATATTTGTACCAGACGATGAGGATGAGTACGGCACATTAAAGATCGTTGAGGCGATAACAGTTAAGTTTAAAGACACCAACGCAGAGGAAGGAAACGGCTAAGGCCGATATATCATGATTATAGTTGACCTATCACAGGTAATGCTATCCAACCTAATGATGCAGTTAGGCAATCACACTAACGCACAGGTTGAGGAGAATATGGTTCGGCACATGGTGTTGAACTCTCTTAGATCATATCGCAGTAAGTTTGCCGATGAGTACGGCGAGTTAGTCATCGCGTGTGACAACAAGAACTACTGGCGCAAGCAGACATTCCCATACTATAAGGCTAATCGCAAGAAGAATATCGAGAAGTCAGAGCTTGACTGGGCTAGCATCTTCGACTGCATGAATAAGATTCGTGCTGAGTTGAAGGAGTTTTTCCCATACAAGGTGATCGATATCGAGACGTGCGAGGCAGACGACATCATAGCTACGCTGGTCGGTACTAGCGTGGACGATGACGTGTTGATCCTATCAGGTGACAAGGACTTCATTCAGCTACAGAAGTTTGATAACGTCAAGCAGTATGATCCTGTGCGTAAGAAGTGGATCACTCATGACAATCCAGCACGCTATCTCGACGAGCATATCTTGAAGGGTGATAGCGGTGACGGTATTCCTAACGTGTTGTCGCCCGACGACGTGTTTGTGACAGGTGGCAGACAGAAGCCGCTGACTCAGAAGAAGATCGACGCGTTCATTGAGTTGAGCATAGAGACCAAGTTCGACCATCCACAGTGGCGTAACTACTGGCGTAACAAGACTTTGATCGATCTTACTATGATTCCTAAAGAAGTACAGGAGAAGATCTTGGCTGAATACAATGGTCAGGAAGTAAAGACCAGAGACAAGTTGTTTGATTATTTTAATGCTCACAGGTTAAAGCACCTAGTAGAGCACATTCAGGAGTATTAATATGGGTATGGTTATAGGTGTGGCTGAGTTCCTCGAGAAGGTCTCTAAGCTAAAGTCACGTAAAGAGAAGGTCGAGGCACTAAAGGCTAATGACTTCTTCTCACTAAAGACGGTATTACAGGGTGCATTCCATCCTAATCTCGAGTGGTTATTGCCGCCGGGGCAACCACCATTCAAGCCTAACGAGCTGCAAGACCAAGAGAACATGCTTCACAAAGAGGCGCGTAGACTCGTGTATTTTGTGAAGAACGGTCAGCCTGTAAGGTCACAGACACAGCGCGAGGCTATGTTCATCGAGTTGCTTGAGGCAGTCACACCAGCCGACGCTCTGTTGCTGTGTGCCATCAAGGAGAAGAAATTGCCGTACAAGGGGATCACGGCAGACATCGTAGCAGAAGCATTCCCTGGTCTATTAGGAGAGGAGCCAAAAAAGTCAGATGGGCAAGTCGAAGCACAGCAAGCATAACGACCGCTATGCGGACCGTGAGTATATGGACGGTTACGGCGTTACGAAGAGCAATAAGGAAAGTCGCAAAGAGAAGCGCGTAGAGTATCTACTACGAACTAAGAATATCGACAACCTTATAGAGGAAGAGGATCAAGGACTTGACCCGATGGACTATGACTATCTCGAGGAGCTAGAGCTTCTCGACCTATTAGATGAGAAAGGCTTGAGGCATGCCCACCTACAACTTGATGAACACTAAGACAAATGAGGAGTTTGAGATGTTCATGAGCTACTCAGAGTTAGAGAAGTATTTGGCAGAGAACCCACAGGTTCAGCAGCAGGTCTCTGCACCAGCAATTGTGTCAGGCATAGCGACCAAGCCTGACGCAGGATTTCGTGATGTACTTAAGAGGATCAAGAGAGAGAACTCTCGCGGCTTTAAGAGGAGCACTGTGAATACCTTTTAACACTAACCAATAAGAAGAATACCTATGGAAACAACCGAGCGTCTAACGAGAAAACAAAGAAGAATAGCAAGACAGCAGGGAATTAAGCCGGAAGAGAACATAGTCAAGTTAAATTTTAGGCTCAAGTATATCGAGCCGATGACTAAGAACCAGCAGCGTGCGTTCGAGGCATACGAGGACGGTAAGAACATGATGCTACATGGTATAGCAGGGACAGGTAAGTCCTTCATATCATGCTATATGGCGATGAGAGAGATCATCGACGGTTCTGACAGGTTTAAGAAGTTGGTTATTGTTAGGTCGGTCGTGCCGACTAGAGATATGGGATTCCTACCAGGTAATAACAAGGAGAAGACCAAGGTATACGAGGCACCGTATCAGTCTATATTCACAGAGTTGTTTGGAAGGGCAGATGCTTATGAGTATCTTAAGCAAAAGGGATTTGTCGACTTTATATCTACCTCATTTATTAGGGGTGTTACTCTTAACGACTGTATCGTGGTTGTGGATGAGATTGCTAACCTTACTATTCATGAGCTTGACTCAGTTATAACCAGAGTCGGCAAGAACTGTAAGATCTTATTCTGCGGTGACTTCAGGCAGTCAGACTTCACTAGGTATGCCGACCGAGAGGGACTAAAGGACTTCATGAAGATCATCAATAAGATGAAGAGCTTCGAGTTCGTGGAGTTCGACGAGAACGACATCGTTCGATCCAGCATGGTCAAGGAGTATATTATAGCCAAGGATCGGTTGGGGATCATGGCCTAAAATAGTTGTGTACATTAATTTTATTATGTGATAGGATTATAGAATGAGAAGAGTATTCGAGCACGAGCCGCTGTCAGCGATGTCGGTCACCAGAGTGACACTGCACGACAAGCGGTACTACGAGTGTCCGACCGGCACCTATCAGTCGGTCACCACCATCATCGGCGACCATATGGGCAAGGAGCATCTCGACGCGTGGAGGGCTCGTGTCGGTGAGGAGCAGGCTAGCAAGATCACGACTCAGGCAGCTAATAGAGGGACTGCGGTTCACGAGTTGTGCGAGAACTACCTGAACAACCATGAGGATTTCGCTCGCAGGGCAATGCCGTCAAATATACTGACTTTCAATGGTATTCGACCAGTTCTTGACCAGCATATAGGCAAGATATATGGTATAGAGCACATGCTATACTCACCGACGCTTAAGGCAGCAGGAACCTCTGACCTGATAGCAGAGTATGACGGCGTCAACTCGATCATCGACTTCAAGACATCTCTTAAGCCAAAACGTGAAGAGTGGATCACTAATTACTTTCTTCAGTCGACCGTGTATGCTATGATGGTGGAGGAGATGTATGGTATACCTGTCCCCCAGTTTGTGATTATTATAGCCGTTGACCATGAGGAACCACAGGTATTCGTGAAGCAGAAAGACCAGTTTGTGGACACAGTGAAGGATATATTCATTCGATGACAAAGACTCATAAGATCTTAGAGTTGAAGGACGCACCGAAGGACTCGGTGAAGTTAGCCGACCTGTTGTTTAAGGCGGCTTACGAGTATTTCTGTGCCTGTATACCAGAGCAGCCGCACGACTATATACTGAAGGTTGCTCAGGACTCGGCTAACGACAAGATCAAGAATGCTATAGAGAACTTTAAGACATATGACTGGCCGGTGTTCGAGAGTCTAGTCAATGAGATCAACACGTACCGTAAGCTGGCATCGATGAACGACACGGCTCACATGACTTACGTCAATCCAAACAAGACGCGCTGGTCACATTAGTATTGTACAAAATCTATACATCGTGTTAGAGTTATACTATGAGAACATATGACATAACTAGAGTATCATACGACACAAAGTTAGGCTACGCGTGGCAGTTGACCTTGCGCGAGGGGACTAATACTAGGACACAGTACCTGTATACTTACGAGAAGGCAGAGGCTGAAGGTAAAGCGTTTAGTCAGTTTAAGTATTACTATACTCACGACATGTTTAAGCTGACAGACGAGGAGCGAATACTTAAGGAACGGCATCAACAGAGAATAGCAGCTGGCGTCTACAATTAGGTCCACTTCTGGACCTAATTTTTTTTTGCACACCAGCGCATTTTTTTATGTACATTATCCCATTCTTATCGTACTGTAAGAATATAAGCTAACCAAATGGATGAACGAATGTACGACTTAGAGCACGTCCTCTCCCTCACGAGATCTATACTCTCCAACGACAAGCACCAGCAGCTCAACGCTGTGTTGGTAGCCAATATCGTAGACAAGAGTCACTGCGGTGACGGTTACTTCTCGTGGGACGGCATACTAGACGACCTGTCAGAGATACTCGGCTACGATCGTGCAGCCGAGATACTAGCCAACTCCTAATAGGATCACGCATGATAACACTACCAGCAGGCCGATACCTGATCGGCGACCTATGCTATCGCGACGAGTACGTGTGGGACCAGATGATCTCCACTAAGGGAATGAGTGGCACAGTACACATCCCATACGAGGGAACAGACCACTCCTTCGTCATTCTCAACACAAAATACGGTGACGGTGCCTACGAGGACAACAACCAAAATGTCTATTATGTAGACAGCGGAACGATCGGTATCATGAGTTGGGATGAAGGCACAGGGTATAACTCACCTATGGCCAGAGTCTTCGAGTTTACAGAAAGCTTTCAGGTATACAATGACAAGGGAAAGCTGCACTTCGGCAATATCGTCATCGACACGGATCCAGCTCTAGTGCAGTCTTAACCAAAATAGGTCCATATTAGGACCTAATTAAAACCGCATTAAATTAAACAAACGCGAGGTAAGGCTTCGCAAAAGCGTCCACAATGGACCTAACCGCCCCTAGCGGTGCGTAAAAAAGTTCGTGTCAGGCGCATCTTTTTGTGTACATAAGCCACAAATCATCGTACTGTAAGAATATAAGCTAAAGCAAACACACACGGAGACACACGATGAGCAATACATTCTCGGTAGCCTTAACCTTTAAGATCTCTGACTACACGCAGAGCATGCTGGACAACCTCGACGGCTATGAGGACTACGCGGTCGAGGAGATCTCTCAGCTGTTCCAAGATCTATTAGAGCGTGAGCTGAAGCGTCAAGGCAGGACTCCTGAGCGGTTCATTCAAGATATCTGCATCAAGACGGCAGACACGATGAACGAGCTGATCGGAGAGTAAGATAGGTCCATTGTGGACCTATTTTTTTTATGTCACAGCGAAAATAGTTGTGTACATTATTCTCAACTTATCGTACTGTAAGAATATAAGCTGTGGTTACACTATGGAGACTGTCATGAACATGTACACTAAGATGATCGCTGAGGTTGTAGGCTGTGACACGGATCGGGCACTGCGCATTCAGGACTATATGGAGTCTGACATGGATGTAGACTTCTCTGAGTCGTCTGAGCGTGCGCTGAAGACGCTGATCAAGATGGCTGCGGAGTCTGTGCAATGAGTCAGGAACTGATGATGCTGGAGCGGCTGCCTCTGGAGCGTGGCAAGCAGGTACTGAAGGAGCACCTGACTGAGGTGATCACTGATCCTGTTCAGCTGAAGATGATGCTGAACGACATCGACAGGAACTGCCGCAAGCCGTATGACGTGATGCGCATGTACTGGAACAGCCGTCTGTCCTCTGAGGGTATGGGCGTGGCCAACTCTAGCTGGAGCCAGCGTAAAAAAGTTGTCGTGGGATAAAAATAGTTGTGTACATTATTCTTATTATATCGTACTGTAAGAATATAAGTTGAACACACACACTGGAGACTACCATGTCCACACGCTCGATGATCGCAGTCAATGATGAGACCGGCACCAAGGCAATCTACTGCCACTTTGATGGATACCTTGAGAATGTCGGCATGAAGCTGCTGAATAACTGGAACACTCCTGAGCTCGTGAGTCAACTGATGGAGCTGGGAGATCTCTCATCGCTGGGCACAGAGATCGGTGAGAAGCAAGACTTCGACCTACCTACCAACAGGGATTGGTGCCTAGCATACGGCCGTGACCGCAACGAGAAGGGAACAGAGGCAGGAACGTTCCACTCGCTCTTCTATGCCGAGGGAACTCACAAGGCAGTCGACTACTTCTATGTCTTTGAGAACGGCGAGTGGTCGTTTAAGCGCAATGGATACAAGTTCGGGTACTCATCCCTGAGAGAGTATGCCGAGGAACTAGCACAAAAATAATTCGCATGACACTAAAATAGTTGTGTACATAATCAGAAGATTATCGTACTGTAAGAATATAAGTTGAACACACACACTGGAGACTACCATGAATAAAGACCGTACTCTCGCCCTCACCTACATCCTCACTGAAGCCGGTATCGATGACCTCAATGCAGTCTATGAGGCTGTGAAGGTTCGCCGTGAGGAGCTCGCCAAGCAAGTCAAGTACAGCATCGCCAAGGGCACCAAGGTGACATTCACCGCAAAGGGATCCCTCTACAAGGGTGTGGTCCTGTCCGTGAAGGTCAAGAACGCCGTGGTGGAGTGCGAGGTACCGGGCACTGCCTACAACGGCAAGATGCAGAAGATCCCCAACACCATCGCCTATAACGTACCACTCAGCATGTTGAAGGTCGCATAAAAAGTTTGTGTGACCCGCACTTTTTTGTGTACATTATCTTATTCTTATCGTACAGTAAGAATATAAGCTGAATGGAGATTGACATGCTTACAGTGATCCTTGCCTACGCCCCCTTCATAGAGATAGCACTCGGCGGCATTGCCGTCTGTGCAGTGTACGAGTTCTTCTTCATGGGAGACGCACAATGAACGTATCACAAGCCAGTCAGGTCATTGACAACCTTCGCAACCGGTATAACTTCGGTCTCTTGGAGATGCTGGAGATCATGACAGACGAGTATGAGTCTGGTGGCCTCAGCTACTTCCGTCAGGTGTACAGCCTAGAGGAGCGTCAGGCATACAACGTCCTGATGGATGGCTTCCGCACCATGTTCCACGGCGATGAGGTGGCAGCATGATGCAGTCATACGTCATCATTGAGGTAGATCCTACCTACCGTGAGTCCCATGTAGTGGCAGTCTTTGACGATGAGGACGCTGCGTTTGAGGCCCGCAAGATCACTGAGGGCCGTCTCAGCGAGTCCATGAAGGACCGTGGTGTGTACCATAAGATCACGGTGTTTGAGACCAACAAGCTATACCGTGGGTGAATAGCTGCTATGACAAGAATAGTGTGTACATAATCCGCATTATGTCTTACTGTAAGAATATAATGATTATGGAGATTGAGATATGACTACCGTGTTTACTGGCCAGAAGGCCTACGTCACCCGCAAGGTTCGGGACTACCACAAGCGTGGTTGGGCTGTCACCAAGTGCCACAAGCACCCAGACGGCTCTGAGACTTACGTGATGACGTATGTAGGAAAGCGGTAAGACCGCGCGCCCGGTGCGACTAGAGAGCACCCAGTAGGGGATCATGGCTAGCCGTGCTTCAGCGATTGATAAGCACCGGGCAAACATTTTGGAGATGATGATGAAGTACGACTATCTAAGCATCGAGCAGCTTCGGTCTGCTCTGGACCACATGGAAGCCAACTACTCTGCCGCCATGGACGGTGGGGCATACGGCTTGGCTGACGCCTTCCTTGACAAGATCACCGGTCTTGCCAATGAGCTGGCACACCGCTTCGACCACCTCATAGAGCAGGATAGCTACTCCCTTGAGGAGACCTTCGCCTGATAAGCACCTGGGGTATAGCTGCTATGACGAGAATGGTGTGTACATAATTGGTTTGATGAGATACATTGGTATTATAAGCAATGGAGATACAAAATGACTCTCATCAAAATCACCCTTCCCACCGACACCACCCTCTTCGACTTCCTCGACTTCCTCAACGCCTACTCCGCTAAACTCGTATCATCCGACAACCTCAATATCGACTTACCTACCCAAACTGTAACTCTTGAATTCCCATCCAAACAATCCGCTCTCTCCGCACTCGACGAGATCGGATATCCACACCAAAACGTTTTTATCTAAACACACACATTAGGAGACACTACAATGGCACACAATATCGAGATGGTCAACGGCAAGGCCCAGATGGCATACGTTGGCGAGACCCCATGGCACGGCCTTGGCACATCAGTCCCTGCAGACTTGACCCCAGCACAGATGCTGGAAGCAGCAGGCCTTGACTGGACTGTCCGCAAGGTTCCTGCCTTCGCTGAGGTTGCAGGCGAGAAGATCGCCGTGGGCAAGTCTGCCCTGGTACGGTCCTTCGACGACGCCCTCATCGACGTGGTCTCTGACGACTGGAACCCAGTGCAGAACCAGGAAGCGTTTGAGTTCTTCAACGACTTCGTGGCAGCTGGTGACATGGAGATGCACACTGCTGGATCCTTGCAGGATGGCAAGATCGTGTGGGGCATGGCCAAGATCAAGGACTCCTTTGAGCTCTTTGGTGGCGACAAGGTCGAGGGGCACCTGCTCTTCAGCAACTTCCACAAGTATGGCTACTCCACCGACGTTCGCTTTACCCCTACCCGCGTGGTGTGCAACAACACCTTGGCTGTGGCTCTGGGTGAGGGCACCAACAACTTCTGCAAGATCTCTCACCGCAACAAGTTCGACGGTGACAACGTGAAGCAGATGCTGGGCATCGCCTCAGACAAGCTTGCCACCTACAAGGAGATGGCTGCTTACCTGGGTGCCAAGCGCTTCAATGACGAGTCGATCGTGGAGTACTTCACACGGGTGTTCCCTGTGACCTCCTCTGACTCCAAGAAAGAGAAGTCACGCAACGCTGAGTTGGCCATGCACGTCTTGCACGACCAGCCAGGGGCTAACTACGCAGAGGGTTCATGGTGGCAGGCATTCAACGCCGTCACGTACATGACGGACCACCTGATGGGTCGCAACTCAGACAGCCGCTTGTCGTCTGCCTGGTACGGCTACAACAAGGGCCTCAAGACAAAGGCCTTAGAGACTGCGATTGAGTTCGCAGAGGCAGCATAATGTTTAAACAGGAGAAGACTATGTCACGCAGACAACGCATCATCAGCCACATCAAGCGCAACTACAGCAATGGGCAGGAGTTCCACTCCACCCGAGTGTCCCAGGAGATGGGCATCGACGTCAGCTTGGTCTCAGCCGTCATTGGCGAGATCCGTGACCAGGGCATGTTGACCATGGTACGGTCAGAGGCCGGACAGGGTGGACGCCGCCTTCGACACGTGTACGTCATGGCAAACGCCAAGTCGTCATTTGCCAAGAAGGTGTTGCAGACGATCGGCCACAAGACTCTGTCAGACTACTCGGATGAGGACATCTTGGCAGAGATCCAGCGGCGCATTGCAGCATGAGGCAGCTGCTAGTACCACGGCTGGAGACCCTTCGTGAGATGTGGTCTTTGGCACTTGACCTATACACGGCTGCGGAGACAGTGGAAGCTCCTCCCAAGACTATGCTAGTGTTGAACACCCTGATGGATGACATCGCCGAGATGATTAAGGAGATCGAGAGTGAAGAAGATCATAGTTGAGTATATACTAACGCCACTGGTGATGGTAGGCCCCTTCTTGTTGCTGGGGTTCATCATCTACGACTCCTACGAGCAGGAGAAGAGCCTGAGGTTTGCCTGTGAGACGCTGGGTGGGGTCTATGTCGACCACACGATCTGCATCGAGGGCAAGAACTTATTTGTAGGTGTCAAGTGAGTGTCGTGGTGTTTGACATCGACGGCACTATCGCCGACAACAGCCACCGCCAGCACCACCTCATGGGTGGCAAGAAGGACTGGAAGAGCTACAACGCCACCATGCTGGATGACGGCAAGATCTTTGACGTCGCCTTGTTGCTGATGGAGTTGTCCGAGAAGCACCCCATCATTCTCTGTACTGGCCGTGAGGAGGACTACCGTCCTGTCACTTGGACTTGGCTGGAGAGGAATGGTCTGGACTCGTATGTGCACGACATCTACATGCGACCACACTTGGACTATCGCTCAGATGCTATTGTCAAGGTCGAGCTCCTCAACCGTATCAAGGAAGACTATGGTACTCCATTCCTCTGGTTCGATGATCGCCAGAAGGTGGTGGATTCTATTAGGGCACAGGGCATTCGCGTCATGCAGGTAGCCCCTGGGGACTTCTAAGCTATACTGAAACGGTATAGCAGCTATGCAGCAGGGTGGGTGTACTTAATGCCCGCCCTGTAATACTATCAGAATATAAGCTATGGAGATAAACATGCTAGAGATCGGACCCAACTTAATGGTGGCTATTCAGACACTCTGTGGAGTGCTAGGCGTGTGCGCCTTGTTGTTTTTCATGTACAGACTGGTGAGTGATAACTGATGACTAAGATCGTATACAACGCGTGCTTCGGCGGCTTTGGGCTGTCAGACAAGGCAGTCGCTCGCTACTGGGAGATCAAGGGATTGCCAGCGCCTGACAACTTCTCTCGGTTCGATCTGGAGGATGATCGTGCAGACCCCATCTTGGTGCAGGTAGTCGAGGAGCTGGGTCAGGATGCAGGCGATGCGTTCTCTGACCTGTATATACGCGAGCTCCCTGAGGGGACTCTGTACCGCATCGACGAGTATGACGGCATGGAGACTGTCATGACGCAGGACGAGTACACATGGAAGGTGGCGTGATGGGTGCAAGAGAGGACATACACGAGCTGCGTGCCGTCATAGCTACGCACGACGTGGTCTATGGTGACAGGATCAAAAGACTTGAAGAAGAGCGCGAGATGTTAATCGAAGCTTTATGGCAAGTACTTGATGATATGGGTTCTGAGGGTAAGTCTGTTTGTGGTGGAACAAAAGCAGAAGCAAGGTATGCTCTGGGTTATAATATTGATCCAGAATTAGATCATTATCCTCTTGATCGTGCTATTTCTGTTTTGGTTGAAATTGGTGACTATGAATCTGCCGAGCAAGCTTATGCAAGACTGGAAAGGTTTAAGTGATGTTTGATTACTATTACAGCATTAACGAGAAGGTAGAAAACATTGTTTTTGCAGAATGTAAGACAATGCCTGAAGTTCAAAAAGATGAGCGTGACTTTGAGTTGATGGCTGAGATAATTGTCGATGAATATGAAATGCACTCAGAGGTGTTCTCTATGCATGAGCCTGTATTTGTGCATTTTTGGAATGATAAATTCGAATATATCGGTGAGTACATTGTCAATATTCACACGACAAGATTGTATTATGCTAGCAAGGTTAGAAATTGATGCACATCGACGGCTTCGTGATTGTTCCTCCTCTCAATCCTTGGGATAAGAATAACAAAGATATTGTACCACACATGTCTTATGATACTTTCGGCTTAACAGCAACGGAAGCTTGGGCTAGACATGCTCAGGCGCAACCAAGTGAGGATGACTTCTCACGGAGAGTTCAAGCTTGGCATGACAAAGGATATCGCCTCAGAGAAGCCACACTAACCATCAAGGAAAGCCCATCAGAATAACTGTGTACAAAATTCCCGATAAGGTATACAGTGGGTCTATGATCAACGGAGGTAAACATGCACCCCACAGAGTACGAAGTAAATCGAATACTAATATGGATCTCTAGCCCCCAGGCAGATAAACCGTTTACGCGAGATACCATAATCAACCAGCTGGCGCCTATCAGCTTTAGACTCGTCGACTATATCCTTAATCGGGAGGTCAAGAGGGGCAGCATCTATAAGAGTGGCCCGACAGGTACGTACTACATGAGAAAGGACTCAAACATGATGAGCGATATTGATAAGCGTCTGAGCGATCTAGAGGTCAAGTACAAGTGGCTCGAGGGAGTCGTGGCAAAGATGCACGGGAAGAAGCCAGAGAAGCAGCGACTGTGGAGTGCCACCGCCCCAATCCCTCGCGAGGTCGAGTATATCGACATCATGTACACTGACGGTCGTGTCGTTGAGAACCACTACATCGGTAAGATGCCTCTCGTGGGAAGTGACGTGCTGGCGTGGCGGGAGGCTAAGTGATGAATATCAGGGTCTTACACTTCTTGATGACAGTAGTATTCGTGGTGCTGGGATGCACTCTACTGGGTTACGGAACAAACTGGCAGGTAGGCACAGGCACCTTCTTCATCATATGGGGAGCTGGCGGTCTACTAGAGGTCTTATCGAATAAGGTGCAATAACATGGATGAGGAAGTAAAAAAGCTCTGTGACGACCTGTGCACCGAGTGGGTCAAGAGCAATACAAACACCCCTATCCGCATGTATGAGTACACGCTCTCGGGTCGCGCTGAGAATAAGCTAGCCAGTCTCGGTAATGAAGTAGGTCGCCTACGCCGAGAGGCCGTTGTACTCAAGACAGAGTCCGAGACCTGGAAGCAGTGCTACCTCGAGCAGGTGAGAGAGAACGTATTGATGCAGGCATCTATCCTTAAAGGAGATAAGTAATGAGCAACGATAAGATCGAGGAGTTTGCCATTCGAGTTGCTCTGGGCAACAACGGCGGCAAGTGGGCTACCCACTACAACGAGGACCAGAAAGAGCACTGGCGTCAGTTCATACGTGACCTAATCAAGGAGTTAGACAATGAATAACCTATCACTAGTGATCTACCTAGCAGAGGTGATACCAAATATCGGTGGCATCTTTCTGTTCACGACGATCTTTTCTGTAATCGTGACGGTCATATCTGGCATCGTCTATCTAGTAAGTCGAACAGAGGCATATGAGTCTGAGCGTATGGGGCACAAGCACTTCCGCCTACAGGAGGAAAAGAATGCGGCCTTGGGTGCTAGGATCTTCCGATGGGCAACAGTGGCATTCTGCGTGTCAGTCATTCCAGCCAACATAATTCCCAAGCGCGACACCATCATGATGATCGCTGCGTCCGAGTTTGGCGAGACCGCCCTGAAGAGCGACGACGTTCAGGAGATCGTCAACCCTGCCAAGAAGATCCTCAAGAACTGGATCAACGACCAGCTCGCCCAGTCGGAGAAGAAGAAATGATGGTGCACACGACAGACGACGATGACTTATGGTTCAAGAAAAGAAAGCTTGAGGGTAGCAAGCTTACACTCGAGGTGTCTCAGAGAGTAGTCGAGAAGTTCCAACGGCTCATTGGGTATTTGAGTCCTAATGACTGGCAAGAGCTCGACGCTAAATTGATCGACTTCTCCGAGAAGATGGAGTATAAGTACCGCGTGAGCGAGTGGAAGTGCCCTATTAATATGAAGGGATGCAAGAGCAACTGTGGAGACTATGGCTGTGGCAACTGATATCCCTGAGGAGTTCAAGATCGTATCTGAGGACGTCGACGCCTACCTTGAACGGCTGAAGAAGATCCTATCACTAGAGCAGCGTAACGGCAGGTACCGTGACTTCGTCATGTCCTTCGCCAACGAGCCCATGGAGATGAGCTTCGAGAAAGTTCCTGTACAGTACGACTACTGGAGGAGAATGGCTCGTCAACTATTAAATGAGTTGGAAGATGAATAAGATGTGTACAAAACCACAGATCTGTGTATAATAGATATATCAAACAGCAAACAGTGAGTACATCATGAACAAGCGTAAACTAGTGACAAACAGAGAGGACTACAATATGGAAGACTATGACAACTACCACGTAGACTGCAGCTTCAGCTTCAACCAGACTGGGCACCACGACGAGCGTTTCCCTGACACCAACATGATTATGACCTTTGACGCCACAGACGCTACTATCGACACGATGTGCCGCCAGTTCGAGACCCTTCTCAGGGCAATGGGTTATGTCTTTGACGGTCGCCACCTCGCAATGGTCGACGGAGACCCGATGTGAGACTCGCAGAGCGAATGCTAGAGATGAGCCGCGGCATCGACCTAGACCTTCGGGAGCTAGCTCGAGCCGCCTACTACATCGATCAGCTAGAGGCTAAGGTCGCGCAGCTGACAGCCGAGCTGGACAGCTATACTGTAAAGGATGTTACAGAAGAGGTCATGGACGTGGCCTACTACGATAACCTTCTCAAGCCTGTAATTACAGACGATGAGGAGAGACTCGCTAAGGCCAAGGAGTATGCTGAGAAGGGAATAGGATAATGAACCGTCGTAGTCTATTTGGTGCTATTGCACTATCACCGCTCATGGTGGCTACCTCCTTTGCTAAGGAAGAGGTAACTGGTCAACCGCTGAGTGAGTCTGTCAACCTCACACTACTCGCCGCTAAGAAGCCTGACGGTGAGATGATGCGACTCAGTAACGGACCACTTGTATCTTTTAATATGCCTCAAACTGATCCGGACAAAGCTGTATCTATGGCGGTAGGAGACGACGGTAACCTCTGGCTAAAGCGTAAAGACGGCCAGTGGAAGAGAGTAGCCACCGAGTAATAAATATCCCCGAAAGGGGATTATCATGCCTGTCACCTGCGACTACCTCGCAGTGCAGTGGGATAATACAACATGGGTACGGCACGAGATGTGCCAATTCGCCAAGAGACAAGACGGCGTTGACGGTGTCTATATAGGTGCACGCTTAGAGTTTAGACCTATACTGTCAATGGACCAGGGCAAGTGCGTGGACATGGACAAGCAGACCCATGCTCGTTACAAGATAGGTGACGTGGAGTGGGTTTGCGTAGTTAGGTAAGGTATATTAATGGCGCTATACATAGACCCAGATAGGGTAAGAGAGATCTCCAAGAAACTAAAGACCGGTAAAGTGTACTCTATACAGTCGACCGATGTTGTAGAACACGCCTCCGCATATGCTGCATATAGGGAAGTCGGAGGACGCGTAATGGTATTGCCTCCACATCTTACGAACGAGTACAAACAATTTGTTCAGGAATATGTCGATGACGAGTCGCAGTACGGGACTAGTGGTGTTATCGTCATGACTTCCGGTACGACTGGAAACCCCAAGATAGTAATACACAACCTAGATTCTTTTCAAAGTTGTGATATCATGATCTCGGAGTGGGGAATAGATGAGCACACTAATGTAATAGCTACTCCTCCACCATTCACCTCTTTTTTCTGGGCCTTAATGCATGCATCATACAACTTAAACGGTTGCTCTAGAGCTATTCACGCTACTAGAGATACATTAGTAGACATTGTTGAGGAGTCTAGAGGTAGTAAATTCATCATGTTAGCCTCTCCAGGATTATTAGACTTACTAGAGGCGTCTTCTACTCACATTGACTTCTCTGGTATGGAGAGGATGATGATGGGTGGAAGTAAGATGCTAGATAGACATGTAGACATTGCTTTTAGCAGAGGTGTCAACAAGATCGTATATCAATATGCTAGCACAGAGATTATTGGTGGCCTGTACAGCTATATCCATAAAGATACTCCCAGAGAGCACTATGAGACTCTGAGTGAATCCTCAATGGGTAAGACAATACGTATAGTAGATGGTCTTCTCATGGTAAAGGGTATTGGACTAGCCAAAAATCTTCATCTTGACGATCAGGGATACTATAACACTGGAGATATGTTTAATGTCGAGAGTGATGGTCGATATAGGTTCTTGGGCCGTGTCGACGACATGATAAAGCTAAATGGACTAAAGTGCTTCCTTACTAAGATTGAGGAGGAGTGTGAGAGGATTGGTCTTATAAACACTCTCGCAGTACCGAGACAGAGGATGGGCGTAGAATATATAGAATTACAATATACAGACTCTACTAGGACTATCGATATCCTCTCTCTAAAGAGGGAGTTAAAGGACCTGTTATTAGACCAAGAGATACCTCGAGCCTACACTAAGGTCGACAGCATTAAAAAGACTCCTCTCGGTAAGAAGATTAGGAGACTTTAAAATAGTTGTGTACAAAATCCCCATCTTGGTATAATATCAAAATATAACCAAGGAGACACACACATGGTCAGAGGCGTAAATCTAAAGGGTAAGCCCAAGCAGAAGGTAGCTCGTAAGACAAAGTCCGAGCAGTACCTCGTTAACTTCAAGTATCTAGGCGACGAGCCAGACTCCAACTTCAAGACAGTGTCCGATCAGATCCGTGCCTTTAACTGGTACAACGCCATGTGTGAGATGGATGAGGCACGCGCGTATCTTAACGACTACCTGACAATCACGAACCGTACAGACCTATCCAAGAAACTGGATAAGGTCCCAGACTCGTTCTTCCCTACCACAGCCGCGTGGATGGCACGTATCGCGCAGCGCAAGAAGTCCTCCATCGAGCCGCACGAGTATGACAAGTTCATGGGCCTAATCGAGACCTCTATCTCTCACGTCAAGGAAGAGAAGGCAGAGACTAAGAAGGTCGACAAGCCAAACATTCAGGATCGTATTCGCGAGCGTGGTTACGACATCATCGGCGACATCGAGGAGATGATTGATAAGGGAGAGGCATTCTCGCTATATGAGTGGCTCAAGAAAAATGAGATCCCTGCTATGTACGCTACAAAGATTGGCGACTACTATGGCGCTGTCTGGAAAGAGATCGTCGATGCCCAGTCAGGAACTATCGACGGCTACGAGAAGTGGACAAAGGCTCAGCTCAAGGCACGAGTAGCTTTCTACCTACAACTCATCGACGACGCTGAGCGATATGGCGACAACACTAAGAAGACACGAGCACCTCGTAAGAAGAAAGCTCCGACTACAGAGAAGCTGCTCAAGAACTTCAAATATCAGAAAGAGAGCAATGAGCATAAGCTTACATCTATTAATCCGGAGTCTATCATTGGTGCAAAGACTCTTTGGACTTTTAATACGAGGTATAGCACTCTTAGTGTTTATAATGCTATGGGTCCCAGTGGTCTCAGTGTTCGCGGCACTACCCTTACTAATTTTGATGAGTCAAGTTCTAAGGCTATTCAAATAGGTCGTAAGACACAAGAGCGCATCGAGACTGTACTGAAAGGTGGCAAGATCGTAGTCAAGCGTCTCATTGAGGAGATGAAGAATGACGTTAATGGTCGCATCAATGAGAATACTATTCTATTAAAGGTGATCAAATGAAGATACTAAATGAGTGTAGCTTTATCAAGCCAGAGAACATCGCTAAGATTGAGGAGCAATATAAGGCTACGTACGTGTTCGAGACGTGCCTGCGTGCACGTGAGGGCGGGTGGGCAAACTTCCCTGCAGCGGTCTTCTATCAAGAAGAGATTTATCCTGGTGGTTCGAACTACTTTGCCCTGTATTACGACATGGATGGTAAACTATACATCACTGACGCCGGTCCCTCTATCATCGATGAGGAGTTTACAGGCCTAGAGGCTGAGGGCGAGGTAGTATACTCTCGCTATAGACACGACTATCGTGCAGGAAAGAATGGAGCATATGTAGACGGTGGACGAGATTATTTTAAGTATGGGGGCGATTCTTTTGATGATTACAATATTGTCAAGTTTAAAGTGGTAGACGATCACCTTGAAATTGTAAAATAAGTGTGTACAAAATATCACACTGTGTGTTATAAATAATATATGCTGTTGTTGATGACGAAAGCAGAATAGACATACTGGACGCGGGGGCGGTACCCGCCCGGTCCACCATGGATACACAAACACCCTGCGAGATTGTTGCTTTAGGGTAGGGTGACAAGAAATAGAACAGCAACTAATACTTGTTTTATTTGTGTATCTTTGATGGGCCGGAAATTAGGATCGACAGGTGTGTTAAAAGCGGACCGAGACAGAAGCATAAATAAGTTATCTGCAAACGATAATTCACCTATTGAAATGCGCCTAGCGGCATAATTTCTTGGGTTGGCAACTTACCTCGAAACAGAAAAGTTGCACTTCACACAAACAACAAACACAGGAGACTACAATGACAAAAACACCTTTTGAGATTCGTTTTGATCTTCTCAACTATGCGATGAGCCAGCTAACTGGCGAGTATTATGCAGCCTTGGAGCGCATACGAGAGTCAACACAAGAAAATTCACCAGCTCGAAACGATGCGGTAAATCAATTAAAATATCCTACTAAGAGTGACATCATCCTTTTAGCAGAGGATTTAAAAGCCTTCATTGACAAAAAGTAATGGTCTCATAGCTCAGCTGTATAGAGCAGCCGCCTTCTAAGCGGCAGGTCGTTGGTTAGAGTCCAACTGAGATCACCAATGTGGAGTTCTGGGTATGAATGACTTGAGTAACTACTCCGTCGATGTCTTAAAGAAGACATGCTTTCAAGATGAGTTGTCAAGCTTAAGAGTTAAGTACCCAGAACCCGATAATTTAACACGCATCATTATGGATTACCTTGATCAGCGCATCAAGGAGATCGACAAAAAATATAAGATAAAGTGAAAGGATACCTTATGAAGTTCTTGAGCATTCGCGATGGACATGACTGCAATATCTCCTACTCTGATGGCAAGACCGTAAGGTACATCAAGTTCGAGCGCAACTATCAGAAGAAGCACTACAACTGGGGCCACGAGGAAGGCGACCAGATGGAGTTCTTACTTAAAGAAGCTCAGCGTATCTGGGGTATCGACTTCCGCGATCTCAACGGCATCGCTCTAGTAAACGACAACGCTCATCATAAGCTCGATCGCGACATCGCTCTCAATGAGATGTATTACGTTATCGACAAAGAGAAGAACCCATTCTGGGCACAGTTCAACTGTCAAGTCTTTAAGATCGATCACCACTACGCACACATGATGAGTTGCTGGCCACTTGTAAATGTACAAGACGTGCGCACTCACTTTGTCGTCGACGGTCTAGGTGACCATGCTCGTAACACCGCAGTGTTCCAAGATAACGATCTTGTCGACTTCATCGATCGCTCTCAGAACCTTGGCATCTCTGTCATTCTCGAGCACATCGGTCAAAACTATGGCATGAAGGGAATGGTTCTCGACATCTCTGGTAAGGTTATGGCTCTCAAGTCGTATCATCAGGTTCCGGACCAATTAGCATTCGACGCTATGAACCTTGCTAAGTATCTTGGCCTTCGTAACCTCAACCACTTCATTGAGATCTCTAAGCAGCTTCAAGGATATATTGATCCACTACCGAGCGAGCAACAGCAGCTAGTCAACCTAGCTTATCTCTTGCACGTGTTTGGTGAGGAGAAGATGCCACAGTACTTCCGTCAGTTCGCTAAGCGCGATGAGGTCATTACGTATTCTGGTGGCACTGCACAGAACACTGTCATCAACACAAAGATCAAGGAAGCTTTCCCTAACTCTCATATTCCTCCTCACTGCTACGATGGTGGTCTGTCGCTTGGCGGTGTTGAGTTCCTTCGCCAACTATTTCAACAGGATCTATTTGATAACTCTAACTTCCCTTACTGGCAGTCAGATGAGGCTCCTGCCTCTACTCCATCTGCTGCTACTATCGATAAAACTGCTGAGCTTCTAGCTCAGGGTAAGATCGTTGGTTGGTATCAGGGCAATGGTGAGATTGGCCCTCGCGCACTCGGTAATCGCTCGATCTTGATGGATCCATCTATTAAGGATGGTAAAGACATCATCAATACAAAAGTAAAGAAGCGTGAACCATATCGACCTTTCGGAGCATCTGTTCTCGCGAAATATGCTGGACAACACTTCGATGTCGACTATGAGTCTCCCTACATGCTCCACGTAGTCAATTGCCTCACCGATGACTTCCCTTCAATTCAACATGTTGACAAGACCTGCCGTATCCAGACAGTCAATGAGGATTCACAGTACTCTGTCTATCATTCCATCATCGATAAGTTCCGCGAGAAGACTGGCATTCCTATGCTACTCAATACGAGCTTGAACGTTGATGGTAAGCCTATTGCTGGCTACATGGAAGATGCTAAGACCTTGTTTAATGACTCTGACCTAGATGCAGTAGTCATTGGTGACGATATTATGGTTAAATAATATTGGGGGTGGGTGTTGGTACACAGGGAGGCCTTATAAGCCTTTCAGCGGCAGATTACCGTTCTCGAGGGGGTTCGAATCCCTCCACCCCTACCAAATTCTAGGAGATAGTTATGCCGACTATTACTACTGATGTTGATTTTGATCTAGACAACATCGATGACTATGAGCTCATAGATGAGCTAGAGAGTCGTGGATATGATGTTATTGAGAGAGGTAGATCAGATGAGGACCTCATAGAGATTCTAGAAGGTCATGGATTTACAGTATACGGCACGGGTCATAAGCCAAACATTACAAGATACTATGTCGAAAAGCTCTATGATACATACAAGACAATGTCTCCCGAGTTTTTTCAGAAAGAGCTAAAGAAATTCTTTCGTGAACATCTAGAAACGACAGATTACTAATTCGGGGCTATAGCTCAATGGTTAGAGCCGGCCGCTCATAACGGTCTGGTTCCAGGTTCGAGTCCTGGTGGCCCCACCAAAATTAAAGGAATGACATGAAGGTAAATTTCGATCTATCTAAGTTCATGGAAGATATTGACACCATGAGACGCAGAACCAATGTCGAGTACATTGATGCTGTTGTTTTCTGGTGTGAGAAGAATAATGTTGAGGTTGAGTATGTTGCATCTGTCATTAAGAAAGATCCAGTCTTCAAATCAAAAATACTCATGGAGGCTGAGGAGCTTAACTTTATAAAGAAAACCGCTAGCTTACCTTTCTAGTGTACATATCTACAACAGCGTGATATATTAAGATTATAGGAGACATGCGTGTTGATAGAGATCAAGGGTAAGGCAAAACATCTTAAGAAAAAAGATATACGTAAAGCAGCTGAGCTGTATGCAGAGTATCTTTTATCTGAAAAGCTTAGCTCACAGATTGAGCTAAAGATTATCCTATCTAAGAAGCATCTAGCTAAAGGTATTGATGGATACTGTGACTGGATGGATAATAATAAGTCACCTCGCATATTTGAGATAGTAGTAAGACCTTCTCTAAAAGCTGAAGATCTATTGCAACTACTAGCTCATGAGATGGTTCATCTTAAGCAGTTCGCTAAGAATGAATTATTTGACTACTCGCGTGGTTCGAAGTGTCGCTTTAATGGAAAGATCTATGATCGCGACGAGATAGACTACTGGTTCCTTCCTTGGGAGATTGAGGCTTACGGGCGCGAGCGTGGGCTTTATATGAAATATCTCGACTCTAAGAAGGATAAATAAGTTTGAGCGCTACACAGCTCAAACAATAAAATACGATCAATATTATTAATACGGAGAATACATATGGACTTTAGTCAACTTAAATCAAATTCAGGTAAGTCGTCACTCGAGCGTCTTACCGCAGAGCTAACAAAGCTCCAAACCGGCGGTAAAACAGAGAACCGCAAAGATGACCGCTTCTGGTACCCTAATGTAGATAAGGCAGGCAACGGCTATGCAGTTATCCGCTTCTTACCACCTCCTCAGGGCGAGGATATGCCATTCGTTCGCCTCTTCGAGCACGGATTTAAGGGTCCAACCGGTTCATGGTACATCGAGAATTCACTTACGACACTCGGCAAACAAGACCCAGTCGGTGAACTTAATTCTCAGCTCTGGAACTCAGGACTCGACTCAGACAAAGAGATAGCTCGCGCACAGAAACGTAAGCTCAACTTTATCTCTAACGTCTATGTCATTACTGACCAACAGAACCCCGAGAACGAAGGCAAGGTGTTCTTGTTCAAGTATGGCAAGAAGATCTTTGATAAGCTCAATGAGGCAATGAACCCAGAGTTTGCCGATGAAGACGCTATGAACCCATTTGACTTATGGGCTGGTGCTAACTTCAAGCTTAAGATTCGTAATGTCGAGGGATATCGTAACTACGATAAGTCAGAGTTTGCTAAGCCAGGTCCTCTCGCTGAAGATAGTGAGATGGAGTCAATCTGGAAGCAGGAACACTCTCTTCAAGAGTTTCTTGACCCCAAGAACTTCAAGTCTTATGATGAACTCAAGGCTAAGTTAAACAAGGTGCTTGGTCGCGACGACTCGACACTCGGTATGACTCCAGCAGCTGCTCGCGCTAAGGCTGCACCTTCTCTCGGTGATGACTATGATGCGCCGGAGACGTCTGCTCCAGCATTTAAGTCCGCACCTGCTCCTATCGCAGATGACGATGACGATGATGGATTGGAGTTCTTTAAGAGCTTAGCTAGGTGATTTGTTCCTTTAACACCTAGGACACTGGGGAGCTTCGGCTCCCCTTTTTATTTCTGTAGTCCTGCGGACTCTTTTAGTCTATAAGCTAATGGGTAGTCCTTACCAGGGACAAATGCTATAGTGTCTGTGTCAGCCTTAGCTCCACTAGAATTCTGTAGAATTATAGGAAGAGCTGTATTCTTCTTACTCTGTTCATATGCTGCTGTCACTGCTGCGGCATTGCCCATGATGTTACCATCATTCTTATTAGAAGTTACTAGAGTAGAAGACTTATTACCGATATTATAGATGCTCTGGGCATAATTCGGATCAGTTGCATATCCGGCCGCGGCTATAGCTGTTGCAGCCTCAGCAAACGACTTGGCATTTAATACACCAGCGTATCTATTATTCTTAGTGATAAAGTCTACATATCCCTCGGCTGACTCCTCGAGACTATTATATGCAGCAAAGCTTTGTGACATGCTCGTGTAGCCGCCACCCGAGAACTCACTGGTCATTGCTGAGACACTTCCTGCGGTGCCCTGACCCTTTATTCCAAAGGCATTGTTGCCCACCATATGTCGACCATACCCAGTCTCCTGCGCGCTCTGTGCGGCGCCAAGCTGTGCTATGATCTCAGGATTTGGTAGACCCTTAGCTTTTGCAGCAGCCAGCACTGAGTTATACATTTTATTGTACCACTCACCCTGGCTTCCATTAAATGGTGTGCTCTTGACATTTGTGTCCAGTGTTGGGTTACCATAACTTGCTCCCACGGACCCGCCCGTGAGGCCAGATAAATTACTAGACCCTGACATGTTTAGACTACTAGATATACCAGAGAATGGGTTACTAAATGAAGCAGTTGCTCCACCCGAGACTACACCTTCACTACTAGAGCCAACAACAGAAGTCTTCTCAGAGCTTCCCTCACCATAGTCGAATATGAATGACTTAGCGTTGAACTCAATATTTTTAGCATTAAAGTTCAGGCTTGTTAGTCTCTCGCTCTCACTAGCAGACAGTGGTATTATAAGTTCACGACCATGTAGAGTGACAGGGTATCCTTCCTCAGGACCATCAGATATACCACCGTCTCTGAAACCTTTAGTTATAGTATCGAGTAAAGTTCCTTCACCACTAAAGTCTGGTAAAAAGCTTCTAATGTCTTCTAGTAGACGCTGACCAGAAGTTTTATTTAAACGTTCTTTTAGTTGTGCAGCTCTCTCTTTGTTTATCTTATCATCTAGCGCGTTATTGTATATAAAGTCACGCATGTCGTTATAGTAGACATTTGTTTGACCTTTACTTGCTGCGCTAGCTCGTCTAAGCTTCTTAGCCTCGTCTGACTTTTCCCATTCCTCGACGGCCTTATAACCTTTATTTGCTTTATCAAATGATTGTCTAGCCAGAGTCTTAAACTCTTCAAACTCTTTTAAGAAATATTCCTTGAATATCTCTATCTTTGTATCATAGTCGGGATCTGTTAAAGGATCTGTTCCTCCGAACATATCCATATAGATCTCTCTAGCAGCTTCTCCAGCATCGATCGCTAGTGAGGCAAGTGTTCCTATGTAAGGCAACACTGCTGCACCTCCACTAATAACGTTAGCAAAAAATCCAGTAAAATCCCATTTATTAAGTCGCTCTAGACCAAAAGCTACTCCAAATAATGCACCAATTCCAATAGGCATAGCAAGACTGGCTGCTTTAGCAACTTGTTTTTTAACTAAAATAGTTAAAAGTGTCTTATCTAGTTTGGCCATGACTTCTTGTCTGGATTTTGCCTGTAATACTCTCTCTACAGTTTGTCTAGATAAGAATGCACCTTTTTTAGTGCTAGTCACACCAATATCTTTTAGTGCAGCTTCTTGCTCAGCAGTAATTCCACCCTTAACAACCCAACCACCACCAGTAGTATGCTCGATTGCACCAGATGCTATAAGCTCGGATGTAACTACTGGCTTACCTATAATCTTCTCTGCATCAGCTAGTGTCTGCTTAGCTCCATTTAACTTACGAGAAAGTCTTAGCGCCTCTGCCTTTGAAGCAGTCTCTTCTGCTACAGTGTCGAGTGCTCTCTGCTCTGATCTTGCTATGCGGGCTTCTCTTTTTGCTTCCTCAGCGCGTGCTCTCTCCTCGACAGCTTTAGTGATTCTAGTCTGAGCTTGTCTCTCTTCTTTTGCAGCTTGTCGAGATTCTTTGCCTGCAGCTTCTGCTTCAGCTCTTGACTTTTGTGCATCAGCGATCGCCTTCTCTGCATCAATCTCTGCCTTAGCTGCTTTAGCCTCTGCCTTTGAAGCATCACGCTCTGCCTTGAGAGCCTTTGACTCGGCTTCACTCTTGATAGATTTAGCCTCTGCCTCTATTCTTCTCTCTGTCTCTTTTAAAATCTTCTTAGCAGCATTCTCTTCTGCTCTCTGCTCTGCCATCTTAGCTAATTTATCACGTAACTTCTTCCCAAGCAAGTTTAGTAATGAGTCATCTCCACCTGCTTCCTCTCTTACACCATTTTGAAGTATGTTAACAGCCATAGACTGCTTACTAACTATAACACGAAGAGTCTCATTCATGATTCTAAATGCAGCACCGTATTCTTGAGCACGGTTGTCCGCTCTAGCTATAGTTCTTCTGCTTTCTTGGAATGCTTGGTTATACTTCTCATTAACAGTATTCAGAGCTGCATCTAGTGAGCTTAGTGCGGTGCTCACGTCACTTAATGACTCATTCTCTGACTGTGTTTTTAAATTATCCATTATCTTACTTCATCATGATTAGAATATGAGAGATTTATTGCAGGTCCAAATAATTCTTTGTATAATATGTGGGCATCGTCGGGCTCAACATTTCCTGCTATGTTAGGATTCTTTAACTTTGCAGGAATAGCTGCCTGATAGTTTGGATCTGGAGGAGAAGAAGTAGCAGATACTATAGTAGGAACAGGAGCAGAACTAGGAGCGCTGACACTCATACTTGATGAAGACACTGTCGACAGAGTAGATCCTTTTGTCGGGGCACTCATGACAAAACTACCAGAAGAGGTAGATGGAGCTTCTGCAGGAGGTGACATACTAGATCCCGATGGGATAAACATGTCCCCAGATCCACCCTCTCTAGGCATAGCAGAGAAGTGCATAGGATCTTTATTGCTATTCCATAACATTCCCCAACCAAGGCCAAAAGATCGTGCTACCATTCCTATTGTACTAGGAAGTGTAGTCTTTGTAGATCCGTTTGGATTCTCTGATGGATTAATATCGAGAGCTGCCCCGTACGCGTGGGCACTTACTTTAGTACCATCATTTACATTCATTCTGGCTTCGTAGCCACCTAGTGCCTTGATATAACCAGGGTTATATTGATCTAGATAGTCTACAAGTCCTTGGAATCTGTCTTTGTACTGAGCTGCTACCTTTGCAGATGCTCCAGTCTTTGACTTTACAGTCGCTAATTCTGGCGGAGGGGGCATAAAGTTGCCTAGTCCACCGCCTCCATTGTTACCACCAGTACTAGAACCGGGTAGTGTTTTATTACCGCCATAACCTTGATTATCACTCTCAGTTACGCCAGTCTGCTTAAACAGCATTCCATCAGCATTAAAAGTTATTCTATCCGCGTTGATATCGACATTTTTATCACCGGCAGTATCTTCACGCTTACCGAGTTTTTTAAGTTCTGGATTTATAACATTAGCATCATTATCACTTTTAATCTGGAACTTAGGAGTTAGTTCTCCCTCTTGAGCTACATAGTCGGCTGACCTTACTGCAAAGTCCTTCACACCATACTTTTGTGCTACACTAGTCTTATAAGTGTTTAGATTCTCTCCAAGATCACCGGCTTTTGCCTGCTGCTCGGATGTCATATTGTTATATGCACTTATCATATTAGCAGAGCCAGCCTCGAACTCACGAGTGGCTGCCATAGTTCTCTCAGATAAATTACTTCCTGTGTCTGATACTGTTTGTATAGATGGATTTACCTTAGTAGCATCAGCAGTCTGTATAGGTAAAACAATTTCAGGAGTTATCGAGTCATTCGCACTAATATTTTCTTCTGGAGCAGGAGGAGCTGGTGTTAAATTCTCTGATACTGGAATCGGCTTCTCTTTAGTGTCTCCTGATAACCACTTTAGTGCATATGGAATTGCCTCGGCTGCACCTACACCTAGTATTCCACCAAGTAGACCTCCGACTAAACTCTTACCTAATCCTCCACCCTGACTACCTACACCTCCCTTTGAGATGATTTGCCCGAGAAGACCAAGCATCTTGGTCATCTCTAGGTTTAGCTGCATTAGTAAATTATTAGTCTCGTTTAGCTGCTCAGACACATACTGCATGTTTGTGTCTAAGTTTTGGCTAGTCTTTCTATTCTCGTCTTCTTCGTCCTTTAATTCCTGTAAAAATACAGATAGTTTTGGAAACATCGCGGCAAAAAGATTACGACCAAACTTTCTAGCAGCTCTACCGAATATACCTCTTTTCTTTGGCGTTTTTGGCTCATCGCCTCCAGAAGTATCAGATACTTTCTCGGCGTCTACTGCATCTTCAACTTCAGGTGGCTTCGGAAGCTTCTTATTAGCCTTAGTCTCTTGAGCCTCGGCTTGTTGCATAGACAGTTGCTCCCTGATAGTATCGGCCATCTTGCCGCCTATCTTGGTATTCAACTCGTCTATTACGTCACCTTCTTCATTTAAGGTGTATTTACGTCCTAGCCAGTTAACAACATTTTGATTTTTACTGGCCATTTATCTTAGCTAACTTTTCCTGTCCACGCATGAAGCTTGTGACACCAAGAATTGCGCCGAACGCCAAGTGTATTAAACCACCGTTAGATAAGGTTAAGCTCTGCCATGGAGTATAGGTAAATTGTACACCTAGTCCCTTAAATATTACTGGCAAGAACATGGTGATTAATGGGAATCCTATAAAGTCCATAAAGCATATTCCCATATAGAGCCATCCCATTGCTGGACGCCAGTATGCTTTTACCCAATGCTCTTCTTCTTTCTCTAGTTGCTGCTCGACAATCTCTTTGTCGATAGATGTCTGTGCTAGACCCACTGACGCTTGCGCCTGTGCAGTAGCTTGAACAGAAGCCATCTGGACTGTCTGCTGAGCCATATTAGAAGAATTCTGGTTATTATTGTTATTCACATCAATTACTGTAACTGCTGGAGCAGGTGCGGGTGCAACTGGTGCAGGATCAGTATTTTGATCATCTGGTTTTGCAAATTTAGCCATTCGCGTGTTTCCTCTGTTCTTCGACCTCTTTCAGGTGTCGCATTATCATCTCTACGTAGAGGTCACGCTCAAATGGTATAAGATTCTCTACTTCAGTCATTGTGTATTTATGGTGCTGAGCCAACGAGAATACAGTGGTATAGTAGTTCTCTAAGTTGTTGTGGTTCAGCGCAGCGTAAAAAAATCAGATAACGTTGTCAGTTCAATCTCTCGGTCATTTCCAAGGGAGTTCTTATATTTAATTACGTATGATAATTTTGGCTGATTTGCCATAAATTCTCTGACCTGCTCAAAGGTCTTGATGTCAAGATCCTCTAGATAATCTGCAATTTCTTGTAGAGTATATTGTGAGCAGTCATAGATCTCGTCACCGTCATAGATCTTGTCGACACATCTAACAATTAATTGGAAGAATGCCTCATTTCCTGAATTTAGGAATTCCTTGTCATCATATAGAGTGACCTTAGGATACTTTAATTGTATACCGGCAGTCTTAGTGATTTTAATGACATTCTTAACATTCTCTGGAAATATCACCTCGACCTTCTTTAGGTCTATATCAAAGTCATAAATCTTATCGTCTTCTTTATCCTTATAGGATACGCTTACAGTATCATTGACTGAGTTTGCTCTAATCTGAATAAAAAGATACTCCAAGTCAAACAGTGATAGAGAGTTTACGTCAAACTCGTCCATGCAGCAGTTATTAACGATTTGCTTTATTGCTTGTAAGATATCACCCTCGTCTTCACTATCCTTGGCCATAAGGAGTAGCTTCTCTTCTTTAACAAGGAATGGTCTAAACGTCAATTTCTGCTTTGAGCTTGGTACAACAAGTTGAAATTGGGGGTGCATAGTCTTAGGTAACATAGTATACTCCAATATCTAAAATTCAGTTATCTTAATATCCAATTCTGTATAGCATCGCCGACAACATATGCGGCACTAGTAGGATTCTGAGCTACTCTCAGTAGAGTATCTAGTGTTATCATACCACCTCCACCGGTGATATTAGCAGAATCAACTTTCCAATTCTTAAATGTAAACCCAACTGTAATTTTCATTAGTGAGTTTTGATTGCCCCAATCGAGACTTATATCATTCAGCGCATTAGGATAAGCATCATATAGTGTGACTTGTTTTGATAGAAAACCCTCTTGGTCAAAGACAAAAATATCTATGTCTGTCACATAATTATCTTTATACTCTGCAGTGAAAACTGGATTTCTGAGATTTGTAGTAGTTCCTGCAAAGTCTATGATAGATGTCATCCATATATACATGTAGCGATATATAGAACTATTCTTATCAGCTATAAATGTTATGCTAGTGTCATTAAACTGTGCATTGTGAGGCATTTTCTCATTTACGCCAAGACCATATCTTCTCACATCATTTGTTTGTAAAACTAGACCTGGTATTCTTACCTGCTCTGCTCTAAACTGCATGAGTCTGCTTAAGCCAGTAGTGTCGATACCATCGCCGTTAAGTTCTGCTGTGTTTTGTAGAGTTCCCATCAGTACTCCAGAAGGTGGCATCATAACATAGAACTTACTATTAGGAAGTACTCCGTAGGCTCCTATATTAGAGCTAAAAGATGATATGTTAAATGCCATTATCTTACCTTACTGAGTGAATCTTTATAAACTGTAGCTGCAGTAGCTTTTTTAAATCTCTGCAGTGGTAACATCAATGCAGTATCCCAATTCTTAGGCTGCACATAAAGGTATTTATTGCCTTGTACTTGATCCCACAAATAGTGCTTCAGACATGGGGCAAAATGCTTAAACTTAGATGAACTCTGTAAAATCTCATAGGATATTCTTAACTTTGTAGTATCATCATACTTCTTGTTGTTTGCAGTCTGGTATAATGCATCCATTAACTTAGCCCTTAGCATTGGGGGAAGATAGTGAAGATTAATTCCAAGGAATCCATCGGACTTAAATCCAATTGGGAACACTAATGGAAATGTATCATAGAATGGAAGACTATCTTTATGCTTAGGATCATAGAAGAACATATACATTTTACCGATAGACTTAATGTCAATCTTATCAACTACATTTTCTTTATCAGTAAAAGCTCTATTTGGATTTACATTCTGTGAAGAAAGTTTACTAGCAGAGTCCCTATACCAGTCACGAGCATCTTGTGTCTGGTTTGGTGTTATACCAGCATCAGATCCTGTAGTTGCAATTTGTGTAAAATAACTTGACATTAGAAGTTTATGTTCAACTCTCTTTCAGTGAATATATGGAAGCTCCAGTTTCTGTCTTCACAGAATGCCTTTGCAGCCTCCCACTTAGCATTATTTATTCCCCAAGTATAGACCTCATTTATGTACCTCTTAGTAGCTTTCTTTTGCACTACTGGCGGAACGGTCTGGGATGATGGCTTGACTTCAATGACTGCAACCTCAATCTTACCATCAGCATTCTTCTTCTTAACATAAAAGTCAGGAAAATATCTATGTATCCTCCCGTCCACGGGAGACCTATAGGGTATACAAAATTCCTCAGATGACCATTGAATGATGTCTTTATGACTATCTAAGTACATCATTAGTTTAAGTTCCCAGCTGGATCTATAGATGATATTAGCTGGATCGCCCTTATACTTTTCTGGGTGTTTAGGCTTAAAGTATCCCTTGTGTGTCTTCATAAGATTGACCAATTTGCCTATAAATAAACTATCAAACACTATTTATAAGGTAACCTTAAATGGATCCAGGTTCTATCCAACAATTTGCTCAAAGCCTTTTAAGGAATTCTAATGATCCTAATGTTGTCGCCAATCAAGTAGCTGGCGCCGGTACAAATACTACATTTCCACATGATTTAGTAAATCCAGGGACAGGTAGAAACTATTATATAGACATTCAGTTTCAAGAATATCAGAGAAGATCTATCTATGATAGGGCTAAATTAGTAGCCACTAGTGGAATACAGCTACCAATTCCTAATAATCTTAGAGATCAAACTGGCGCAAATTGGCAGACGGTTGATAGTACAAATCCAGCTACTGGAGCTGCAATTGAATCTTTCTTAAATTCAAATAAGAATGCGCAGTATTCTTCTGGTGATATTCAGGGTAGTTTATTACAAGCCGGCTCAACAATTGCAAAAACTGTAAACGGTGCAGCGGCTGGGCTAGCATCTTCTGCTTTAGCAAAGGGGGCTAATTTTATAGGTCAAGATAAATCTACTGCAGGACAATTAGGTTCATTATTTGGAGTAGCTCAAAATCCATTTATGACTATGCTATATCAGAGTCCAGCATTTAAGTCACATACATTTGAGTGGACACTTGCTCCAAGAAATAAGTCTGAGACTGAGACACTGAATAATATTATTCAACAGTTTAAGTCAAATATGTTACCAGATATAGTACCTAATTTAGGTGGAACACTTCTTACATATCCTAATATGGCTAAAATCACGATATATCCAAGTGGTTATCTATATGACTTCAAGTACTGTGTTGTAAAGGATCTATCGATAAACTTTGCCCCAAGTGGACCTTCGTTCTTTAATGATTCTGGAGCTCCTACTCAGGTGATACTCAGTGTTAATCTACAAGAGATCGAGTGGTTCTCAAGAAGTGATATTACAGGAGTAGGTACTTCACCAGTTGGAGGAATTCCTGTAAATCAAGCACAAGACATTAGACCTGGTGGACACGTATAATGGCCGAGAAGTATTTCGCTAAATTTCCATTAATATCATATGCAAATAACGCCGCAGTTAACATTGTTGAGCGCGCTAAGATAACAGACAATGTTTTTAATAATCCGTACGTATGGTACAAATATGACATAAGAAATTTTGAGAGACCTGACCAGATAGCCGACTTTTACTATAACGATGAGTTTATGGATTGGCTATTATACCTCTCTAATCAAATAGTTGATCCCTACTATGAGTGGTATATGTCAGATGATGTATTTTTTGCTTACATAGTCAAGAAATACAATCTTGTTACTACAAATAATATAACACTACTACAAAACAAAGTACATAGCTATATTAATAACTGGTATAATGGTGAAAAGATTAGTATTTCTGACTATAATGCTCTTCCTACTAGCCAACATAGATATTGGCAGCCTACTTACACACAAAATGATGTAATAAATGGATATATTAGAAATAAAGTCGATTGGCAACTAAAAACTAACGCGATTGTTAGCTATGCTGTTAATACAGATGCTAAATTTATCGCAAATGAGATAGTTTTTATCAATTTTGACGCAAATAATGTCGGAAAAGCTCAAGTTTTACAGTCAAATTCATCATATGTGACAGTAAATCATGTTTCTGGACACATTTATAACACACCAAGCGGCTCAAGTTACATTTATGGTACAGAAAGTGCTGCAAATGTCGTATTTACATCAGTAGTCTCAATAGCAAATAATATTATCTCAGGTGAAGAGAGATATTGGGACGCACTTATGATATATGACATGGAAAGAGCAGCAAATGAGTCAAAAAAGAGCATTAAAGTACTCGATAGAACATATTCTATGCAAGTTTCTAAGACATTAACGAAGCTATTATGAGCAATCCTGGTGATCTAGTAGTAAATAGTCTGACTATAAAGGCTTCGGGAGGTACTCTAGACCTAACGAGATCTTTTAGCAGTATGCACATATATGAAAGTATATTTACACCTGGTATTGTATGTTATATTGATGTAGTAGATACTGATGACCAGATTGGAGTTATTAAACTCGTGGGTGGAGAGGCTGTAAACCTATCAATTCAAGTTCCGGGTGGCGATGAACAGACATATAACTTCACAGTTATACACAATCACAATACAACTGGTGTGACTGCTTCTATGAAGTCAAAAATCTACACTATAAAGATGGTGTCAGATGAGGTTATACACGGACACCTTAACTATACTATTAAGTCTGCTGATACTCAGATATCAAACTTAACTAAGCAGATAGTTAAGGATCTACTACACAGTGACAAAGAGGTGATGGTAGAGGACACTCAGGGAAATCAACACATATACCTACATGGCGGTATGTCCGCTCATGATGCAATAGCTATTATAAGACAGAGAGCAGTATCAGCAGAAAACAAGTCTTCATTCTTTGTATTCTTTGAGACTAGAAGCGGTGGTAAGATGGCTTACAAGTTGTCTACTATAGAACAGCTATTCAAGGGATCTTCTGTAAAGACTTTCCAACAATCTGATGCAATTAATAATGATATAACTTCGCAGACTGATAATCAGATACTTGCTCTAGAGATACCAGCACACTTTAGCGCGCTAGACTTACTAAAAGGCGCAGCATCTGATGTTATAACATATGATTTATCTACACAGCAATACACAAAGAAAAGAATAGAGACAAATACTACAGACTATGCAACAGGCGGTACTGGAAAGATGTTAACAGATGATGCTAAAGCTAAGTTTATAAATGCAGCAAAGAATGTTAAGCAGAAAATAGTATTGCAAGATAATCATAGTAGAGCAAATACTCATATAGCCGAGACTATACATGATAAATCAGCTTACCTATCTGCTCTTGCACAGAATTCATTAAAGTTTAGAACATATGGTGATTTTCAATTAGTTCCTGGTGCGGTAATCACATTAAATATACCTGTAAGATCTAGTACGACAGGTAATAAAGATAATGATAAGCAAATGTCTGGAAAGTTCTTGATATCTAGGATACATCACGACATCGGTTTAGCAAGTGAGAGTCCTAGATACACATGCGTAGTAGAGTGCATTAAGGGTAACTTGGAGAATGGCGCATGAGTGAGTTTAGTTTCTTTATAGCTAAAGTAGTTAACGTTATGGACGACCCACACAAGTCCGGGCGCGTTCGTGTAAGAATATTTGGAAGACACGATGATATCGGTAGTTTTCCTGATGATACTTTACCTTGGGCTTTACCAATACAACCTATAACTAGCGCTGCTATTGGTAGAATAGGTACATCACCTCTAGGATTACTACCCGGATCAAACGTTATCGGTATGTATGCGGATCCAGCGCAGCAGTATCCTATGCTTCTAGGAAGTCTTGGAAAGAGTGGCGATCCTGATGGGGGTCCTGTCCAAGATGGTGTTATATCAATTGACCATAATAAGGGTGGTAGTATACCATCATACTCGCAGTCTGGAGCTCCTCTCGATAATATAGCTTATGGGGTATTAGCTGCCGGAGGAGTTGCCGCAGCTATTGCCTTAACTAAGAAACTATACGAGACGGGCAAGGGTCCTGATCCATCGACGCCAAATACTAAAGGCGCAACTATGACAAATGAGGTGAAGTCGAAGCTTCATAACTCTGATGCCCCTACTACTGCTTCAGTTGATCCAAAAGATAAAGGTGGTGTACTCGATCACATAACAAAGGTTGATCCAAGCTCTATATCTGCTACTGTTAAGGGAGCAGTTGCTGGATTAATACCTGTAGCAAAGATGTTATCAGTTAGTAGCCCTGCTGGAATTAGGTCTTTAATGCATGGATCTTTTCTTGGTGGAATAACATCACTTGCTGCACTAGCTGGAATAGGTCCAGTCACATCGATGCTTAGTAGTGCTCTTGGATCTATTGGCATTTTACCAGAAGGAACATTTCCAGACGGAGCTAGATCAATAATAATGGGTGCAATGACTGGTATGTTAGTTGCAGCTGCTGCTAATAATGGTCGACCTGCTGCTCCACAAAAACCGGCAGCAAGTGTTCCAACTGCAACTTCTCCAAAACCCCCATCACAACAAATAGTATCAACACCGCCAAGTGGATATATAAAGCAATACTATGCAGCAGGAATAGATCCTTGGCCTGGTTATATTGTTTGGAAGAATCCAAAAAACTCTAGTATTGAAGTTTATACACTAAGAAATGGTGAACCTAACTGGACATCTGCAGAGCAAGAGATAACATTTAAGCACTCTAGTGATGCTCATACCGGTCTTAATAATATATTAGCAGCAGGTCTAACTGGAGCCGCTGCTGGATTAGCATTAGGTACACTTATGAAGTCTATGGGATCCTCGATACAAGATATGGGTCTCTCGAATATACTTGGTCATGGAATAAATCTCGGCTCCATACTTGGTTCAGCTCCACAACTTCTTGGATTCTTAGGAACAAGTGTTAATAAGATTGTTTCTGGTAGACTTCCTATCTCCGCACTTAGCGGTGGTTTTGCGACAGCTATGGCTGGATTTACTGTCAGTCAAGCACTACTAGCTGCTAAGAAGTCGTCAATGGATGGAATGTATAAGAAGTCAGACTTAGATCAAGATCTCGAGATATTAGAAGCAGCCTTAGCCGTGATAGCTCTTATACAAGCGTTAAATCCTGGTTCATCTTCTAGCATATCAATTCCTCTATCAAACGGTACTATACACACAGTTGGTGGAAATACATCTACTACTACAACTACAGTAATAGGATCTAACTTATTCCAAAACTTACAACTTATATCATAGAGAATATAAATGGCAGACGTCAATAATAAAAAGTATCCAGACACACAGGTGACTCCGGAATATCCATTTGCAAAGGCAACTGTAAATCCGGATGGAAGCGGTTATTATGAGGATCATACTCCTGGATACGAAGCATTTAGAAAGTTTTTCTCTGATGGTAGTCATACTGAAGTCTCAAATAGTCCAGATGGTGGTTTAGGAAGAGAAGTAAAGGCAGCCTTAGGTAAAGTATTCCATAACTTAGCGGATGGTCATAGTCATGTTGTAGGTGGCCACTCAGATGTAAATGTAGCTGGAAACCACAGACATAATGTCGGAGGAGATCATCATGAGGAGCATGCTGGTAATAAGTACTCAGCGACTTCTGGGCATAAAATAGAGTCATCTGGTGGATCAAGTATACAACATACATCCGACGGTGACAAGCATCATATAACATCCGGTAATGTCATAACAGACCATAGCGGAAGTATACACACTAATATTAAGGGTGATATAATTGAGCACGTGGGTGGGCACGGGGGACTAATAGTTTCTGGTGGTGACTATGGGGTAAATATTCAAGCTGGTAATATTGATATAAGTTCTGACATTGGAAAAATACATCTATGGTCACTAGACGAATTAAAGCTTGAGAGCCTGTCTACTATAACACTCAAAGTTGGAACTAATACTATAGTTATTAATCAATCTGGTATTACAATAACTGCAGCGGCTGTAAGTTTCGTAAAGGCGTAATATGGCATTTGCACACAGAGATGGTGATACTAGAGCATGTGGAGCTACTACAATAGCCCATGGTCAAAATTTTGTAACAATAGATGGTAAGCTTTGGTCTGTTGATGGTGACAATAATACTGATAGTGGTGGGGCACTACATCATACACAATCATATATAACTATTGGTGGAATATATGCTATATTAGTCGGAGACCATGCTAGCCCGGATGGTAAGTCTCCTGATATTATTGATGGTGGTGTTACAGCACACGATGATCCAATAGCTACTGGATCAGATAACTTTGTCGACGTATCATAGGAATTCAGATGTCAACGAGAGCAGATAGTTACACACAGTTAACAGGAAAAGTTGAGCAATTTAGTGACTTCTTAGTCAATTTTGACTCACATCCTATAACTGGATCATTGGGTAAGATTACAAATGAGGCGTCAGTTAGACGATCTATAATGAATCTTATATCAACAAACCTTGGTGAAAGACCTTTCCAACCATTTGTTGGATCGACTGTAAACAAAGCATTATTTGAGCCACTTGATCAGATTGCTGCATCTTCTATTAAGGAAAGCATAGTTAAGACTATTAGTTATAATGAACCTAGGGCAAATTTACTGGATGTCACGGTATATCCTGCTACTGATAACAATAGCTTTATAGTTAATGTCGTATTTTCTCTAATAAATACAAATACACCAGTTTCAATAAATGTAGTCCTTAGAAGAGTAAGATAAATGGCCAACAGCTCAATAAACCTAACATCATTGGATTTTGACACTCTTAAGGGCAACCTAAAGACATTTATGAAATCTCAGACTAACTTCAAAGACTATGACTTTGAAGGCTCTAACATGAGCGTTCTTTTAGATGTCTTGGCTTATAACACATATCTTAATAGTTTTTATCTTAATATGGCTATTAGTGAGTCTTTCCTTGACACTGCGCAGATTAGAGACTCGGTTGTTAGCCATGCCAAAGAACTTAATTATACTCCAGGTTCTGCAAAGTCTCCTAGAGCTCTAGTAAATGTTACGGTAACATCAAATGATAATCCAACAGGAATTATAGAAATACCAGCAGGAACTACATTTTCTGGCTATAATGCTAATGGTACGTACATCTATACAACTGATACTAACTATGTTGTCTCATCCGTCTCTAACACTTTTATATTCTCAAATGTAGCTATATACGAGGGTACTTACTTTACAGATAGTTTTTATGCTGACTATACAGTAGAAAATCAAAGATTTATGCTATCTAATTTTAATGTCGACACAGACAGTATATCTGTAAGTGTAGTTAAAGATATAGGAACAAAACCTGTATATTATACAAAAGCCGACAAGATATATGATCTAACACCAACATCTAATGTTTACTTTTTACAAGCTGCAGCTAATAGTCTTTATGAGATAGCATTTGGCGATAATGTATTTGGTCATTATCCAGAAAATGCTTCACTTATTAATATTACATATAGAGTAACTAAAGGAACAGAGGGAGGAGGTATTAATTCTTTCTATTTAGATAAAGACCTAGGCCCGTTTAATCAGTGTCATACAGTCGCAACAGTAGAAACAGTATCTAGTTCAACAAACGGATCTAATTTAGAGAGTATTGAGTCTATAAGATTTAGAGCACCTAGATCTTATCAGACACAAGATAGAGCCGTAACAGTTAATGACTACAAGACGCTGATAATTGATAATTTTCAAGATATAAAAGATGTGCATATTTACGGCGGACAAGATGTTCCCGGAAGCACAAAATATGGAACTGTTTTTATATCTCCAACCACATATTCTGGTAGTGTGTTGTCTAGCCAAAGACAACAAGATTTAATAACTTTCTTAAATACAAAAAAGATTATTAATATCCAAAATGAGATAGTAAATCCTGATTATGTGTATATAGTTCCAACTATTAATACAACTATAGATTATAATAGTACTACTTTATCTCCAGCACAAATAAAGACTATTATAAACAATTCAATTACGACATATAACACAAAGTATCTTCAAATATTTAATAATACTTTAAGATATTCTGACTTTTTATCATATATTGATGCTTCAGATACTAGTATTGTCGGATCACATGTAGACTTTCAATTATATAAAGAGATTACACCAACACTTATTGGAAATCAAACAATAACAAGCGTTTTTAATAACGCAATTAAGCCCGGTAGTGTTACTAGTACAAGCTTCTTAACAGAAGATGGAAATACGTATCAATTAACTGACTATAATCCTAATAATGATACATTTGTTAGAGATACTACTTCTAAAACTTATAAGACAATTAACAAGAATCCAATAATATATTTGAAGCAAATATCTGTTAATAATAATCAATCATATAAAAAAGTTGGTACAATAGACTATTCTACTGGATCTATCACAGTACAAAATTTAAATGTTGTTAGTTTCTTAGAAAATCCTGGTATTAAAGTCTTTGTTATACCTGAGAATGTTGATATTAGTGGAGTCTTTAATAACATTATCGAGATAGATACATCGACTATCAATATTAATCTGGTTCCTAAAATATGAGTATAGAGAAATTTATATCTCCGTTTGTAGAGTCTCAGTTCCCGTCTTTTTATAAGACTGAGGGGCTAAACTTTATAGCATTCGTAAAGGCATATTACGAGTGGATGGAGACTGAAGGACAAGTCATAAACTATTCTCGTCAACTCTTAGATATAGGTGACGTTGATAATAGTCTAGCTCAGTTTATGACTCACTTTAAGAATAAGTACATTAATGGCCTTCCTGAAAATATATTAGCTGATAGACGCTTATTAATTAAGCATATAGTCGATTTATATAACTCAAAAGGAACTAAGAATTCTTATAAGTTCCTGTTTAGAATGATGTTTAATGAGGATATAGACGTTTATATCCCAGCTGATCACTTATTCTCTAGCTCTGCTGGAACATGGGTAAGACCAAAGCATATTGAAGTAGGTGATCATCCTAACTTAAAGTCTTTAGAAGGAAAAGTCATCAGGAGCTCTTCTGGAGCTACTGCAGTCGTAGACTCTTTTTCTACAAAAAGAGTAAAGGGTAAACTTATTAATGTCCTTTACCTTTCTGATATACAAGGCGATTTTTATTATGGTGAAAAGATATATTCACCTGGAATTATAGAGTTTGATAATTATAGTCCTAAAGTATTTGGATCTTTAACAACTATCAGCATATTAAATGGTGGTGCTGGATATAATGTTGGAGATATATTAGATATTAGAGGAACAGGTTCTGATGGTCAGGCTACTGTAGCTTCTATTACACAAAACAATGGTAGAGTTGCGTTTGAACTGATTGATGGTGGATTTGGATATACTGTAAATGCTATAGTATCAGTAGTTCCATCTAATGGATCAGGCAGTGGAGCTACTTTCTCAATAGGAGCTATTGCGGATAAGCAGATACTAAAGATATATCCAGACTCAATAACACCATTACTTTACACTAAATTAGATCAGGACTCGGTTGGATATAACTTAATTATTAATAATGCTTCTGGGTCATTTGCTACAAATGAAAATATAACCGGTACAGGAAATAGTATTATTCTTGATGTAAGCTATATTAGCGGAGGAATATATACCGGAGAAGCACTAACAAATACGTCTATAGGTATAACCGGAGCAAATAAGCTTATTGTCTATAGAAGTGATGGTAACTTACTATATGTAACTGGATCAGAATCTGCTTTAAATTCTCCTAATTTATATAGCAGTGACACACATACTGGAGCTACATTTGTAAGTAATATTACTGGTTCTTCAGTCACTATATTAAATAAACACAATAAGATTACTGTAACAGCAAATGCAGTATTAAACAGCTCTGCTTCTAATTCAACATCTTTATATGTATATAGCATGAATGCTGACACTACACCAGTTGGATATTTTATGCCAGGAGCAACAATTACTGGTACTACTAGTAATACTACTGCAAAGGTTGTCAGTGATACTCGTCTTACTGACTGGAATGTTGGAGGAAGTGTGTTTCCTGCAGCTTTAGGTGTTGTTAATCTTGATACAACGCTTAATAATGCTTTACAAATAAGAAATGTTGAAATAGGAAGAATAGCATATCTTACTAATATAAATCCTGGTTCTGGATATGCATTTAACCCAACTGTTACTATAACTGAACCTATAATATACTCCCTTGGAATTAAAGACGGTAGAGGTGGATTCTGGGGTTATGATGCAGTAGTTAAGGCTAAAGCTGGTACAGCAAATGGTGTTGTTACCTCAATAAGAGTAACCGATTCTGGAGCCGGTTATGTTCCCGATGAATATGTTTATCTTGTTAGCAATACAAATGATGTCGCTGTTTCTGGAATAGCTATTGTGGACTCTACTGGAACTGATCGTGGATATTATGTAAATAATAAAGGATTCTTGAGCGACACCATGTATCTTCAGGATAGTAATTATTATCAAGACTTCTCATATGAGATAGCAGTCCCTAGAATGCTCGACACATATAAGAATATTGTTTTAGATCTGGTCCATCCTGTTGGTATGTCACTATTTGGAAAGTTTGCCGTATCTAGCCGAGTAGTTGGTCAGAAATCTAGACCAGTTTACTTTAATATCTAATTTTTACAATAAATATAAAAAACTATGGATAACTAAATGACCGCAGTCCTAACAATCCACCATTATATTGATATCATTAACTCGTTTGTACAGAATGTACTACACTCGAGAAAAGCATATTATATGTATGTTGGTAAGCCTGATTCTTGGATAGATCAATACGGTGCAAATACAAGTGTTCCATTTCCAACATCTGACTCTGTGACTCAGCACGAGTCACAACTCTATAAAGATATAATTTTTGGTAAAGAGATAACAGCTAACTCTATATCTTATATGGCTCCAAGACACAACTGGTCAAATGGAACTGTATATTCATTTTATGACCAAGATGATGGTGATCTCTACTCTAAAAACTTCTATGTTATGACTGACAATTTTGAAGTCTATAAGTGTATAGACAATGGTGGAGGAGCTCCTTCTACAGTAAAGCCATCATTAAATTCAGCAAATGGAACATTTCAGACAGCAGATAATTATGTCTGGAAATACATGTATACAGTAGACACTGCAAATAACTCAAAGTTTACAAGTTCTGATTTTATCCCTGTTATTCCAAATTCGAATGTTGCAGGTCTAGCAGTACCTGGCTCTATTGATGCAATAAGACTAATTAACCAAGGAAGTGGTTATACGACATATTATAGTGGTTATATTAATGGTCTAATTAATGACTATAATATATCGCTAGATAGAGGGGCTTCATCTATCAAAGATTTTTATGTTGGGTCTACAATTTATTTAAAATCTGGTTTTGGAACTGGCCAGATGAGAAAGATAAAGGCTTACGATGGATTAAATCGTATAGTGAATGTTGATACTCCATTTGATGGCTATACTATATTAAACGTAGCTAATGCTGCTGGTAGTTGGGCTCCTGGAGACCAAGTAACACAAAATATAGATTCTATAGCATATCTTTATTCATCCGGATTCTTTGCGCCAGGTGATCCAGTAATACAGTCAGATACACATGCTAATGGAATAATTGTTACTGCAAATGGTACTTCTCTTAATATAGTTAGAAATAGTGGAGATGTATTATTCACGGATCAAGCTCAAGCATATCCTATAATCAATCAAACACAGGCTCCTGTTCTAAAGAACGGAACTGTTTCTGTTATGAATACTACTACACTGTTTATTAATGCAGTGTCTGGTACATTCCTAACAAATGATTATTCTGTTGGCCAATACATACAGATTGGATCTAACTCAAATAATAACGTAAGACTGATTGAGTCTGTTAATAGTAGTGTTATACAGGTTGACCTTCCATTTAACTCAGCGCTTATCTCTAATGTTCACTATCTTGTACCATATGCAACTACTCCAGATTCTATAGTGCTAACAAGTGCTAATGGTTATATTACTAATACAAATATAAATGGTGCTATTTTACAATATAGTAATGTGTCTATATTAGGCCAGCCATTCATAGTTGGTGAGAAGGTAGACATGGTAGACATATCTAACACAGGTCAAGCTGTTTATGGAACTGTCTCTTTCTCCAATAATAATACACTAATACTGAGCGATATCAATGGTTCTGGATTTATTGGAGAGACTGCAAATACATCTCTTACTCTTGGATTTAATTCAAATACGGGAATATTCAATCCAGGCGATGTTATAGTTGATGCTAATGTAGCAGCTGTAGGAACTGTATCATCTGTCACACCTCAAATTGTGATAACAGCATCTGCTCTTTCTGGAAATGTAATATTTACAGTCGGAGAACCTGTTTATCAAACAAATGGTACTGCGAATGTAGCCACAGGTATTGTATTCTCTTATGCATCTAATACTATTGTTATAGGTAGTCCCACCGGAATATTCTCTAACACTTATCAACTATTAGGTAATACATCTAATGCTAATGCTACAGTAGGAACTATAACTTCTAATAATACTATGGTAATTGGTAACGTTACTGGTGATTTTATTGTAGGTGATAAGATAATAAATCAGACAAATAACAGTTCAAATGCAACTGTTACTAGCATTTATAGTACAAATCATTACGTAAAAGGTGAATCATCTCTACAAAGAGCACACATCGATAAAGTAGTAGGTTATCCTAACATAACGATTAAAAATCAACTTGGTAATTTTACTCTTGGTCAAAAAATATATTCAAGAGATCCTGTTTCACTTACACAAAAAGCATCAGCTAATATAGTATCTTATTTTAACTCAATCAATGAGTCTACACAGTATTCAATATCACCAACTGTTAATATAGATGGTGATGGACAAGGTGCTATGGCATACTCTGTAGTTAATAATAGTATTGAACTATATTATACAAAAATAACCTCAAATAGTAATTTTTACGTTGGTGATGATATAACAGATACTACTGGTGGTGCTACTGGTATCATAACATCTATTAATTCGACAGCAATGATAGTAAATCTAACCTTAAATGAGTTTAGAAAAGATGATATCATTGTTAATAGAAATAGTGTTGGTGCTACTGTATCACAACTAGGAAAGATAATAAACGGTGTTAGTGCAGAGCTTTACTTTACAAGTTCAAATGGTACATTTAATGTCGGAGATATAATTAAAGACACAAATACTGGAGCTCAAGGTACAGTACAAGTTGCAAATAATAATTATGTCCTATTATCCTACAATAATGGATTCTTTAATCCAGGTAATTATTTTATTAGCTCTAGAAATGTAGAGGGACAGATTAGTAGAGCTGTTGTATCTCCTTATAATATTGAAAAAATAGTTATTACTAATACTGGTACCGGTTATACATTTGCTAATATAAGTGTTCAGGCTAATACACTCTATGGCAACGGTGCATCAGCTAAGGGTGTAATATCTCCAATTAAAGGACATGGATCTGATACTCTAGCTGAGTTAGGTGCAAGATATGTTGGAATATCGATGACATTTGATACTGGCTATAATGAAGGTTGGAAGTTTCCTATATCAGGAAACTTTGGTAAAGTCGGTATTATTCAAGATCCTAAGTTTGATGATGTTACAGTAAATCTAGATGCAAATAGCTTTAGTCGTGTTCAACTAGGTTTAACTGCGCAGACTGGTGTCTTTACTGTTGGTGAGATTGTATATCAACCTAATACTTCTGCCGCCGGAATTGTTGTCTATAGTAACACGTCTTATCTTGAACTCCAGAATGTAAAGAACCAATTTAGTAATGGTGGTTACTATTCTAATGGTACAGCCTCTAATGATAATATTGTAGGCCTATATTCTGGAATCACGGCAAACGTTAAGACTGCAAATGTCTCAGTATTCAGTGTGCAGACAAATACAGAGATTGTTACGGAGTTATCGTCTGGTGCAACTGGACTGCTCCAAATTGTATACAGTAACACTGAGCTTAAGTTATCTAATGTTTCTGGTAAATTTACAACAAGCGATACTATCTATGATCCTATAACAAATGCAGTTGCAAATGTTGTAAGTATATACACATCAAATGGTCTGATTGACTCGAGCTCTAATTTTGCTACTAAATTTAATCAGACAGTAAGAATACCTTTAACATCCAATAACTATGCATATATCCCATTTGAGCAGGTCATACAAGACTCTACACTTGCCAGTGGATATGTAATAGATGGAAATACTAATTTTGATGTCGTAATTAGTGGGAATACTACAACATTTATTGTTGGTGATACATTTACTAATAATATAAACACAGTCTCTGGATACATAACTGGAATAGCAAACAGTACATATCTAAGACTATCTGGTGTATCAGGAAAACCATCAATTAATGACGTTATTACATCTGGATCCGGTGCAAATGCTACCTTAACTCATGTATATGACGTTATAATACTAGATAATGTGTCCGGAAATAAGTTCCAGAGTGGCCCTCTGACGTCTGCAACATATATTGTTGGAAAAACATCTAATGCATATGGCCAGAGTCTGCTAAATAATACAATTATATATCCAGATCTTGTAAGGGGTACTGGGGACGTGATATATCTTAATAATATTACCCCTTTCACAGTAAATGCTACTTCGAAAGAAGACGTTAAGATCGTTATTAGTTTTTAAGTTTAGAGGAAGAATATGACACTTCAAACCGATCTATCCCGCTCGCCATACTTTGACGATTTTAATCCAAAGTCAAGCTATTATAGAGTTCTCTGGAAGCCAGGTAGTTCTGTACAGACACGCGAGCTTAACCAGATCCAATCCATGCTACAGGAACAGATAGCTAAGTTTGGTAAGAGCATCTACCAAGAGGGATCGGTCATTGAGGGATGCACATTTAGTTTTGACAATAAGAAAGATTATGTCAAGATTAGCGACAACTACGCTAATAACTTTGCATTTACTATCTCGGACTTTAAAAATCAATATGTTTATAACAATAACGGTCTAAAGGCATTTATTGTAGACACTATTAGTGGTCACCTATCAGACTATGCTACCGGAAATACTAATACACTTTATATTAAGTATCTTAATAGTGTAACATATGCTAATGGTAATGTACAACAAAAATTTGATGCTAATGATACTCTTGTCATAACAAGTTCAGCTAATATTGCAATAGGTAATGTAATAGTAGCAAACAGTCTAACAAATCCTACTGGATATGGTTATTCTATGACTACTACAGAGGGTGTTATCTTCAAAAAAGGTACATTCCTATATGTCACACCGCAAACAATTATTGTGACACCATATACAAATGTACCAGACCAATTGTCTGTTGGTTTTGACGCTATTGAGTCGATCGACAATGCAGTTGCTAATAATTCTCTATATGATAATGCTGCTGGCTCGCCAAACTATCTTGCCCCTGGAGCCGACCGTCTCAAGATATATCCAACTCTAGTTACTAGAGCTACACCGGATATTGCAAACAATAATTCATTCTTCTCAATTGCAGACTTTAAAAACGGTGCGGTAGTTACATTAAGACAAAATGCTCAATATGCTGCCATAGGCGCCGAGATGGCTCGTAGAACATATGAGACAAATGGTGACTTTGTTATTAATCCATTTATATTGAATACTTCAAATAAAGCTAATACTTCTGATCCACTATATTCTAATAATGTAAATCTTATTGTTAGCCAGGGTCTTGGTTATGTAGAAGGCTATAGAGTACAGTATCTTAATAACAATATTGTGAACTTAAGAAAGGCTACAGATTATAAGTCTGTATCTCAACAAAAAGTATCACTTAACTTTGGTTACTATGTTCTTGTAAACAATGTTGCAGGTGAATTTGGAAGTTCTGGTGCTATTATACAAGTTGACTTATATAATACTGCATTAAACGCAGTTTCAACAGGTCATTTACTTGGAACAGCTCCTTCTGCTAGTAATAAAATAGGAACTGCTTATGTTAAGGGATTTGCATATAGTGGAATAGGAACACCAGGAACTGGTGATGCCCAGTATGAATTATACATCTTCAATATTGTAATGAATGGTGGTTTTAGATTTGAAGATGTTAGAAATATAGTATACAATAGCTCGTCTCCTGTTGGTATAGCTGATGTGGTATTACAGTATAATGCTACTACGGCTTCAAACACTGCAGTAATACAGTCACCACAAAATAACGGTCTTATCTATCCATTTGGCCAAAAAGCTATTGTCACTAACTCATTTGTAAATCAATCTTTCTTATATAGAAGAAAGACAACAACTACATTTTCTACATCAGGAATAGCCACGGCAAATGTCAGCTCTTCTGGCGCAGGCGCGGGTGTGGAGTCATTCCCATATCTTGGTTTACTATCACCTGCACAGGAAAATGACTTTCATATTGTAGCTACACAGACAGCTAAAACTGCAAACTTGACAGGTAACGTTGCAGTGACAGCATCTAATAATATTGTTACTGGTGTTAGCGGTCCTACTTCGTTCTTAACAACATTCCAACCCGGTGATTATATAACTATTAATCACTCGACTCCACAGACAGTACAGATCGTAGCTATTGCAAATAATATATCGATGACTGTCACACCTACTATAGCAGCGACAAATGCAGGAACTACATTTACAAAAACTATTCCAGCAGGATCAGTCATTCCATTCTCTAATCGTTCAGGCAGAACAATTAATGTGTCAAGCCAACAGGCTATATTAACGATAGGTGATATGACACCGACTGGATCTTTCTCGGCTGATGTATTCTTTAGTGTTAATAGATCAACAGCAAGTAATACAAGTCCAACTATCTCTATTAAGAAAGTAATTAATAGAGATGTCTATGTAAAGATAGACTGTTCGAATAATGTTGGAGGTGTATCTGGTCCTTGGTCACTTGGTGTTCCAGACGTTGTTAGTGTTGACGGTATCTATATTGGAACTAATCATACGTATTCTAATACTGGAACAGACTATTCAAGTTATTTTACACTTGATAATGGCCAGAGAGATGCTCACTATGATCTAGCTAAGATCTCTATAAACACATCAACTGCCGGCGGTATTTTATCAAATACATCTACTATATTAGTTAAGATGACTGCATATACATACAATACCTCGCAGGGTGTTGGCTTCTTTACAGGTGATTCTTATCCTATAGATGATGTGCATGGATCTGCAAATACTAATGCAATAGTCACAGCACAGATTCCTGTTTATACAAATAGTAAGGGTAATGTGTTTGATTTAAGAGACTCCATTGACTTCCGTCCATACGCTACAAATACTGCAGTAGCAAATGCGACAACAGTTGCTGCAGCTACCATTAATCCTTCATCTACACTAACATTTAGTAGCACACCGTATCTTCCTACTCCAGACTCTTTATTCCAGACAGATCTCTCATACTATATGAAGAGAATTGATAGAGTAATGATGAATACTGCAGGAAGTGTTGTTGTCACAGAAGGAATTCCAGATTCAGTAAATCCAGTTGCACCTCTCGAGAGAGCTGGAATGATGACTCTTGGTTTTGTAACAATACCACCATATCCATCATTAGCAACAACTGATGCAAAAACATATAATAGATATGACTACGCTATAACATCTACTCTCTTACAAAATAAGAGATATACGATGCAGGATATCAAAAAGATTGAGAAGAGAATCGATAATATCGAGTACTATACTTCTCTATCATTATTAGAGCAGTCTGCTGCTAGCCTTCAGACAAGAAGTGCTACTACTGGTCAAAATAGATTCCAGAATGGAATCTATGTAGAGTCATTTAAGGACTTTAGCAGATCAAATACACTTGATCCAAAATACTATATTGGTCTTGATACTGCTTCCGGTGAAGCAAGACCTGCTCACTCACAATTTAAGAGTAATTTTAAATTTAATAGTCAATTGAGTACTGGTGTTGTACAACACGGCGAGCTTGTGATGCTAAACCACACAAGTAATAATATATACATATCTCAAGGATATGCTTCAAGATATAGACCATGTGTTGAGGGTAACATCTACACATATAAAGGTAATATTACTCTTACTCCATCTGGTACAGATTCACCTGATACTACAGTTGCTCCAGATATTGTTAATAATCTTGACTTAGCACAAAACTTCTTGAACTTACAAAATGCTTGGGGTACACAGTGGGGTAACTGGGTTGTTGCTTCGTCTACAAGTAGTAATACGCTTCTTAACGCTTCAAGCACAACTACACAAACAAATCCAGACGGTAGTAAAGATAGTACAACAAATACACAAACACTAGTTACTACACAAACAAATGTTACAAGAGTTGGAACAACACTTACAAATACAGTAAGTGACTCCAACTTAAATCTTGGTACATTTGTCAATAATATCAGCATACTTCCATACCTAAAGGCTGCTACTATAAGATTTAAAGTTAGTGGTATGAAGCCAAATACTAAGTTATATGCCTACTTCTCTAATGTACCAATGTCTACACACTGCTCACAGTACATATATGATACTAATGTACCTAATTCTCCAGGAGTTGGTGATGCAAGAATACTAGCATATTTTGGTGAGTCAGCAGGATATAAGTATGGAGAATGGCGTCGTACTGGTACTGGACCTACAGTTTATGGATATATGGTTGATGCGCCGAAAGATGTCAATAATATCAATTATGCATGTACTACTGATAGTAATGGTACAGCTACTGGTATATTCTATATTCCACCTAATACATTTAAGGCAGAAGAGAATATATTTTTATTAACAGATATATCAAGCCTTGAACAAGGTGAGAATGCAGTAACAACAACTGCATCAACAACATTTTATGGATCTAAGCTAGCATTTAGTACACAAACTTCAATATTAAGTACAAGACAGACGGTCCTTAATTCTACAGAAGTTAATGAAAGTGCTACTGTTTCCGGACTAGCTGTTGTGAACTCAACAACACTATCTCATACGGTACCACCTGCTGTTCATAATGGAGACAGTTGTGGTTGTCATTGTATTATTTGCACCAAGCTATATCAGATGGGTCTAATGGATGAAGATACATTTATTGCTGACCAGATGTTTGGTGAGGCATTAAGAGCTTCAGACCCTGAAGTTTATTGGGGCTATATTCGTTGGGCAAAGCATGTTGTTAACTGGTTGTCTGGTGATACCCCTAATGTTATGATCTGGATCAGAGACCCAGAGAAGCGTAGAAAGAGAGAGCTCGAGCTTACAACAAAGATCACTCATAGAATTGCTACTCCGTGGGCACAGCACATGCAGTATCTGATGGGAATGAGAGAGAAAGATAATCTAGCTGGTAGAATTATAATGGGTATTGGAAAGCCTATAAGTAAGCTTATATCGAAGCTTCCAAGATCCAAGCCGTTAGAGGAAGAGAACATAAGCAGATTCACCTCGTGTGCAATGATCGGCTTATTCTTCATTCTATATTCTATAAGTAAGGTATTTGGCGGAAGATTCGGCTTTCCAAAGACAATAAATATTTAAAATCTAGAGGACACATAAAATATGAAGCCTATTGGACAGACATTTTTCGTCAATGAGCCACCATCACCTACTGGTGTGGCAGGAGTATACATCACTAAAATAGCAGTATATTTCCAATCCGTTAGTGCTACTAATGGTGTTGAGATGCAAATCAGAACAACTGAAAATGGTTCTCCTACATCAGAGAGTCTTCCGTTTGCTAGTAAAAAACTATATATCGGTGATACTTACGATGGAAATCCTGCAATTCGTGCTTCTATAGATGCCTCTGTTCCAACAATATTTGAGTTTGATACTCCTGTATTTGTTCAATCTAATAAGTCATATGCATTTGTTGTAGCTCCTATGGGCGGAGACCCTTCATATAATATCTGGACTGCAGTTGTTGGTGACCAAGATGCAACTACACAGACACCTATCTATACCAATAATGATTCTGGAGACTTATTCTTATCATCAAATGATAGAGATTGGACTCCTATTATAACCGAAGATATAAAATACCAGATATACATTGCTAACTTTACTTCTTCATCTGGATCTGCATATTTTACTACCCCTGACGAAGAGTGGATTATATTTAATAATCCAACTGCTCCATTCTATTTAAGAGAACAGATTGTATTTAGTAACGGTTATTATAACATAGCAGTACTGACAGTTACAGGAAATACTGGAACTATTAGTATCGGAGATACAGTTTCTCAGGGCACTGCAAATGGTATTATCTATAATGTTGCAAGTGGTACAATAAGTATTAAATCTGCTACTGGAGCATTTGGTAATGGTCTCTTGCAAGATATAACTACAGGTGCAAATACTACAGTATTAACATATTCACAGAATGTTGTAACATCTACTGGATCGAATACTATAACTGTTCCTGACTCAAGTATATTTGCTTATGGACAAGCAATACATATTTCTCCGGCTGACTTATCAACTACACAAGTTGTTAGTATAACCGCTATACCTACTGGAACAACAATACAGGTTAATAATGCTATAACATTCACATCGTCATCAGCTCGTTATGGAAGACTTATTAATGATGGTCTATTAACTGGATTTTATTCTGGTAGTAAGATTTATCCAAACACAGATAATAATTATTATGGCATTCTTGACTCTAGTAGCTCAAATAGCTCTGTTAATTTTAGTGGTATCTCTAATGTTGCTATGATAGGATTATCATCGGGATCTAGTGCTAACTTCTATAAAGTATTTGATCCAGTTTATAATAGCATTACTCCGCAGTTGTCGTCTATAGCTCCTGCAAATACAGATCTCGTATTCTCTTTCCAAGGTCTTGCAAATAACTCTTCAAGAGATGCAGATCCATCATTTATCCCTCTTCATAATGAAACTATTTTGGAATTAACTGACATAGAAAGAATAGCTATGTCTAGAAGTAACGAGTATTCACTTTTACCTGGTGGTAGATCTGGAACACACTCTGTTACTGTTAAAGTTGATATGGACAGCGCAAATAATAAGATATCACCTGTTGTTGATACTATTAGAACAAACGTAGTTTATACACAAAACTTTGTACCACAAGATTATCAACTAAGTGGTTATTACCTAACTATTAATGCTACAAGTTCTGTAATCTCTAAGGGTAATATTATAACACAGACAAGTTATGGTAATACTGCTTATGGAACAGTTGAGTATGCCAATAATACATTTATTAGACTTGTAAATGTAAACGGAGCATTCTCACCTAATGCTGCATTTACAGATAGTACTACTGCAAATACTGGTTATGTTTTTAATGCAGAAGCATTTAATGAAGCTAATAATAATGGATATTATCTTGCATCTAGATATATCTCAAAGAACATTATTCTTGCAGCAAATCAAGATTCTGAGGATATACAAGTCTATATTGGAGCATATCGTCCAGCAAATACAAATGTACACATGTATGCTAGAGTACAGCACTCTGCAGATAATGACTCATTTAGTAGTAAAGCATGGACGAGACTTGCCGAGACTAGTGATAATACTCTATTAAGTAGTAGAATAAACAGCCATGATCTTGTTGAGATAACTTATGGTTTTAACAAGAGTAAGATGCTCTATGGTGCAAATAGTATTACAAATACTTCTATTACTACTGTTACATGTCCATCTACAATAGGTCTAACAAATAACTCATTCATATATCTACTATCAGATGCTTCAACAAAGAACTTTAATGTTAGACAAGTACTATACGTGACAAACTCCACATCCTTTGTCATCGATCGTGCCCCATCATTTAACTCAACAAATGCAGCAATTGGTGTAATCCCTGGGATAGAGTCTACAACCTCTGCATTCTTATATGACCAGAACTACAATATCGTTAGATACTGCACAATAAATGATGCTGTGTATGATAGCTACATACAATATGCAATGAAGTTTATCCCAGTTGCTGATAGCACATCACTAGTTCCTAGAGTCAGTGATCTAAGAGTTATTAACCTACAGGCATAATATGAGTGAGTATCTTAAGGTAAAAGATAGACCTGATCTTGTTAGGGATATGCATAGTAAAGCTATCCTTAATAAAGATGTAAATGCTTTGAATAAATATAGAGAAGAGAGAGATTTTAAGTTAAGATTAGCTAATGTTGTTGAAGAACACAATAATCTTAAAAAAGATGTCTCAGAGATAAAAGATCTGCTCACTAAAATACTAGAAAGAATCCAATAATGAGTATACCTGTTTCACAGATTACCACTAGTCAGACGTTCGGCGCGTGGCTACAGGTAACTAACTATATAACTCAAATCATATCGACAAATACGGTAACTGCCGACTCTAGTCTTGGTGGTTCTCCGACTACTGGAAACTCATTTGTCAATGGTCATTTTGGATCAAATAATATACATGTTAGTACTGTATCAGGTGGAAACTTAACCACAACTGGTGTTTTAACAATAACTACAAATGCTACTATTAACTCTGTAGCATCTATAGGAAATACTCTAGTAAACACCACAATTGGTTGGACTGGCGATGGTAATAATGCAATTATATCATCATTTACTAATAACAACTCACAGTCTAAAATATCTCATACTAACTCAAGTAATGGTGTTAATGCATCGACAGACTTAGTTCTATATGATACAAATGGAGTATTGTCTAATAATTTTATCGATATTGGTATACGTGGATCATACTATACCAATACAGCATGGACAATAAGTGGCGCATCTGATGCTTATGTTTATGTCGGAAACACAAATCTTTCTATCGGTACGGGTGGAGCAAAGTATATAAACTTCTTTGCAAACGGAATACATGCAAATAATGAGGCTATGCGTATTACAGCCGGTGCTAATGTCGGCATAGGTAATACTAATCCAGACGCAACTCTTGCTGTTACTGGAACTGCTAATGTATCTGGAAATACTACGATCGTAGGTTCTATAACCGGTGGAAATACAATATCAATTCTTGGTGCAGCAACACTATCTAATACTTTATCTGTAACAAATTCCGTTACTATGTCAAACACTCTGTTTGTAAATGGAGCTGTATCATTTGGAAATACCCTCACTGTAACTAATACATCGTCATTCTCTAATAATGTATTGGTCACAGGTAATACAGTATTATCAAATACCCTTCAAGTAATAGGTAATACTACTTTATCTAATACTTTATATGTTGTTGGGGATACTTCACTTAACAATACACTTGAAGTCGCCGGTGCAGTTACATTATCAAATACACTCTCAGTAACTAACAGTGCAGTATTTTCTAATACTATAACAGTAACAGGTAATACAACACTATCAAATACATTACTTGTTGTTGGTGCAACTACTCTATCAAATACTCTTGGTGTTACAAACTCAGCAACATTCTCAAATACAGTTTATGTTACTGGAGCTACATATCTACTAAGTCAATTAACAGTAACAGGTAATACTACTTTATCTAATACTCTAAATGTTGTTGGCGCAACTACTCTATCAAATACATTAAATGTAACTAATACTGCAACATTATCAAATACACTAGTAGTTGTAGGTAATGTTACATTATCAAATACAATATTAGTTACTGGAAATGCTACATTCTCTAATGATGTTCTAGTCATTGGAAATACGACACTTAGTGGTGCTTTAAGTGTTACTGGTCCGGTTGCTCTTGCAAATACTCTTTCTGTGACTGGAGCAACAACACTATCAAATACACTAAATGTAACTAATGCTACGACACTGTCTAATACTCTTATTGTTTCTGGTGCTACAACACTATCTAATACATTAAGTGTAACTAATGCTACAAGTCTCTCAAATACTCTTAGTGTTACTGGTGCTACTACTTTAGCAAATACTTTGACTGTTAGCAATGCAGCAGTGTTCTCAAACACTATGTTAGTTACTAATACTGCAAATTTCTCAAATACGGTTAATATTACCGGTAATACAACCCTATCAAATAATATGTCGGTTGTCGGTTGGGTTGGAGTAGGTAATAATAGCCCTGCGGCAGTAGATAAGTTAAGAGTTGAAGGCCAGATTGGAGCTTATGGAAACGTTTGGAGTAATTCCGGTTATGTATTTGCTAACAACTTAGCTATAGTAGGTGACGGAACTAATGGATATATTACTCCAAATAATACAAATGGTACATTAAGTTTAGGTGCCAATAATACTTCGTGGTTAGTAATAAGCGCTGTAAATTCAACTAATGCTCTTATTAATGGAGTAAACGCAAATATAAATGCCGCATCATTTACGGTAGCTACAAACCTAATAGCTAATACTATAGGTGTGTATCATACAGGAACTGTGAATGCTGCTACCATATCGATTGGAACAGTACTTTTTGCAAACGCAACAAGTATGACATATACAAATGCTGTTAACTTCTCTAATACATTAACCGTTGTTGGTAATACTGTATTATCAAATAATATCACTGTTGCTGGATTTGCTAGTATAGCTAATACGCTTAGTGTTACTAATGCAGTTACATTCTCAAATACTTTAACTGTTGCTGGTAAATCACAATTTAATGGAAACGCAAATGTTGCCGGTAGCTTTGGTGTTGCTAGCTATGCTAACGTAGCAGGTAATCTAACAGTTGATGGAAACCTAGTAGTTGCCGGTACTATGGCATATAATGGTCTAGTACAAGGAAGTCTAAACCCAACAAGTAATGCTTATACACTTGGAAATACAACAAATAGATGGGCACTGTCTGCACTATCTGGTGACTTCTCAAATACGCTTTCAGTCACTAATAGCGTAACATTCTCAAATACATTAACTGTTGTCGGAACATCAACATTTAATAAAAATGTATTAGCTAATAACTTTATATCAAATAATTATGTTATAACAAATGGAATTGGATATACCGTATCTAATACAGTTTCTGGATTTAGTGCTATTGGTGATAACTTAATTGAGTCTATACCTGTTGCATCTTACAGATCTGCAGACTATGTTATACAGGTAACTGAGCCTTCTACAACAAATAACTATCAGATCTCAAAATTATTGTTAGTCCATAATAATACACAGGCATTTACAACCGAGTATGGTATATTCTATACAAATACTGCAGCTGGTCCAATTGCTACATTTAGTGCAAATGTTGACAGTGGAAATGTAAGACTATATGCTAATGTTATATCACAGACATCTGCGGTTATTAAGTTTACAAAGACAGCTATAGTACACGAATAAGGATAGACAGCCATGGCATTAAAAGCCAATATAACCATTGACCAAGGAACTACTTTCAGTACGTCAATAGCTATGTCTGACGCGGCAAATAACCCGTTAGATCTATCAGCATACACTGGATATGCTCAAATCAGAAAATGGTATAGCTCTGTCGCCCACACTAATTTTCATGTTACACTAGCACTTGGAGCAGTGACTTTGGCATTGACACCTGAACAGACCAACCTATTAGCTCCTGGTAGATACGTATATGACTTAGCACTAGTTGATCATGCTAATGCTGTCACTCGCGTTATTGAAGGTGTCATAACAGTCACACCAAAGGTAACATCACTATCCGATTATGCAAATACACCATAAAGATTAAGATATGGCAGTACAGGTAAGACTAGCTACAAGTGCACCGGCAATTAGGGCCAACACTGCTGCTTTGACGGCCACTGCAGCAGGTGCATCTCAGCAAGCTACTTCATTGAAGACAACTCCGGTTGTACAGGACTATATAAAAAACCTAATGGATGTCGTGGAGACCGACCTAGTAGCCGGGGCTACACTTGTTTATAATGCTAATACACATAAATACGAGATAAAACCAATTGAAATATCTAACCAAATATTGGATGGCGGTACTTTTTAGGGGAAACTCATGGCAGAGATCGACGGACAACCTGCAAAAGTAAAGACATCCAATGAAGTAAAACATAAATTTGTACACGAGCTTCTCGATGTATCAGAACACAATCCTCCCAATGGCGGGGTCTTAGTTTGGAATGATCAAACGAATAAATACGAGGTGAAAATTATAGACCTGAAAGTTATTGTGCTGGATGGCGGGCTTTTTTAAAAAAGGGACAAACTAGATGGCCAATTATATCCAGATTAGAAGAAGTAATACCAGCGTATCACCAGCAAATACATTGGTCAGTGGTGAGTTAGCATACTCATATGCAGCAAATGTGCTATATGTCGGTGCACAAACTGGTATCTCTGGTACTGGTTTTAGAATCGGTGGTGCCCAATATATTTACCTAGATAGAGCAGCAGTAGGTAATCTAACAGCAAATGCTGCAGTTATTGTTGACGGTAACTCATTTATCTCCAATACCTATACTTCTGGCCTAGTTATTAGCCCATCTACCAGCAGCCCAACATTAGTAATTAACTCGGTATCTGACTATAACTACTCAAATACGGTACTCGGTGCACTTCAGGGAAATAATGAGCTCGTAACGGCCAATGCAATCGCTCACTATGTTCAGACACAAGTTCTTTCTGGTGGTGTCTACGCTAACGGCGCTCCAGCATCCGGATCTAATGGAGCACTACAATATAACGATCAGTCCTCTGGTTTTAATACCATCGCAGGTGCTGATAATCTCCATTATGATAAAACAACTGGTACTCTTACTGTAGGTAATACCTCTTCCCATGTTCACATGGGATATATTACCGATCTACAAGCTACCCAAGAGAATCAGGGTAACCAAAATAATTATATTCAGGCGATGATTCAAAACTCAAACAATGGTATTGAGGCATCAGCTGACTGGGTTGCATATAATGATGATACATCATATAGTACCTTTATCGATATGGGTATTACCAGTTCTACATATGCAAATGCAAGTTCTACAATAACACCTGCTGGAACTGGTTATATCTATACCGGAAACGCGGCCCTTGCTATTGGTACAAATGCTACTAGCAGTAATGTTGTTATCTTTACTGGCGGTCTGATGGCTGCTAATGAGCGCATGCGCTTTGATTCTACTGGTAATGTTGCTATCGCTACAACAGACACAAGTCTAGCTACATTTACTGTTAATGGAACCGCGACATTTACTGCTGGTATATACGCAAATGGTGGTCTAGGTTCAAATGGATATACACTTCATAGTAATGGTTCTGCTCTTTACTGGGATAATCCTACTGCTGGTGCAGCTGGTGCAAACACTGAGATCACATTTAATGAGAATGGATATGCTAATGGCAATCCTAACTTTACATTTGATGTTACAAGCAATACACTAACTGTTAACGGCACAATCAACGTTGCATCAATCTCCGCTAACGGTTCATTAGGTACTGCAGGTCAAGCGCTTCACTCTGATGGTGCTAACCTTTACTGGGCAAACAGCTCAGCAGTTGCTGGATCTGATACATGGGTGCAGTATAATTTCGGTGGTACAACTACCGGAGCAGATGCAAATCTAGCATTTGACTATACTACTGGCACTTTAACAGTATCAAACACTGTTAGAACAGCTATATTCAATTTATCTGGTTCAAATACAACATTTACTGATGCCGGAAATAGTGTTGTTATCGGCACTGGCATGGACCTTGAGAACACTAATTCCGATAGAGTAGCAATTGGATCATCTGCTGGATATTCTAGTCAAAATACTGCTGCAATAGCCATTGGCTTAAATGCTGGTAACTATAGACAACATGTTGATGCAATTGCTATCGGCGAGGGAGCAGGCTATTCTAATCAGCATATCAATGGTATTGGTATTGGTTATGAGGCTGCTTCTAATAGTCAACTATGGGATGCTATCGCAATCGGTGCTCAAGCTGGTTATGAGTCTCAGAGTTACTATAGTATTGCTATTGGTAAGGGTGCAGGCTCAAATACTCAGCAAGCGTACTCGGTAGCTGTTGGTAGATTTGCTGGTTCAAATAGTCAACAAAGTTCAGCGGTAGCTATCGGACAATATGCTGGTTATGATACACAAGGCGAATATTCTATAGCAATCGGTGACCGTGCTGGTTATACAAATCAGTCAACAAATGCCATTGCTATCGGTGTTGAAGCTGGTTATTCTGGACAAGCTGACTCTTCTGTAGCTATCGGTAACTATGCTGGTAATGACAGTCAGAATACAAATGCTGTAGCTGTAGGTTCACAGGCTGGTGAGCAAAGCCAGCAAGAACAAGCTGTAGCTATTGGTTATCAAGCAGGTAACTACGATCAAGGCGAGCGCGGTGTTGCAGTTGGTACTTATGCCGGTGCTAATAATCAGGGCAGCGAGACTGTAGCAATTGGTTATGAAGCTGGACAAGCAAATCAGACATCTGATGCTGTTGCAATTGGATCTCGCTCGGCTTCAGTATCACAGGGTGATAGCGCTGTTGCGATTGGCTATAAAGCTGGACAGATATACCAGGGTAACTCTGCTATCTCTGTTGGTCAAAATGCTGGTCAATATAATCAACAAGATAGCGCGATTGCGATTGGTCGTTATGCTGGTGACCAAGGACAAAGCGCAGGTGCTATTGCAATCGGTCTATATTCTTCTACAGGAACTGATGATGTATACTATACTCCAACATTTAACAACGGCGACACGACATGGTTGATTGACGTATCTGGAGACGGTGGAGAGTTAGATTACTTTGTAGCACAATATCTAGCAGACACTGATCGTAAAGTATATGTAACAGGCCCTGGAGTACAACCGGGTACGTTTATTACTTCAGGATCAGCAGGTACTTACACAGTAAACCTTGCTGCTGTTGATAATTCGAGCGGAACGGTACTGATTACATATGGTGGTCAAGGCGAAAATGCTGTAGCTATTGGTTCTGGAGCGGGTGATAATTTCCAGGGAGCTAACACTGTTGCTATAGGTTATTATGCAGCTTCAGCTAATCAGAAGTTTGGAGCTGTTGCTATCGGCTTAAACTCGGGTGCAGCTGATCAAGGCTATCAAGCTATCGCTATCGGTGAGTCTGCTGGTGCAGCTAATCAGGCATATCAAAGTATTTCATTAGGTTACTATGCAGGTTCTAATGGACAGCACGAGCGTGCTGTTGCTATGGGTTACTATGCTGGTGCAAACGGTCAGGGTATTAAGGCTGTTGCTATCGGTCGTTCTGCCGGTCAAGACTCTCAAGGTCAAGACTCGATAGCTATCGGTCATCGTGCCGGTCAGACAACTCAAGCAGTTGGAGCTATTGCCCTTGGACGTTATGCTGGTCAGACAAATCAGGGTAATAATTCAATAGCTATCGGTTATATGGCTGGTGTAACAAATCAGGGTAACAACTCTATTATCCTGAATGCGAACGGAACAACACTTGATACTACAACAAGTGGTTTCTTTGTTGATCCTATCCGCAATCTTGTTGCTAGTAGCAATAATTCAAGTAACTTCTTGTTCTATGATACTACTTCAAGAGAACTAAGTTATTCTTCACTAGTAGATGCTCTAGCAAGTAACACATTAAGCATTGGTAATACCACAGTTAATACATTCATCAATTCTTCATCGATGAATGTTAACTCAATTACAGTTGCCAATATCTACTCAAATGCTACTATTAATGCTGCATCATTTACAATTAATGGTAATCTAACAGCTAATAGCCTTGGTATCTATCTTGGTACCGGTACATATGTAAATGCAGCAGCAGTTAATGCAACATCACTTGGTGTTAACGGTGATGCTATAATAACAGGTAACCTGACAGTTCAGGGTACTCTAACGACTATCGATACCACGCAGGTAGCGATCGCTGATATTAACTTAAAGCTAGCATCTAATAATGCCTCTGATGTTGTTGACTTTGGTTTCTATGGACAGTATAATGTAGCTAATACAACATACTACTCTGGTCTCTTCCGTGATCATACTATGGGTGATGCTACTCATGCTGTCTATCACCTATATTCGACTTCTACAGAACCAGGTATGACAGCACCATATGTTGTAGACGGTACTGATCCTAGCTATCATCTATCAACTCTTATGTCTTACCTTGATACCGGTAAGGGATTTGTTGCTAATGCTACTAACATAAGTATCACAGGCAATAGTACTGTCAACGTAGCTATATCAGCTAATACTCTTCACCTTGACTCTGCTCTACCTGCAAATTCTGGTGGTACAGGTCTTAATACATATCTTGCTGGTGATATTATATTTGCTTCTGGTTCATACTCGGGCGGTGGAGAATCATCTACAACTCTTACAACTCTATCTGTTCCGATTGCCGCAGCTAACGATCAGATTCTTATGATTAAAAACAACTTGCCAGCGTACTCTGATACGATTGATGGCGGAACATTCTAATAGGAGAAGAAAATGGCAACAATCGCCGATCAAGTAACTGCCAATACAACTGTACAGACATCAGTAACGTCGACAGGTTATATGGTAACAGAGATACACGAGGATGTAAGAAACAAGTCTGTACACGCTACAGTCGAGTTTGCACCATTTACTCGTGGATCTAGAAAAAAGACAATTGCTGTCTGGGAAGGAACTGCATATGAAGCAGTTAGAGATACCTGGACCAATGCTGACCTACTAGCAAAGGTTGCTACCTTAGTTTAACAGTGAATAGGACTATTATATCATGGATTCAGATTTTGTAAACCTTTATATTGAAAAACTTTCGGCTAGAGTCGAGTTAATGACAAAGAACGAGATCATATATCAAGTTCAACTCGACCTAGCCAAGAAAGCCGCAGCAGCCTTATCAGCAGATAATGAGGAGCTGAAGCAACAGATATATAAGCTTGAAGCCTCCTTAAATAAGAAAGCTTCAAAGACAACTAAGGAAGACTTTTAACCCTCGGTTTCTACCGATTGATAGGGATGCCAGATGGCTAGTAAGATTATTATCAGAAGGACTACGGTATCAGGAAGAACTCCTAATACAGTAGATCCTACCAACACACAGTTTATTAATACTGGAGAGTTGGCCCTCAACCTGACAGACAAGAAGCTATTCTCGTCTAACGGCACTTTGTCGTTTGAGATCGGGTCTAATCTTACCAGCCTTGTAGTATCAAATACTATATTCCTAGGAAACAGTACAGTCAACACGACTGTAAATTCAAGCTCCATCTACATAGCTAACTCTACAGCTAATACCTTAATCAAGCCAGGTAATGCTGCACTATTTGGTTCGGTTATTCAGGTTGGTAACTCTACAGTAAACAGTGTCATAACAAGTTCTGCTATTGCAGTCAATGGTGACTATGTAGCTACAAATAACTATGTACAGAACACATTTATTACAAATGTTACAGCCTATAGTGTATTTGCTCTGGCCGCAAACGTTACTAACTCTGTCGACGCAGTTATATCTAACACACTTAATGTAGCTAATAGTCTTTTTGTTAATACTACAGCTATAAGCATATCTAATAATATAGCTTTATACGCTAATGGCGAGTTTGGTGGATCAGGCACATTCTTATCATCAAATGGATCAGGTGTTTATTGGGCAGCAGCTGTAACACCATCAGATCTATCAGTAAACTCAATAAGCATAACTGGTGGAAGATTAGCAGTAGGTAACTCACTAGTTAATGTAGAAATATCTAATAACTCTATTAAGATAGGTAACTCCACATCAAACATAGTTATTAACTCAACTATGATTATAGCTAATGGTTCTGCTGGTGGTAATGGAAACTATCTTACATCTAATGGAACATCCATATATTGGACTTCATCTGTTACTCCAACAAATCTAACAGTAGACAATGTAGAAGTTAGTAATGGCCATGTATCTGTTGGAAACTCAACAGTAAACACAATAGTATCTAATACCGGTCTTATTGTAGGAAATAGTACAGTAAATTCTACTGTTAATTCAACATCATTTTCCGGTACTTCAAATAATGCATTGTATCTCGGTGGAAATAGTGTATCTACTATTCTTACGTATGCAAATAATAAAGCAGCAAATGCATATTCAAACGCAACAAGCTATGCTGATTATGCTGCTGAAAATGCCTATTCAAATGCTGTCTCATATACTGATATTGTTGTGTCATCTAATGCTACAACAACTTACTCTAATTCAGTAGCATATACAGATATAGCTGTGGCAAATGCTTACAGTAATGCTGTGACTTATACTAATAATAAGGCAGGAAATGCATATTCCAACGCGGTAACATATGCAGGAAATGCTGCTGCAAATGCCTACTCTAATGCAGTAAGCTATGCAGACCTAGCTGCAACAAATGCATATTCCAACGCGGTAAGTTATGCTAGTAATGTTGCTGGAAATGCCTATAGCAACTCAGTCACATATACAAATAATAGAGCTGCTAATGCATACTCTAATGCAGTCACATATGCCAGTTTAGCAGCTGCAAATGCATATACAAATGCAGTATCATATGCTGACTCAGCAGCAGCGACTGCTTACTCTAATGCAGTCACATATTCATCCAGCTATGCCGACTCTCACTCTGCAACTGCATACGCTAATGCTGTTTATAATGCTGGACTGTATGCAGCAAATGCATACAGTAATGCAATTGCATATGCAGGTTTAGCAGCGGCTAATGCTTACTCTAATGCTATATCTTATGCAGGAAGTGCAGCTACTAGTAATGCTGCTGCTGCATATGCTAATGCAGTCACTTATACAAATACTTACTTTGCACATCTTTCTGGGGCAACATTTACTGGTAATGTCGTAATATCAAATACAGGACTTATAGCTAACGGCTCTATTGGCACCAACAAGCAGGTTCTACTAAGCAATGGATCATCCCCATACTGGGCAGCACTAGCTCCTGTCAGACAGAACTATACTGCTAACGGAACAGGAACTACCTATACAGTCTCTGGTGGATATACACCATATAATCTAGATGTGTATGTGAATGGTGTCAAGTTACTTAATGGTATTGATGTAGACGTGTCTAACGGATCTATATTTACAACGACTTCAACATATCCTAGTGGAACTACAATCGACGTGTTAGGTCAGGTCCCGTACACGGGGGCACCCGGTTCTTATGTGTCTAAAGCTGGCGATACTATGTCAGGTACACTCACTGTTGGAACTACACAGATTGGTAGTAGTTTTATAAATGTGAACTCAGTCGCTTCAGGCTTAATACCTTCAACTAACCTAGCGTTTAGTTTGGGAAATACAACAAACCGCTGGAATGACTTATATGTGGGTTCTAACTCTATTATATTCACAGACTCTTCTGGTGGTCCTGACCAATACTTAAAACTAGCTAACCAGGTTTTTAGTATAATTCAGGCTGGTACATCTAACTCGTATAATGCAAATGCCGGCTTTAATGCTGGTGGAATACTATTACAGAACTTTACTATAACACTATCAAACACTGCACACGACTTCCAGATAGGTGTCGATGCTGACACTGCAAATGTTGTTATACATAGACCATTATTAATAGGTAACTCGACTGTCAATACTTCTATTAATGGTATATCTGTCTCTACAAATACTGCTAAAGTAAATTATATCTCTGCAAATGGAACTACGGGTGTTGTAGGTCAAGTCCTTTTATCTGGTGATGGTTCTTCTAATGTCTATTGGGGTGGAGTTAAGTCGAACACGGTTATTATAGCAAACACGACCTATACTGCTACGGCTAATGATAAGTGGATGGGATTTACAGCTAACGTGTCGACATTGACTCTGCCTAATACACTTAATGGTGCTACAGATGGTAAAGAATATCAAGTAGCCTGTATGGGCGGAGGCAGCAAATCAAACGTGATTATACAAGTCGAAACAGGAAGTACTTTATATGCCAACGGTGCGCAGTCTGTTCCTAATATTACTCTAGGAAGATTCATTTACATCAGTGGTGTCTGGTATGGTACAATAGGCTAATAAATATGACAATAATAACGAGAGAGTTTAATTAATGAGTCAGAACCAAAATTTAGGTACGTTTGCTGACTTCCTTTCGGTCAATACCAGCCCGAACACCATCTCGGTATCGGCACCGCTGACTATCGCAAACAATCTGACTGTTACTGGAACACTGACTCTCTCGGGTAACACAGTCATATCTGGTGCTAATAACCTTGTACTTCAATCTTCAGTATTGAGTCTTCATACTCAAGCTAATCTCGCGCCTCTGACTTCAGATGATGGTCAGAATATTGGTATCGCATTCCACTACTATGACGGTTCAGATAGACAAGCTTTCCTTGCGAGAGTCGACACTACAGGCTATCTTGCATATTACAACACATCTACTGACGTATCACTAGGACCAGTATCTGGTACTGACCTTGGTACTATTCAGGCTGCAAGTTTTGTAGCCGGTAATTCAACGGTCTACACAATAACTAATGCAACAATTTTCAGCGGTACTGCTAATAATGCTAGCTACTTGAGCGGAAATACAGTATCAGATCTTCACACCTATTCTGATAATAAAGCTGCAAACGCATATAGTAATGCCGTAACATATGCTTCTCTTGCTGCTGCTAATGCCTACTCTAATGCTATAGCTTATGCAGGCACTGCTGCAACAAGTAATGCTGCACAGGCATACTCAAATGCTGTTGCTTATACAGACTTAGCAGCCGCTAATGCTTATAGTAATGCAGTAAGTTATGCCGCAAACGTTGCCGCTAATGCTTATAGTAATGCAGTAAGTTATGCTGGAAATGCAGCTGCGAATGCTTATAGTAATGCAGTAAGCTATGCTGGAAACGCGGCTGCAAATGCTTATAGTAATGCTATTGCTTATTCTGGTAATGCTGCTTTAGCATATGCTAATGCTGTTACATATGTAAATAATAAAGCTGCTAATGCTTATGCTAACGCGATAGCTTATTCTGGAAATGCTGCACAAGCATACTCAAATGCAACTACTTATGCAGATAATAAAGCTGCAAATGCTTATAGTAATGCTGTCACATATGCTGGTAATAAGGCGGATAATGCATATAGTAATGCAGTCACATACTCAAGTCTAGCTGCTGCTAATGCATATTCTAATGCAATAAGTTATGCAGCTTTAGTTGCAGCAAATGCCTACTCAAATGCAATAAGTTATGCTGGAACTGCCGCAACTAGTAATGCCGCACAAGCATATTCTAATGCTGTTACGTATGCAGATAATAAAGCTGCAAATGCCTATAGTAATGCTGTTACATATGCTGGTTTGGCTGCCTCAAATGCATATACTAATGCTGTTTCCTATACAGATAATAAAGCAGCTAATGCATATTCAAATGCTATAGCTTATTCAGGAAACGCAGTACAAGCATATACTAACGCAATATCTTATGCAGCAAATGCGTATTCAAATGCTACAAGTTATGCAGACTTAGCCGCTGCAAATGCATATTCAAATGCTACAAGTTATGCAGCAAATGCTGCAGCAAATGCGTATTCAAATGCTACAAGTTATGCATCTTTAGCTGCTTCAAATGCATATGCTAATGCAACTTCATATGCTAGTTTAGCCGCTGCAAATGCCTATTCAAATGCAATAGCTTATTCTGGTAATGCTGCTCAAGCATATGCTAATGCAATAGCTTATACCAACACAAATATAGCTCTTACTACTGGTACCACATTTACCGGTAACGTTATATTTAATGCTAATATAGTTGCAAATACTCTAGTAGCTAATGGCTCGCTTGGCAATGTTGGTCAAGTATTAACTGCAAATAGCACTGGTGGGTTGTATTGGGCATCAGATCAATTTGTTGGGAATGTTGTAGCAAATATAGTAACATCTAATACTCTTACATCAAATCATGTTGTAGTTAATAATGATATATCGATTGTTAACGGATCTTATAGCAATACAGCAATGTATAGTGATAGGATTTTTATAGGAAATGGTGATATTCAAACTACTGTTAATAGTACAACTTTTTGGGCTACTTTCAGTAATACATCATCTCATGATGTTTATATCTCGTCTATTACATCATCAGGTGGTTATATAAATTCAACTGCTATTGGAATAAATCTTGAGCCTTTAATCTCATTAGGTATGAGCTGGAGTGATCGTAATGGTGGAGGTGGTGCACCAAGGTTCTTCCCACAAGGGTCGCCATATGCATTATCACAGAACTTATTTAATGTTAATGCCTCATTTATCCAATTAGGTAATAGCACGAACTATGTAAACTTTACAGTTGGAAATAATGCGCCAACTATCCAGTTTATTAGTCCTAGTGCAACAGGCGGTGGAATCACCATCAATCAATCTGGAATAAGTACTGGAAATAGTGTCTCTGGCACTGCTGCTAACACACAGGGTTTCTATATAAATGGAACTGAAGTTTATGCAAGAAAGTCAGGCACTACATTTACAGGAAATGTTGGTTTCAACGCTAATATAGTTGCAACCAGACTTGTGGCAAATGGTGCTCTTGGCGGTAATAACCAAGTGTTAACATCAAACTCTACTGGTGGTCTTTTCTGGTCAGCTGGAGTTACAATCAATAATTTAGCAGCCGACTATATTAATATCGCGGTAGGTAATTTAACTGTAGGTAATACTACTGTTAATACGAGTGTATCAAACAATGGTGTACTTGTACAAAATGCTACTTCATCTTCTACATTAAATCTCTCTGGCCTGAATATAGGAAATGCTACTGTTAACGCTGTAATGAATAGTAGCACACTTTCAATAGCATCTGCTACTATTAATAATACCACGATAACTGGCAATCTAACTGTTAATAATACACTTACGGTAACAGGTAATCTGGTACTTGCTGGATCAACCACATATATTAACTCCACTGTTATTACTACAAAAGATCTTAATATTATATTTGCAAACGGTGCAGCAAATAGTTTCTTAACAGATGGTGCTGGTATAGTAGCTGGAATATATGCTAATTTAGTATTTGATGATCCTACTACTTCTTGGCAGTCAAATGTAGGTATTACACCTTATAGTAATAATTTAAGTCTTGGTGCTGCAACTAAACTCTGGAATCTATATGCTAATCAGATTACATTAAATCAGATCATAGCAAATGGTTCTATGGGTAATGTAGGTCAAGTTCTTACATCAAATGGTACTAGCCTATATTGGGCATCTGACCAACTGGTTGGAAATGTTACAGCAAATCTAGTAACATCTAATACGCTGTCGGCAAATCATATTTTAGTTAATAATGATATAGCAATTGTTAATGGATCTTATAGTAACGTAGTAATTCGTAGCGATAGTGTCTTTGTTGGTAATTCAACTGTCAACTCTTCTATCAACTCTACTTCATTTACAGGTACATCATTTAATGCAAACAATGCAACCTATCTAAATGGAAATACGGCAGCTACATTAATTAACTATGCAGCGAATGCATATAGTAATGCAATAGCATACTCTAATGCTGCACAAGCATATGCTAATGCTATTGCTTACACTAATACAAATATTGTTCTTAAGACTGGAACTACATTTACTGGTGCTGTAACATTTAATGCTAATATAGTAGCTAACACGTTTGTTGCAAATGGTCTTCTTGGAAGTGTTGGTCAGGTATTAACTGCAAATAGTACAGGCGGACTATATTGGGCAACAGACACTAACGTAGCAAATGTCACGGCAAATGTTGTGACAACAAATACTCTTTCTGCCAATCATGTTGTTGTAAATAATGACTTGTCAGTTGTTAATGGATCATATAGCAACTCTGCTATGTACAGTGATAGGATCTTTATTGGTAATTCTACTGTTAACGCAACAGTTAATTCTACTGTATTTAGTGGAACATCGCTTAATGCAAACAATGCAACCTATCTAAATGGAAATACGGCAGCTACATTAATTAACTATGCAGCAAATGCTTACTCTAATGCTATATCTTATACTAATACAAATATAGCTCTATTATCTGGAGCAACATTTACCGGTGTAGTGACTACTGTAGCTAATCTGGTTGTTAACTCTGCTATAATTGCAGGTGGTAGTAATGGAACTTTTGGACAAGTTCTTACATCAAACGGATCTAGCGGAGTTTATTGGTCTACAGTATCTGGCGGAGGTGGTGGAGGTAGTGTTAATACTGCTGCTACTTACGCGTTTACAAATACTACTACATCTGGTAATGCAACTTCAGGAGCTATCACAACAGCCGGTGGTCTTGGCGTTGCAAATAACCTATATGTTGGAGGCAGAATGGGATTCTCTAATGCATCTAATATATCTGTAGTATATCAATTCTATAATGCAAATACAAACTCACTTGATACGGCATTTGGATAATGGCAGTTATTCCTGTTTCTAAATTATACTCAAATGGTACATTAGCTATAGCTAGTAATTTTGACGAGACTATATCTATCACACCATCAACTACAAAGACATATTCAAACGGAACTTTAGTATCAAGTTTCTTTGATGAGACTATGTCTATATCTCCATCAGTCTCGAAGCTATACTCTAATGGTGCTATAAGTGTTTCAGGTAAATTTGATGAGGTAACTAATAATCCTACCGTATTTGGAAGTTTAAATACTTTTTATAATGATACTAATACTTGTATAATTTTACCAAATAGTAATAATTATAATTTTAGTACTGGTGATTTTACCTTTGAGACTTGGGTTTATCTTCATAATCCAATATCAGCTAGTAGCCCCTATGGTGGTGGTATAGCTTCATTATCTTATCAATATGGTGCTTCAGGTCGTACATCATGGATCGCATCGCTTACTTATAATTCAGGTGATGCAAATTCTTCTTTCTTTACATTTGTTACAACGACAGATGGTAATTCAAATACATTAAATTCTAATGCATATTATTCTACACATACTACTCCAATAAAAAGATCAAATTGGACGCATCTTGCTGCATCTAGATCCGGTTCAAATCTTTATCTATCTGTCGATGGAAATGTACAGTCTTTTACAATTAGTTCTGCTGCGTTATATAACAATAGTACTGACCCTTTTATTATTGGATCATATTCATATACATCTAGAAATTCTTCTCTTTTTATGTTTTTAGGTAAATTATCAAACTTAAAAATAGTTAAAGGAGCTGCACTATATACAAGTAATTTTACACCACAGCTTGTTCCTTCAACTGCAGACTCTAATACTGTGCTTTTACTAAATACATTATATGTCGATCCGTTTAAAGACTCAAGCCAATATAATGTTACGTATACTAGTATTGGAAATACAACACCAGAATCCTTTACACCTTTTAATCCACCAGGATATAATAGCATATATTGTAATTCAACTTCTGGTGCATTTAGTGTTATAACAAATGCTACACCATCTTTTCAATTAAATAATAGTGATTTTACTATTGAAACTTATATATATCCAACATCTCTATCAAAAACAATTCTTGATACAAGAACTTCAAATACATCAATAAATGGAATAGTCTTACAGACAAGAGCTGGTGCAAATATACAACTTACGGCAAATGGAACTAATTATTTTGGTTCAGGAGCAAATGTTATAACTAATACATGGAATCATGTGGCTGTAACAAGATCAAGTAATGTGTTTAGTGTATGGGTAAATGGTGTTAAAGCAATAACACAAAATCTAGGGGTTACTTTATCTGATCAGGCAAATTGGTTAATTGGTGCTGGGCAACCGGGTACTTCTAATGGATATATTGGTGCTTATTTTAGTAATTTTAGGGTAGTTACAGGCCAGGCATTATATTCTAATACTTTTACACCTTCAACAAAACCACTATTACCTATAGCTAATACAATCTTATTAACAGCACAGTCCAATAAGTATATAGATAATTCAACCAGTAATATAAATGTTATTGCAGTAAGCAATTCAATATACAGCGATTTAGTCTCTAATAATCAACCCTTCAAGTTTGATTTTTCTAACACCGGTCTAAGCTGATAAATATGGTGATCAAAGGATAAACATATGGCAAATCTACTAAGTGGCACTAGAATTTTTGGTACAGCAAACGTTGACACCCAGATCAACGTCAACACTTCTGTATTGAATGCTACCAGCCTGTTCATCGGTAACTCGACAGCAAATGCTACCGTCAACACGGTAGGTGTCTATATCGGTGGCGTGTTTCAGGGTGTTAATACATCTGCCCAGTATGCTTTCAGTAATACTATCACGTTTGGTAATGCCACAGTCAATGCTGCTATAAGCTCTAACTCTACAGTCACATCATTTAGTGGAACTGCAAACAATGCGTTAAACTTTGGTGGATATGGATTATCAACATTTGTCACTAACTCACAGTTATCGACTACCCTGACAAACTATGTCAATACGACTGCAAACTTTACATATACCGGAACACAGACATTTAGTAACTTAGCAACACATAATGCTAACGTTACTATCAATGCTGCAATTATTGCCGGTGGTAACTCCGGTCAAGCTGGTCAAGTATTAACATCAAATGGATCAGGTAACGTATATTGGTCGACTGTAACAGGAGGTGGCGGCGGTGGATCTGTAAACACTTCCGCACAGTATACCTGGACAAATACTCAGACATTTACTACTAACGTATTCTTCAGCAACCTTTCTATGGGTGCTACATCTAATAGTATTCTGTCATTAATTACCAAAGGATCCTTTAGTAATACATGGACTACTAATACTCCTACTGGTTTTGCGGTAAAGCAAGGCCTAGTTGCTTATGCACCAACTAGTGGTAATACTGGTATCTTCTTAGCTAAGCCTGTTAATACTAATACATCTTACTACTCAACTGATGGTGTTACTTGGTCGGCTGGTCCCACTATTGCAAATGCGGCAGGAACAACACTGGCAAATGCTAACATATTAGTATATGTTCCTAACCCAGTTTTAGGAGCTGCTACCGGTGAACCTCAGGGTAAATTTGTTTTAGGTGTAGGTAATACTACTCTTTATTATATCAACGTAACAAATGCTACTACTTCTGCAATAAATTGGAAAACATCTTCTGCTCCTGCAAACGTAACTTATATGGCATATGGTGCAGGAAGATTAGTAGCTTTAGTAAGTAATACTACAGTTTCTTCATATACATCATCTGTAGATGCTAATACATGGAGTCCACAAACAAGCGCAGTCAATGGTCTTGGTAAATTTATAGCATACTATCCAGATTTATATGGTGGTAGATTTGTTGCGATGTTTGGTGGATATAGAATGGAAACATCTACTGATGGATACGCTATACCATCTGTTGGTTGGGATTATCTATCATTTAACGCTACAACTCTAAGTACAAATGGTACAATTAATGCAACATCTCTTAATAGTCCAATAAGTTATAATCCTGTAACAGGAACATATCTAGGTGTTTCAAATAACTATATTTTTAGTTCTACTGATTTTGTTAATTGGACAATTGCAAACAATGGAGTAGCACAATGGTATTCACTTGGTTCATATGGTGGTTATAATCTCTTTACTGCAAATAATACTGGTACCATATATGGTATAACAAATACAGTAAACACAGTAACTACAATTTATAGTTCACCTGGAATTAATGCTACATCTGGTCCTGCATTTATATCTACTCCTTATAGTCATACCATATTTGATAACTCTACTACTGGTAATAATATAAGCACATTTTCCTATGGAACAACCGTTATAAATCCACAGCAACGTGGATATATGGATAATATAATAATAGGTGAGTCTATCCCAACTAGAGGTCGTTTTAATGAACTCACTGCAGCTATATTAACTATTAATCCGGCTAGTTCCAATACTTCTGTAGGTGGCTATACTCAAACAACTATTGGTGATGGTTTAACAATACAAGGTGGTGGTAGTACTTCTCTTACTGGTATTAGATTTGGTACATTTTATACTGGAGTTCCTGGAGGAGCCAACAGTAATATGACTGGTACTGGCTTTTTTGTCGGTAGCTCTACGACAAATGCATATCTATATAATACAGGATTATATTTTAACCAGAATAATGCCACTGGAACAAACGGTCTCTTTAATACTTCTCAGATTTATATTAATCCGACAGCAGCAGCTAATAGTTCCGGAACAGGTGGCTTCTGGCTTAACCCGACAAGTGGATTATATTTAGGAAATACAGGTAGTAGCTTTGGCATTACACTATCAACTAGTGCTGGAGCTTATCTATATCTTGGATCTACTACCCAGTCTACAACTGGTACTGGTGGTGCAATAGCAAATAACTCTACATATTTCTTTGGTAATAATACTATCAATGCATATATGACTGCTAACTATTCAGGTGGTAACTTAGCACTAGTAATGCAAAACACAACTACTAATGCATATTTAACACCTAATACATTATTCATTGGTAATGCGAGTATTAATACTACAGTTAATACGGTAGGAATTTATCTCAATCCTACTTCTGGTGCTAACACTACTGGTAATGGAGGTCTTTCACTAGATCCAATTAACGGTATGTTCTTTGGAAATAACACAATTAATGCTACACATAATACAAGTACTATAATACTTAATCCTACTTCTGGTGCTAACACTATTGGTACTGGTGGTTTATATATCAATACTGTTGGGCTGTTTATTGGTAACTCTACAGTTAATACTATTCAAAATACATCATCATTATCAATAAATCCTACTGCTTCTGCTAATACTACCGGTACAGGTGGTTTATATATCAACCCAACTACTGGAATCTTTATAGGAAATACTGGTGGAAATATAACATTTAACGTAGCTACTTCCGGCTCTCCAGTAGTTAACGTTGGAAATGGTGGTACTATAACTGTTGGAGGTGCTACTGTTACAACTACTGGTAATGGTGGGTTCTTAGCAAATAATACTACCTTACTTATTGGTAATAATATAATTAATGCTCAGTTTACTGTATCTGCACTTTATATAAATCCAACATCAGCAGCTAATACGACAGGCAATGGTTCTCTATATGCTACAGCAACGTCTATAAATCTTGGTAATAGTACGTCAAATGCTGTTATAAATACTACTGGTGTATATGTTAATGGTACTGCACTTATTAATAGTATTAATACCGCTGCACAGTATACATGGACAAACACTACTATATTCTCTAATACTACTGCATCTACAAATAACGTGTCAGGTGCAGTACAGGTTTATGGTGGTGTAGGTGTAAATGGTAATATATATACTGCAGGTAGAATTGGTTACGCATCAGCCAACGTAAGTACCGCATATACTTTTTATAATGCTACAACTGGAACATTGGATACGGTATTTGGATAATGACAATAACACCATATACACAATACATATACAAATATGATACAGCAAACTCTGCTATTTGGGACGCTTGGAACTTTTCAAATACAAACCCAACTAGTGTCGGCTCAAGTTATTGCTTAGAGTTTTTTGTTAACTTTCCAAATGGTATAGGTAATTTAGCTAGTGCCTCAGCTTTAGTAATTAATCCTGGCGTATATCCTATATTACAAATAGCTATAGGAAATAATGGAATTGTATTTGCAGAAGCTGGATATGTTGGTGAATTTTGTAAGCATAATACACCAGTATTAGCAAATACGTGGTATCATTTTGCTTATATAGGAACAAATTCTGTTACGTATGCTTTTCAAAATGGTGTACCGCTTTTATGGTATACTGATGCGACCTTGACTACTCAGACAGCAACACCGACCCATGGTGGACCCGGCGGTGGCGGTGGATATAGCCAAAATGGAACACTAGCTCTTAATACCATGGGTGTTGGACCCAGTTCACCTAATAGCACAGTTTCTGCTGCAAATCTTGTTTTTAATATTAGTAATCTTAGGTTTACTAGGGGTCTAGCTAATCAATCATTATATCCTCTTACAGGATTTATTACTCCAGTTTCAACTCTAACCGCAAGCAATACGGCAAATAACTGGACAGAAACACTATTATTTACAGATAGTGCTAATAATCTTTTAAATCAAGGTAGAGGTTCTGTAGTCAATTATAGTACTGGGTCGCCTACTATTGCTGTTGCTCCTGGACCTTTTAATAATACACTTCCAGTTTATAATTCACCATATCCTAATAATACATTATTAAGTGCAAGTCTTTCATCAAACGGTGTTTACTATACTCCTTCATATTTTGATGAGGTTTCTGTAAGTACACCCGGATCAATAACATTTAACGGAAACAATCAGTTTCTATTTGTTGATTATAGTAATTCGCCAACCTTATTTAATTTTGGAACTGGAACTGTTGCTCCATATGTACCATTTTGTTTTGAGGCTTGGGTATATCCTACATCTTATACGAATAAATTTACAATAATAAACAGATATCTTATTCCTGGCGGTGCTAATCCTCCAGTATTTGCTTTTTATATCAATAGCGCAAATAATATAGTTTGGCAGTCATATGCATCAGGAACATTTACACTAAATCCAACTACACTAGCTCCACCATATTCTATACCATTAAACAGTTGGACACATGTCGCTTTAACTAGAGACAGTTCTGCAAACTATAAGATGTTTGTTAATGGTTATGTTGTGGCTACTACTACAAACACAGCAGCTACACTAGCAAATACAAATACTGAGAGCTTCATATATATAGGAAGAGCTCAGAACGCAAATCTTTCTTTTCATGCAACAGGATCACTAACAGGTCTAAGAGTAAGTTCTGGAATACCAACTCCATATCAGACTACAAATACTACCATTGGGACTCGTATATTTACGCCATCAACGACACCCCCCAATACAATGGCAAATACAGTACTATTAATTAATCCATATAGCCAGTTTCCAACAGATTCTAGTGGCACATATAGTAGACCAACTACTAATACATTTGGTTATAATACTAGAGTATTTAACTCTGTTAATACTATCTCTTCTGCTACTAATGTTAACGGTCCCGCTGCATTTTCCACTAATAGCCCATATGTAAAACCATCTTATGCTACATCAGTTTCTCCTAATAGTGCAGTATTTAAAGTAAAAGATACTATAGATGAAGTGTCTTTATCAACAGGAAGTATAGCTTTTAATAGAACCGGATATTTAAATGTCACTGATAGTCCAGTATTAAGTCTTGCTAATCTTACTTTTACAATTGAGGGTTGGTTTAATACTACTGATACCACTACCGTAGCTCCACAAGTTATCATGGCTAGAGGACAGGCCAATGCTATAGTTAATAATACAGGAGGTGGATGGGCTATTATATATCATCCTTATTACGGTATTTTTATGTACTTTAATCAGTCGGGTCCTCAAAATCCAATTAGAGTATATAATAGTGGTAATACGGGTTATGTTACAAGTAATACATGGTTTCATTATGCTGCAGTTGGAAATGGTACATCTATTTCTATGTACATAAATGGAAATCAAATGATATCATTGCCTGGTTATTCTAATACTTCTTTACTAGGTATAGATCCTGGAGTTCCATTATATATAGGATATGATAGTGGAAATTCATATCAAGCTAATAGTAATGGTATGATACAAGGATCTATATCAAACTTAAGAATATCAAATAATGTGGTATATACTGCAAACTTTGTTCCAAGCAAATTACCATTTTATTCTAACTCCACAACACAATTTTTATTAAATTGTATTAATGCTAATACTATATACTATAGAGATGACTTAAATATTGTTACACCTGTTGGGACAATATCATATAGTAATTCATCTCCATTTAATATAACACCAAACACTGCTTTAAGACTAACAAATACTGGAATGATACAAGTCAAGGGTGGAGTAGATGAGACAACTATAAGTACTGGAAGTTTATATTTTAATAATACGGCTTTTAGATATGTGATGGTTCCCCCAAGTACATCGTATAATCTTGGTTCAAACAACTTTACAATAGAAGGATTTGTATATTTTTCATCTTTTGATATAACTTCATCTAATCAAATTATAATTGAACAAAGGTCAAATAACAGTTATGCTACTGGTGACTGGCTTGTATATGCAACTAATAATAGTATAGTTTTTACCGGATATGATTATTCTAATTCATATGCGTCTGTAGTGGCTAGTACTGGCTTAGTTTCAAATAATTGGTATCATTTTGCTGTCATGAGAAATGGCGCTACTATCGGTATGTATATAAATGGTATTCAAACACAGACAAATACTGCAGTAAATCTAGGTACTAATAATAATAGAATAACTATAGGAGCAGATCAAGGAAGTACCGCTGCTAGATGGTTCTTAAATGGATATTTGAGTAATCTACGAATAATTAATGGCAGTTTAGCATATAGTACACCTTCATTTACTGCTCCAGCATCTCCGCTTACTGCTATACCAAATACATCATTTTTAATGACTACACCATATAATTCAAATGAACTACTAAATGTTAGTAACAGTACCGTATATTATAGCTCAAATGGTTTTGCCAATTCATATATTGCATTTCCTATGTCTAGCCCTAATAATTATAATCTTTCTCCAGCTCCATTTAGTAATAATAATCCATTTGGAATAGCTCAAAAAGATATTCCAGGTTCAATATATGTTTCTACTAATAGCATGTTTTATGCACCAATTGTCGGTAAACCTGTAATAGGAACTGGTGACTTTACTATGGAGTGTTTTTGGCACCCGACATTATTAAATTATGCTGCTAATAATAGTTTTGTTACAAATATAATGGGAGTAACCGCTAGAATAGAATTAAACTGGGACGGTGGAACTAATACAATAGTTGTTGCTGTATCTACTACTGCAAACGTTCCAATATTGCAGGGTGGTGTCCCGGGACAAACTTCAAATGTTATAATAGGAACACCACCTAGTTCAAACTCTCTACTAAATACATGGAACCATGTAGCAATAAGTAGAACGAGTAATACACTTAGACTTTTTCTCAATGGAACTATGTTAGGTTCAACTACTGATAATAATAATTATATTAATGATTCTTATTATTGTTTTAATCAGGTTCTTACAAATTATTCTGCATATATATCTAATTTTAGACATGTTATCGGAAGATCACTATATAATGCAGATACCAGTTTTACTCCACCCACAGCTCCATTAATAGCAGTAGCAAATACAGCTACATTGTATAACATGAATTATGGTGCAGGTTATTATAATGACACAATTAGTGGATTACCACTTATTAATATATATTCAAATGGTCAACCTATACAGGTATTTGGTAATAACTATTCATCTTTCTCACCAGTCGGTTCAACTATTTAACTAGGATTTTAAAATGGGAAGACTTTTAGATGGCTCAAGAGTTTTTGGTGGTTTATCAGTAGACTATCAGATTAACGTCGGGTCTATTGGATCCACTAGTAATTCTTTTATTAGTATATCAAATAATACAGGAGCTGCACTTTATATATCAAATACTACTGCTAACGTGTATGTAGTCAACACTTCAGGAATATATGGTGTTTTATCTTCTCTCGGAAACATCACGGTAAATGCTACTACTTTATTTGTTGGTAATACTACAATTAATGCGACTGTTAATACAAGTTCATTGTCTTTAAATCCTATATCGGCAGCTAATACTACCGGTACAGGTGGTGCTGCAATGAGTTTAACAACGTTGTTTTTTGGTAATAGCACGATTAATACTACTCATAATACAAGCTCTTTAGTACTTAATCCAACTGCGTCTGCTAATACAACCGGTACTGGTGGTGCAACATTAGCAGCAACATCTATGTTTATAGGAAATAATACTGCAAATGCTATAATAAACACTGCAGGTGTCTATATTGGTGGTAAGTCTACTGCAGCAGCTACTGGTTACACAGTGCTTCCAAACGGTATTAAGATGAACTGGGGATCAATATCTGCAAATAGCTTGGGTGTGTCTGGTACATTTGCTAGTGCATTTACTACACTTTATAACGTAACAGTTAGTGGAACTGTTGGTACCGCATTTGTGTGGCTTAGCGGCGCAAATAATACTACGGCTACTGTCACTACCAACAGCGCGACATCAAGTACAGTATACTATCACGCAATAGGAGTCTAATATGGCCATAACATATACGAGAACATATAGTAGCCCGATGGTCACTAAAGTTGGTGACTTATCAGACGTAGTTATATCATACCAGTGCTTAATTACTGGAGATGATGGTGAAGGAAATATTGTGTCTATAAACAACCGTGTTGATTTACCGACAGTTAATCCAGAAGACTTTATTGTATACTCCAGTTTAACAAGGGAGATCTTTGATAACTGGACAGACGAGTATCTGAATGTCTCTACTATAGAAGATGATATATCCAGGGCAATAGAATCGATTATAAATACTAGAGCAATTGAGCAGAAGGATCTTCCCTTCTAATATATTATGGAGTAACTAATGAGTGACCTTATACAGTCCTTTCTACACTTCCCATCTCCAATCTATACTATAGAGAAACTTGAGTATCTAGATCAGACTAGAGATGTTTGTTATGAACATCTTCATGAGGCTAGAGAGAGGGATGACTTTAATGAGGTTTACCCACTTTATAATACAGGGAATATTAGTGATGATGAAAGACTAAGGTCACTCGCTGAGTTTATTCTAGATAGCGCATGGAATATACTAGACAATCAGGGATATAATATGTCCCAGTTTGTGACAACTCTAAATGACTTTTGGTGTCAAGAACACCTTAAAGGTTCAGGTCACGAGAGACACATGCACGACTCTATAATAACTGGATTCTATTTTTTGGACTGTCCAGAGAATAGTTGTAGACTAAACATACATGACCCTAGATCAATTAAAGAATACTTAAGCCTTCCTGAAAAAGATAAGACACAGGGAACATATGCTAGTAATATACTTAATATAGATGCTGGTCCTGGTACTATAGTCTTTACTAATTCTTGGCTACCACACTCATTTACTCGTAATGAGTCTAATGATCCTTTTAGAATGATTCACTTTAACATTGGTATACAATATGTCGGTGATAAACAAAAAGACCCTAATGCACCAGAAATAATATGAAAAAGTATCTTATAAGGTTTAATAAGAGCCGAGGTAAATCTGGTAGGGGTACTAAAGACCATGTATGGAGAGTATTTGAGGATGGAAAAGAATACATCTTTAAACATGTCCGAATAAATGTTCCAGTACACGATGAGGTTTCCGGAGACGGTCTGGGGAATGATGACTGGAACTTTTGTTGTCATGGGATTATGACTATAGACAGGGAAACATCTACGGCCATCATTAACGCAGAATAATTATAAATAGTCAAAATAATTCTGCGGGAAAGGGAACCAGATGTCAGATAAAGATTTTGTCGTTAAGAATGGCCTAGTAGTAAACACAACCTTTACGGCCAACTCTACAGAGGTTCATATCGGTAATGCCACTGTTAACGCAGTCTTTACGTCACCTAACACAAACGTCCTAACATTAACTTTATCTAACTCGTCTGTTACGGGAACACTGACATCCGCTAACTATAGTGGTACAGCTGCCAACTCGCAGCTTCTAAATAATCAACCCGGTTCTTATTACACTAATGCCACAAATATCAATGCCGGCACACTAGCCTGGGCATACCAAGCAGCTAACACTGTAAACACTACCGGTAACTTCACAATGACCGGTAATCTTAACTTTACTGCTACAAATAATTATTTTGGCAACTCATCAGTTAGCCCAACCATTTATGTTAATACTATTAACTCTACGGCAAATGGAGTTACCGTTAATAATAGTCTCATTACTATTGGTAACTCATCTGTTAATGTACAGATTAATTCTACAACTATTAGTGCGACTGCAAATAATGCATTGAATCTTGGCGGTCAACCACCAAGTTATTATACAAACGCGTCTAATATAAATGCTGGAACATTGCCATGGGCTTATCAAGCACTTAATACAGTCAATACGACTGGCGTCTTTACTATGGCAAATCTAACAGTGAATTCAACCTTTACTGTTACTAATGGTAGTGTGGCTACAGTATCTAACTCATCTGGTCTATATGCTCTATCAGGAAATGTTAAAACATCTTATCTAGAGACTACAGCTCTAGCTAACTTAGCCTGGGCTAATATCTCTGGTAATGTTTATATAGGTGGAAATGTTTACGTTTCAGGTAACTTTACTGCTACTGGTTCTGCGACTATTGTTAATACAGTTAGTATATCTACTAAAGATCACACAATTATATTGGCAGACGGATCAACAAGTGCTACTGCAGCAGATGCGTCTGGTATAGTCGTTGCTAATACCGATGCAACTACTGGTGCACTTGGTACAACGTATGCTAACTTCTTATATAACGCTGCTAATAATGCATGGATGCCTAGTATCAACGTTGTTCCACAAACTACTGATGTTCAAAGTCTTGGTAGCGCCACACAGCTATGGCATAATCTGTACGGTAATAATATATACGGAACTTTACAGACAAACTCACAACCTAATATAGTAGCCGGTGATTCTCTTAAACTTGGTGGTGTACTAGCTGCTTTTTATGTACAGAATACAGATAGTCGTGTATTGTCTGGTAATCTTAACTTTACTGGATCAAATGTATTCTTTGGCAATGCTACACTTCAGGGTGCAGTATATTTTGGTAACTCGTCAGTAACTAATACGATTGTTAATGCTTCTGCTATCACACTTGGTGGAACTGGAACTTCTTTAGGTAACGTATCTGTCTCGTACTCTGGATTTATTGCTGGTAATACAACTGTTGCATCAAATGCTGTATTACTAATATCAAATACTTCTGGTGTTACAAGAGTTGGAGCTAATGGTGCTTCTATTGGTGGTAACACATTACAAGTAGGTACTACACTATATGTAACACTTGCAGGTAATACAGGCTATGGTACATCTACACCTGCTGCGTTTGTCGAGATAGATAGTCCATTTGGAACAACTACTTCCAATAATTTATTCTTATATCAAAATTCTGCAACTGTTACTTCGGCCACATGGAACTCGTATCGCTATATAACAACTGGATCTGCAAATACTACAGCATACCAGTTTAGACAGTTTAATGTCGGTCCTGGTGGTATCGGTATAGGATATGCTCCACCAACATCTGCTAGAGCTGCAACAGATGCTCTATATGTTGCTGGTAATACAGGATTTAATACTCAGACTCCTGGAGCTCTAGTAGATATTAACGGTACACTAAACGTGTCTGGTATGTCTAATATTGGCGGTCCAATCAGTGTTAATGGTGACGTGTCAGTCGGCTGGAGCAATGGTGTTATCAACTCGATATTTACATCGACTGGCGCTACTACTCCATATTGGTCAAGCAATGCGTTTCTTAATGTCGTAAATGCAGTATCGATCGGATCAAATACCGTAACAACAGTTACACCTCCTGCAACCTTTACATTCTCCGGTAATGCTACAGCTCTTACTGGAAACGTGAGCATATACTCTGCCACAGCATGGACAGGTTCTGTCACCGCTGGTGCTGGAACTATAACTATTCCTAGCGGCACTGCGTCTGTCACAGGATCCGGAACACAATTTACTAACTATATTCCTGGTACAGTTATTAGCTTAACTAATAATGCTAATACTGCATTAAACACATACTATGCTATTAAGTCAATAACTAATAACACATTTATGACATTAAATAGCATAGTTCCCGCTCCTGGTGCTACTAGCGTGTCGTTCTGGACCGGCGGTCTAGATTTAAGAAACAGATTATTTGTTCCAGGAATTGCCAATCTCTTACAGACAGGTGATAAAGTCGTCTATAACGTAGGTGTCAATAATACAGCTATAACCGGTCTGACAAACGCGACTACTTATTCGGTTCTGTGGGGTAACGCTACATCTATTGCTCTAGCTAATCCAACAATTGATGCACTATCACCTGTAAGTCTTCTTGCTGTAACTGCCACACCTCAACCTGGGCATAGTCTCACAATAAATTATCAGTCATCGGTGTCAATTAGTAATAATGGTGCTGGAGCTGCGGTGATCGTTGTTGGTAATTCTACAGTTAATACAGTTGTTAACTCGAGTGCCTTTAGCGGTAACGCGTATAATATTACTCAGTTCCCTCTGAATCAGAGTGTTAATACTTCCGGATCACCTACATTTGCCAATATAACATCTAGCACATCGATGAGAATTGGTGGATCATCTTCTGGATCTACACTTTATTTTGGTACTACTGCTGCAACAACTGCTAATCTATCATGGTCAACTGGCGGAGGTGTAGATACTCTTAACTTTGGTTCTAGCCAAGGTGCCGTCATGACAATTAATGGTACAGCTACGGTTTTAACAAGCTGTAACTATGGTACATTTATAAGTCTAGCTTGGACAAATATAACCGGTAAGCCAACTAATGTTAGCTACTGGACAAATGATAGTTCATATGCAAATAGCACTAATGGATTTGGTATTAATGGTACAGCAGCTGCTGCTCCATGGTCTGGAATAACTGGTAAGCCTACAGCAGTAAGCTACTGGACAAATGATAATTCCTATGCAAATAGTACTAATGGTGCTGCTATTAATGGTAATGCTTCAACTGCGACACTAGCAGCCAAGGCATCCACATTAGCTGCTAATGGTGGTAATGGAACCGGTATGACTTTTAATTGGTCAGGACAAGCTGGTCAGCCAACATGGTTATGGGGAGGTGGTGATGGCGTAAATATGTATGTTTATAATCCATCAAACTTTAACGTTAATAGTGCAGTATATTCAACACAGTTAACTGGATCACAACAAACAAATCCTATTTTAGGTTCTTCTTCACCATTAGCTATGTCTGGAGATACTGCCTCGAGAGGAAGCTTCATAGCAAGATCTGGTGGTGCAGGTGACAATAACTTAGCTGGTATGACTTTCTGGAATGATTCTTATGCTATTAAGTTAGGTGTTCGTAATGACGGTGTTTTTGGTCTAGGCGGTTGGTCAAGACCGGCATACTCGTGGTACTCTGATGCATCTGGTAATATGGTTGCTGCAGGTAACGTTATTGCATACTCTGATCCAAAACTTAAAGAGAATATTACACAAATTACCGACGCTGTAGGTATGATACAAAAGCTTGACGGAGTAAACTTTACTTGGAAAGAAGGGTATATACACACCGAATATAAAGCTGGTAAGAAAGATATCGGCGTTTTAGCTGATCAAGTAGAAGCTATTCTTCCAGAGATAATATCAGACTCCGTAGTAGTCGACGGAGTATCATTTAAGATGGTTGCTTATGACAAGTTAATACCGGTTCTTATAGAGGCGATCAAGGAACTTAAGGCTGAGATAGACGACCTAAAGAGTGATAAGAATAAAAGGAAGAAGTAATGGCAACCTTACAAACTTCTGGTACAATATCTATAAGTGATATTAAGTCTGTATTTTCTTCTATTAATGCAAATGACTTAAATTCATATAGAGGAAAGCCATGGTATAGACCATCCGATGGTGCTACAGGGAACTTTCCTGTTGCTCCAGCATCTATAGGTATGTCCTGCTTTTATGGAAAGACACAGTTAAATGCAACAGTCACTATATCAACAAGTCAAAACAACGTAAAGATAAAGTGCTTAATACCGGGGTATGTTGCTGGCCAGACTACTGCTATTGTCACTGTTAATTCTGGTGTCTTTATAGGAAGTAGTAGTTCTGCTAATCCATCCATGTATCTCTGCTTCCAAGGATCTGATAATATCATTATTATTAATAATGGTAATATATTTGGTGCAGGTGGAGGTGGCGGATCTGGTGGTTACGGTGATGCGTCACCTCCTGGAGGGACTGGTGGAACTGGAGGAACTGCAATCTGCGCTACAAATGCTAGAGGCGGTGTTTCAATCATAAATAATGGGTATATCTCCGGAGGCGGAGGCGGCGGAGGCGGCGGAAGCGGTTATAAACTATTTAATGGTGGTTATTGTCAAAGTTATACATCGCATCAAGGATCTAGTGGATCAGGCGGTGCTGGAGTTGTTCCAGGCGGAGGTTCAAACGCAGGATTTACATATACAGGTGGAGGTAGAACAGGTGGTTGTGAATATGGTGGAGCAGGTGGTAACTTAGGTTTAGCGGGATCTCCTGGTGGTGGTACTTATCCTGGTGCTGGTGGCTGTGCAGGATATTATATAAAAGGAATAGCTAATCTGAAAGGCGGAGCACTTCAGGGAAGCGGAACAAAAGGCGGTAGAGTAGCATGAAGACTTTAACATTTAAGATACTAGAGTATCTTGCAGAAACAAATTCTGTACTAGTTTCATATGCGTCAGACGAAACTGAGAAGACAGTCGATGACTATCCTCCTGTTCATATAGAGCTATGCCATTTAAATGCTAGTACTGCTGAAGAATATTTAAAAGAAATAGCACGCGCCGGAAAAGGGCATGTTGAAAATATATTAATAAAAGAAAACTTTGCAAGAATAGCTGATACTAAGCTATCTTCTTTAATAGAATATGTAGGAAAACCGGTTACATTTAATACATCGGATTTTATTATTACTCCTACAACTGTAGCACAACTAGTTAATAACAAAGTTGATGATAGCTTATTAATTGAAGATATATCAAATTCAAATACGGTGATTACACTATGACTTTAGAGATAAGCAAATGCGTTATATTTAAAAAGTGTCAGATTTATTATGTTTATACGACAGTTCCACCCGGTGAAGAAGCAAAACTAGATCTAGATGATAAAGTAGATAAAACTAGATATCATAAAAGACATATTTTAGTATCTGGTAATTTAAAAAACGTTCATCCTGATTATAAATGGAATCATTGGGAAACATCTGATGATAAAACATTATTAGTTTTTCCTGATGACACTATCAATATGTCAGGAACACATTATATTAATGATGGTAATATACCAGCTAAAGTATTATGCATACAGGCAATATCTGATAGTGTTAAAATAGACGATCAAATTGATAATCTGGAAAAATCAGTTGACTATGAGTTACTTAAGGGTAATGTATATTATATAGGTGTACCATTTATATTAAATGGTAAAACTATTTGTGAAAAGAATACAATAATAGGTTGTGAAAATTTAGGTGGTACTATAACACCAATGGATAATGGCCAGATAGTCAGATTTTTTGTTATTAATTCATCAAAAAGTGTATTTAAATACGACGAAGAAACAGGAATGATGGTGTAAGATGACAGTCCCAACCTCCAGAGCAGCATTTGCTGAGTTTTGCCTACGTAAACTAGGCAAGCCAGTCATTGAGATCAACATAGATCCAGATCAAGTCGATGATCGTATCGACGAGGCTCTTCGCTATTATTGGGACTACCACTTTGATGGATCAGACAAAACATACTATAAGAAAATAGTCACACAAGATGATAAAGACAATAGATACATTACGTTACCAGATAATATCATTGGTGCCGTAAATATCTTCCCTGTTGGACAGGCTCTTAATACTAATAACCTCTTCAATATACGATATCAGATCGCATTAAACGATCTATATACACTCACTTCTGTCTCTATGGTCCCATACTATATGGCACTTACGCACATTCAATTCCTTGAACAGATGCTAGTTGGTCAGCAACCAGTCAGATATAATCGTCACATTAATAGACTCTATATAGATATGGACTGGAGTATTATAAATGTAGGAGATTATATTGTTGTTGAGGCTTATCAGATTGTAGATCCTGAGGTATACTCAAGTGTATGGTCAGATCGTTGGCTGCAAAGATATGCGTCGTGCCTAATTAAGCAGCAGTGGGGAAACAATATCAAGAAATATAATGGCATGCAACTTCCTGGTGGTGTTAGCTTTAATGGTCAAGCTATATTTGACGAAGCTACTGAGGAGCGTAAGGAACTAGAGCAAGAGATGATCTTTACTTACAGCTTGCCTGTAGCCGATATGATCGGATAATTTATGGGTACTAATTTCTACTTTAATAATTTTGCTACGAGTGAAGAGCAGCTTCTCATCGAAGATCTCATCATTGAGTCTATACGTATCTATGGCCAAGATATGTTATATATTCCGCGTAATCTTGGAAACTATGATGGTCTTTATACATCTGACGATCAGTCATATTATAACCAATCGTTCTCAGTCGAGATGTATATTAAGTCTGTTGATGGATTTGGTGGTGATGGTAGTTTCATGTCTAAGTTTGGCTTAGAGGTCAGAGACCAAGTCGTGTTCTCAATGGCTCAAAAAGTATTTAATGATGAGATTGGTGCATTTACTAACAAAGTGCGTCCCCAAGAAGGCGACCTTATATTCTTCCCGCTAAATGGAAGAATATTCCAGATCAAGTATGTCAATAAGTTTGAGATGTTCTATCAATTAAATGCTCTACAAACTTGGGAGATGACATGCGAGCTGTTTGAGTACTCGGATGAGTTCTTTGATACAGGTATCGATGCTATTGACTCCATACAACAAAACTATAGCACTAACGTACTCAACTGGGGTATTCTTACAGAGGATGGTTATTATCTCATCGATGAAGGAAATAATAACTATCTAGTACAAGAGAGTTATGCTGACTTTAATCTTCCTGGTCAGATTAACCAGGAACTTAAAGATGGATCGAATAATTACCCAACAGGATCTAGCTCATTTATTGACTTCTCAGCAATGGATCCATTTAGTGATGGTACAGTATAATGTTTAGACAAACTTTTTACTTCTCACTTATAAGAAAATATGTTACCTTGTTTGGCACACTGTTTGATGATGTTGCCATATCAAGAACAGATGGAAGCGGAACCATTAAACAGTTTATTAAAGTTCCTATTACTTATGCACAAAAAGATAAGATGCTAGCTAGGGTCTTACAAGATCCAAATATTCAAAAGCAGTCTGCTATGATCACCATGCCTGTCATGTCATTTGAGATGACAGGACTATCATATGACTCAAATAGAAAGCTTCCGACTGTAAAGAGAGTTGCTGTAACAGATCCAACTAACGCTAATAACTTTAAGTATCAGTATAGTCCTGTCCCATATAATTTTAATTTTAGACTTTATATAGCAGTAAAGAATGTGGAAGACGGTACAAAGATAGTCGAGCAGATACTTCCATTCTTTACTCCTGACTGGACAACTACAGTCCATCTTATTCCAGAGATGGATATAACTATGGATATACCAGTCATACTAAATTCTATAAGTCATGAGGATACATTTGATGGATCTTTTAGTGAGAGACAGCATATGACTTGGACTTTAGACTTTACTCTTAGAGGGTATCTCTATGGTCCAGTTAAGTCTGGAGCAATTATTAAGTTTGCTAATACCAGCATATATGCTCCTGATGCAGCAATACCATCATCTATAGGTAATGTTACTCCTGCTACAACAACTATAATCCAACCTGGTCTTACAGCTAATGGCCAACCGACATCTAATGCAGCAAATACTATAGATCCTAACTTGATAACTGCGACTACTAACTTTGGATTTATAACAACAACGACAGATCTTACAACATGACAGACTCAAGTAATAATGATTCAATTGGCAAAGCATTAAATCTAGCACCAATGAATGACCAAGTGAGACAAATAGTGGCTAAGGCACAAGATGACAGTGCATTAGCTGACTTTAACATTGCTAGAACAAATATTCACGAGATTATGCAGAATGGAACTTATGCTATTGAGAAGCTATCCCAGATAGCCGATCAGAGTCAGCATCCCAGAGCTTTTGAAGTCCTAGGTGGTCTTTTTAAGACCATGCTAGATGCTAATAAAGATCTTATAGAGCTTCATAAGAAAATTAAAGATATACAGGGTGCTGATCAACCACATAATGAAGAAGCTAAAAACATAACAAATAATTTATTTGTTGGATCTACTGCTGAGCTTCAAAAAGCCATAGAGAACATGAAAAATGGAACAACAAGTTAAGAGCTATAATGGTAATGCTCTTATAAAGCGTTCCAATCAAAAAATACAATTTGATGAACAAATGGTATCTGAGTACATTAAATGTGCTCAAGACCCTATATACTTTACAGAAAAGTATATGAAGATTATTAACGTCGATCATGGTCTCATGAGTTTTAAACTCTATGATTATCAGAAAAAGATGTTATTATCTATGAAAGAAAATAGATTTAACATTATAGCTACTGCTCGACAGGCCGGTAAGTCTACAACTACCTGTGCTTTTATTTTATGGTATATCTTATTCCAGGCTGATAAGACTGTTGCATTGCTAGCAAATAAGGGAGAGACTGCCCGAGAGATTCTTGGTCGTATTCAGTTAGCATATGAGCATCTACCTAAGTGGCTTCAACAAGGTATCATTGAATGGAATAAAGGTTCATTTGTACTTGAGAATAATTCTAGAGTTATTGCTTCTGCTACATCAGCCGACGCCATACGCGGTTACTCTATTAATCTACTCTTCATCGACGAGGCTGCCTTTATTGAGAACTGGGATCAGTTCTTTACATCGGTTTATCCTACAATTTCTTCTGGTAAAGATTCTAAGATTGTACTCGTGTCCACACCTAATGGACTAAATCATTTCTATTCTACTTGGCAGAATGCTCAAGATGGAAAGAATGGATACAATCCTATTAGGGTTATGTGGTATGATGTTCCTGGTAGAGATGAGAAGTGGAAGCAAGATACCCTATCATCTATGAACTTTGATACCGAGAAGTTCGAACAAGAATATTGTGTCGAGTTTATGGGAAGTTCTGGCACGTTGATTGCCGGCTGGAAACTAAAGGAACTTGTAGCTAAGAACCATATACATGATAAGGATGGTCTGACAGTATACACTATGCCTGAAGAAGGCCATATATACTCTATAGTCGCTGACGTATCCAGAGGTAAGGGTCTAGACTACTCTGCTTTTAGTGTCATAGACGTAACTAAGATGCCATACGAGCAGGTCTGTGTATTTAGAAATAACTTCATAACACCGGCTGACTATGCCGAGTTTATATTTCAAATAGCTAAGAGATATAACAACGCGTCTGTCTTAGTTGAGATTAATGACATCGGTGAGCAGGTAGCCCACTCTCTCCACTCCGACTTCGAGTATGACAATCTCGTCTTCACGGAGAATGCCGGTAGAGCTGGTAAGAGAATCACGGCAGGTTTTGGCACTAATATTGACAAGGGTGTGAGAACAACTAAGCCGGTTAAGTCTGTTGGTTGCTCTCTTCTAAAACTATTAGTAGAACAAAACCAACTTATTATCAATGACTTTAGTACGATCAAGGAGCTCGGGACCTTCTCCAAGCATCTCAACAGCTATGAGGCAGAACCAGGGCATCATGACGACTTGACCATGGGTCTTGTCCTATTTGCCTGGATGACAGAGCAGCAGTATTTCAAAGAATATACCAACATAAATACACTGATGAAGCTTAGAGATAGAACAGAAGAAGATATAATGAATGATCTAACTCCTTTTGGGTTCGTCGACGATGGGGACTCATTAGAAGTCATTGTCGACGGTCCGGTAAGGAATTGGCTTATGAGTGATGAAAACCAATTTTTATAAATAATAGAAAATAAACTCAAAGCCTTTTCCATGGAAGGAGACAAAGATGGCATTTCAGCTTAGTCCTGGAGTAAACGTTACCGAGATCGACCTAACATCGATTGTTCCAGCAGTGGCTACCTCCACAGGTGCTATTGCCGGTATATTCAATTGGGGTCCGGTAAACGAGCGTACTCTTATCGACACCGAGACAAAACTAGTATCAATATTCGGTCAACCAGACGCAACAAACTATGAGACATGGTTTACCGCATCTAATTTCCTATCATATGGAAATAGCTTGTATGTTGTTCGTGCCGCAAATACCAGTTCTACTGCACCTGCAAACACTGCAGCCAGAAACGCTTATGCAAATATCGGTACCGTATCAACAAATCCAGTCGTTTTAAATAAGACAGATTTTGAGAGCAAAATTGGTACATTTGACACTAACGTTATGTTTGTTGCCAAGTATCCAGGAGCCATGGGTGACTCCCTTACTGTGTCAGTTATTAATAGCCAAAATGTATACTCTTCAAACATATATGCAGCTGGATTAGCATCCCCTTCAGCTATCGATGTAACAGCTAACGTCTCGATCCAAGTTGGATCAAATACTGCAGTTGTTTACTTCAAAGCTAATACTTCTGCTAGTGTGACACAAACACAAGCTAATACCTTTGGTGCTGCGTTTGTTGCTAACTTGGCTATTGGCGATTATGTATCTGTAGGTAATGCTTCGATTGGAACACAACTCCTTCAAGTAGCAACTATTGGAACCCCAGCATTCGTTGTTGGTGGATCAAGTGATACAGCTTCTGCTAATATCACGTTTACAACACCATATAAGCTATCAACAAACTATAACACTGATGCTGCTACCAACCAGCTAATTAAGCGCTCGTGGGAATATGCACCTGTTGTTGGTACAAATCTTAAGACATCAGATTATCAAGCAACTTATAATCCAAATATTATTGACGGCGTCCATGTGGTTGTTGTTGATACAAATGGAATGTTCTCTGGAGCACCAGGAACTATCTTAGAGACATATACAAATCTATCAAGAGCTACAGACGCTACAACTGTTGGTGGTGCAGGTAACTATTGGAAAGATGTTATTAATCAGACATCTAAATATGTCTGGGCTGTTAATGAGGCTATGGGTCTTGACTCAAATACTGCAATGAATCTTAATAGCAGTTCTATGACAAGAGCACTAACACTTAACTTTGTTGGTGGAACAAACGGTTTTACCGAGAGTACAGCTCCTCTATCAATCCTTGCAACAGGTTATGATAAGTTTGCATCATCTGAAGATGTTGATGTTGCCATGGTCCTTCAGGGTAAGCCAACAGGCGGTACTACTGTAGTAAATGGCCAAACAGTCAATAACTTCCAGCTAGCTAACTACATCATCGATAATATCGTTGAAGTTAGAAAAGACTGTATTGCTCTCATTACACCAGATGATAATCTTGTCAAATCTAATCCAGGTGCTGAAGCTACTTCGCTAGTTAACTGGCGTGGTGCTCTTCATGATAGCAGCTATGCGGTTATGGACTCAGGATACAAGTATATGTACGATCGCTACAATGACACGTATCGCTTTGTTCCAACAAATGGCGACATTGCTGGTCTCTGTGTACGCACAGACCATACACGTGATCCTTGGTGGTCGCCTGCCGGCTTCAATCGTGGTCAGATCAAGAATCTTGTTAAGCTTCGTTATAATCCTTCGAAGGCTGATAGAGATCTTCTATACTCGCACAATATTAATCCAGTGGTTACATTCCCTGGTCAAGGAACAATCTTGTTCGGTGATAAGACACTTCAGTCTAAGGCTTCAGCGTTTGACCACATCAACGTTCGTCGTCTCTTCATCGTCCTAGAAAAGGCTATTGCTACTGCGGCTAAGTTCTTCTTGTTCGAGTTCAATGATGACTTTACAAGAGCACAGTTTAAGGCTCTAGTAAATCCATATCTAAGAGACATTCAGGGACGTCGTGGTATCACTGATTACTCTGTAGTCTGCGATGCGACAAATAATACCGCTGAGGTTATTGATGGTAACAAGTTTATTGGCGACATCTACATCAAGCCAGCCCGCTCCATCAACTACATACAGCTTAACTTTGTTGCTGTTCGTACTGGTGTTCAGTTCTCAGAAATCATCGGCAAGTTCTGATAAATAAGAATAACAAGGAGAACGACAAATGGCATCAGGTTTCAATATTAGTACCTTTAAGTCAAGAGGGCTAACATTTGGTGGTACTCGTCCAGCACTTTTCGAGGTATATCTTAATATTCCTGTCGGTGTCGGCGCAGATCAAACATCAGCTGACAAGTTCAGATTTACCTGCAGGGCAGCTCAGCTCCCTGCAGCAACCATCGGTAACGTAGAGATCCCTTACTTCGGACGTAGGGTCAAAGTTGCTGGTGACAGAACATTCGCAGACTGGACAGTCACGATCATGAACGACGAGGACTTCCTTGTTCGCTCGATGTTTGAAAAGTGGTCCAACTCGATGAATCGTCTTGAGTCAAACGTTCGTGACGTATTATATTCTCTTAATGAGAATGCATATAAGACTGACTTAACTGTCATTCAATACGGCAAGGATGGATCTCAGATTCGTGCATACGACATCATTGGCGCCTTCCCAACTAACGTTGACGCTATTGCTCTTGATTGGGATTCACAAAATCAGATCGAGACATTCACTACTACATTTACATATGATTATTGGCTACCTCGTGATGAGACCGTTAATCCTTATCTAGGACAGGCTATCTCTCCTATCTCTACGTAATAGTAGAGTAGGTTTAGCCTCTTGATATATTATTTCAGGAAGGGGCTTGTATAACTAGCCACTTCCTTTTTGGAGAGCAATATGGAATTATTCGGTTTCGAGTTTAAGAGAAAATTACCTAACGACCCCATCGCTACGTTCGCTCCGAAAGAACAAGACGATGGGGCCGTAGTAGTTGCGGCAGGTGCAAGCTTCGGCACATACATCGATCTAGATGGTACAGTAAGAACAGAAGCAGAGTTAGTTACAAAATATAGAGAGATGTCCCTACAACCAGAAGTCGACGCGGCTGTCGATGAGATCGTCAACGAGACGATGGCAGTAGATGAAGACGATATCGTTGCTATTAACCTAGACAACATTGATATCAGTGATCCTCTGAAGAAAGCTATCAGAGAAGAATTTAAGAATATCCTTAACATCCTAGACTTTCAAAAGCACGCGTATGAGATCTATCGTCGTTGGTATGTAGATGGTAGACTATACTATCACGTTCTTATTGATAAGAATGATCCTACGATGGGAATCAAGGAAGTAAGATATATTGATCCGCGTAAGATCCGCAAGGTACGTGAGATTCAAAAGCAGAAGGTGAAGGGTGACGTCACCAATGAGTCATACATACAAAAAGTACAGAACGAGTACTATGTATTCAATGACAAGGGATTTAACTACGGTAATAAGACAGTTGGACCTGCAACATCGGGTCTAAAGATTGCTAAGGATGCAATCCTACACGTTACATCAGGCCTTACTGATACACAGGGAACTATGGTTCTCTCTTATATGCATAAAGCTATCAAGGCGCTAAACCAGCTGAGGACTCTGGAAGATGCGCTCGTCATCTACAGACTAGCTAGAGCACCAGAACGTCGTGTTTGGTACATCGACGTTGGTAACCTTCCTAAGATAAAGGCTGAGCAGTATCTAAAAGATATTATGACCAAGCACAAGAATCGTCTTATCTATGACGGCGCTACCGGTGAGGTTCGCGACGATCGTAAGTTTATGACTATGTTGGAAGATTACTGGCTACCACGTCGTGAAGGCGGTAGAGGTACAGAAGTCACTACACTTCCTGGTGGTCAGACACTCGGTCAGATGGACGACGTACTATACTTCCAAAAGAAACTTTATCAGACACTTAACGTTCCTATTAATCGCCTCAACTCAGACGCCTTGTTCTCACTCGGTCGTGCAACTGAAGTGACAAGAGACGAGCTTAAGTTTGATAGATTTATCTCACGCCTTCGCAATAAGTTTGCTGTCCTATTCACTAGAATGCTTGAGAAGCAGCTAGTGCTTAAGCAAGTTATGTCTATAGAGGACTTTGATAATATCCAACAGGATATTAAGTATGACTTTGCTAAGGACAACTACTTCGCCGAGCTTAAGGATGGCGAGATGATTGAGAACCGTGTGAACCTAGTTCGCAATGTTCAAGAGTTCCTAGGTAAGTACTGGTCACACGAGTGGGCCCGTAAGAATATCTTGCATCAATCTGATGAGGACATCGAGGAGATGGATGAGCAGATTGACGAGGAGGCTAACTCAGGCGACGATCGCTGGAAGACTCCTATGGAGCAAGAGATGATGATGCAGGGAATGGGCGATCAGAGCCAAGACATGAATGGTCTTGCTGACGATGAAGCCACCGATGCCACTCCTGAGACTGACCAGCAAAATCAAAAGATAAGAGATGCTGAAGCTACTGTCAAGTTACTAGGTGCTAAGAAGGCAAATAGATCACTGCAGGATGAAGCTAAATATAAATCAGCAGTTCAAATCTTAGCAAAAAATAAATAATTGGAGATTATGATGACAGAATATACAACTAGCGACTTAGTGAAGTTCTCACTCGATCAAAAGCCTATCGAGTTCGAGGATGCATTTAAGTCTCTTATAACAGATAGAATAGCATCAGCCATCGACGATAAAAAGACAGAGATGGCTAAGACAGTTTTTAGCGGACAAGAAGAGGACACAGCCGATGCCGAAGCAGCTTAAGGACATCCTACAGGGTGTTAAGTCATCTAAGAAAGGACCTTTATCGACAGGTAAAGATCCAGGTGTCGACTATAAGCCAAAGGCTGGTGACGAGGATAAGTTCGTTGCCAAGCACGAGATCGAGGACCACGAGGATCGTGTAGGTAACGAGCCTAATGCAGGTACTAAGACTAAGTATGACTTAAACTTCTCTGATGAGAAGCGTCATGGCCACAAGAAGGGTGATGACAAGAAGGTCTACGAAGCAAAAAAAGCTGAGGACATGCAGTGCAACCACTCTGCTAAAGGTGTTGCATGTCCGGTACACGGCATGGCAGAGTGCTATGATATGAAGACTATCAAAGAAGATGAACTAGATGAAGTGTCTTCTGATTCTCTTATGCGTTATAGACACGCAGCTGCTCCTGAGAGACGTGATCCTGAAAAAGGTGAAAAGCGTAAAGCTGGAATGAATCTTGCTCTAAAGAAAATTCTAGGCGGTGATGAACTCGGTAATAAACCAAAAGTAAAAGCTGCTGGTATGTCTAAGAAAGAAATGGGTGAAGATGTAGAGCTTGATGAAGTCTTAACTAAGTCGACAACTGCTGGTGAGACTATTCATGACTTTGTTCACTCAGATAATCCTAAGTTTGCTGGTAAGTCAAAAGAGAAGCGCAAGCAGATGGCTCTAGCTGCTTACTATAAGAAGCAGAATGAAGAGACAATTCAAGAGGCTGTTCCTCGCGGTGACTCTGATGGAGCCGAGGAGATGGTTAAGTCAGAGCTAAAGGCACTTGCCAACAAGGCAATGCACCTCGCTATGGCTATGCCGCAAGGAATGCACGTTGAGCCTTGGGTACAAGCCAAGATTGCTCAAGCAAAGAGTTATGTGTCTGATGTGCACGACTATATGATCTTTGGTGATCACCCTGATGAGGAAGATGAGCAAGCACCGGCTGACACACCAATGACATTTCCGTCGTCAACTGTAGACACAGGTAGGATATAAGCATGACTCACATTTTAAAGCCATTAGCATTAGAAGCAGTATGTAATACTATTACAACTAACACATATAATGCTGCTACTCTAGTCAGAGTCACAACAATTGGATCATCGACAGCTAGTCACCTTGTCACCTGCTACTATGCAAACAACTCAGCTAAATATAGCATCAGTGTTGTCGGTGGTCAAGAAGTTCTGCTAATTAAGAATCCAACAGACTATCTCTCATCTAATGCAACTGACTCATCTGTACAGGTAGTTCCTGTAGCATTCACCGGAGCATAAGATGAAGTTAATCACAGAGTTATTTGAGGAACTAGAGTATATCACCGAGGCTAGAGAGTCTGGTGAGAAAGAACACTATATACATGGTGTGTTCCTTCAGGCAAATGTTAAGAACCGCAATGGTCGTCGCTACCCTGCACACATTATGGAAAATGAAGTTAATCGCTATATGGATGATGTCGTAAAGAAGTCACGTGCATATGGCGAGCTGGGTCACCCACAGGGTCCCAGCATTAATCTAGATCGCGTGTCTCATATTATTGTTGACTTACAAAGAGACGGCGACAATTGGATCGGTAAGGCCAAATTAACGGATACACCGATGGGTAACATAGCCAAGGGTCTAATGAAGTCAGGCGCTAATCTCGGCGTCTCGTCTCGTGGCCTTGGATCACTTAAGCCATCTAAGGATGGTGTGATGGAAGTTCAGAACGACTTCCGTCTTGCAACTGCAGCTGACATTGTCGCTGATCCATCTGCACCAGATGCTTATGTTAAGGGCATCATGGAGAATGTAGAATGGCTATATGATCCTGTAAAGGATACATGGTTGGAAGAAAAATTAGACAACACGAAGAAGATGATTCATAAGATGAGCAAATCAACACTCGATGAGAGTAAGATGGCGATCTTCGAGGACTATCTGAATTCTTTGGCGTTTAAGAGATAATTTTTATAAATAATTACAAATTCTAGAAGGAGACCTTAAATGTCTAACGAAAATACAGAGATTACAGAAGTGGAAGATACTGTTCTCGACGAGGGAACTGCCGCTGCTGATTCGCTACGTCCAGCTGCTCGCTCGGTTGCCGACCCTAAGTCGAAGATCGAAGTGATTCAACACGCTATTGGTCACATGCATGCCATGAAGAAGGAAGACCTTGTAAAGTGGTATCACGAGACAATGGCTCAGTTTGGTCCTGGTAAGGATCACGGTGTTGGCAATCATGAAGCAAGCAATGAAGCTTCGATTCGCATGAAGCCATCACACGCTGTAAGCTCAAAGGGTCCAATGCCTAATATGCCTATGCCAAAGCTTGGTGTTAAGGAAGATGTCGAAGAGATGTTTGCTGGTCAAGATGATCTCTCGGAAGAGTTCAAGGAAAAGGCTACAACAATATTCGAAGCTGCTGTCAACGCTCGCGCGACTCTTGAGGTTGCACGTCTTGAGGAAGAGTATGAGCTCAGCCTCAATGAAGCTGTTGAGAGCATTATGGAAGAAGTAACAAACAAGGTAGACACCTATCTCGACTACGTAGTTGAGAACTGGATGAAGGAAAATGAAGTTGCTGTTGAGTCGACACTCCGCAATGAACTCGTTGCTGACTTTATCGAAGGTATGAAGGGTCTATTTGCAGAACACTATATCGATGTCCCACAAGACAAGGTAGATGTTCTCGAGACAATGGCCGAGAAGGTCGAAGAGCTCGAGGGCAAGCACGACGCATTGATCGCCGAGAACGTAGAGCTTAAGAAAGCTTTCGTTGAGGTAGAGAAAGAGAGACTATTAGATTCCATGATGGAAGACCTAGCTCTCTCGCAGCAAGAGAAGTTCGCCGCTCTCTCAGAGGGAATCGACTTTGATGGTGACTTAGGTACATATCAGAAGAAGCTCTCTATCATTAAGGAGAACTATTTCGGATCTGACAAGAAGGCACCTGCTTCTACAAATATTGTAGAAGAGACATTTGAAGGTGAGACTTCAACTGAGACCGTACACTTAGACCCAACAGTCAGCAAGTACGTTCAGGCTATCTCGAGATCAATTAAAAAGTAACACTTATATAAATAAAATACGTCCTAGATAAGAAAAGGAGACACTAATGTATCTAGCTGAGGAAGTCCAAAAGAAGTGGCAGCCAATTCTGGAGCACTCGGATCTACCAAAGATCCAAGACCAGACACGCCGCTCTGTAACTGCAGTAATGCTCGAGAACACCGAGCAAGCCGTCCGTGAAGCAAGTGCTCACGGTGGTTATTCAACCCTTAACGAAACCGTTTCGGCTACCCCTGTTAACTTCATGGGTACATCGAGCTCGGCAGCTGGCGCTGGTGGCATTGACACCTTCGACCCAGTATTGATCTCGCTCGTTCGTCGTGCAATGCCTAACCTCATTGCTTATGACATCTGCGGTGTTCAGCCAATGACAGGTCCAACCGGCCTTATCTTCGCAATGCGCTCGCGCTATGCTAACCAGACCGGCGGAAATGGCTATGCCAACCTCGCTGTTCAAGATAACGAAACCTTCTACAACGAAGTTAATACAGCGTTCTCGACTGGTACAAATGCTCTATCGGGTAACTCGACCTTCGGTCAGGGTGCATTCGGTACAATCCCAGGTCAGACAAACACCACCCCAATGGTGAACACTGCTACCTATAACACTGGTTCGGCTATCCCAACAGCTCTTGCTGAGTCGCTTGGTGTTGACTCTGGTAACAACTTCAACCAGATGGCATTCACAATTGAGAAGGTAACTGTCACTGCTAAGACACGTGCCCTCAAGGCTGAATACACCATGGAGCTTGCTCAGGATCTTAAGGCAATTCACGGCCTTGACGCTGAGACAGAGCTAACAAACATCCTCTCGTCTGAAATCCTTGCGGAAATCAATCGTGAAGTTGTTCGTACAATCAACATCACTGCTGTCTCTGGTGCTCAAGAAAACACAACAACTGCTGGTGTGTTCGATCTTGATACCGACTCTAACGGTCGTTGGTCAGTTGAAAAGTTCAAGGGTCTTATGTTCCAGCTTGAGCGCGAAGCTAACCAAATTGCCAAGCAGACACGTCGTGGCAAGGGTAACATCGTCATCTGCTCGTCGGACGTTGCTTCGGCTCTTCAGATGGCTGGTGTTCTTGACTACACACCTGCTCTTAATAGCAACAACCTACAAGTTGACGACACGGGTAACACCTTCGCAGGTGTTCTAAACGGTCGCCTACGTGTTTACATTGATCCATATGCAATCGGTGGTAACTACCTCACCGTTGGTTATAAGGGTTCTTCGGCATTCGATGCCGGTCTGTTCTACTGCCCATACGTTCCTCTACAGATGGTTCGTGCGGTTGATCAGTCAACCTTCCAACCAAAGATTGGCTTCAAGACTCGTTACGGAATGGTTGCAAATCCATTCGCTGAGGGTCTTACCAAGGGCGCTGGCGAGCTTGCTTTCAATACTAACAAGTATTATCGCCGTATTGTTGTTAACAATCTTATGTGATTTAAAAAGATCTGGGTTAACCAGACAGAAACTAGGCGGCCTACGGGCCGCCTTTTTTTATGTACATTACCGTAATAGTGTGTATAATAGGTATTAAGCCTCTGTGATAAATAGGTATACAATGACCGGAGACAAATATGTCAGCACTTGATAGTACCCCATTAAACAAGAACTTTTTAAGTCCACTTAACTTTGAGTTCTCGTTACAGAGGGCACCGCATCTTAACTTCTTCATTCAGTCGATTAATCTGCCAGGTGTCTCATTCATGAACCCGTTGCAGCCAACACCATTCTCAAACATCCCTCAGACGGGTGATAGACTATACTTTGACGACTTATCAGTTGTATATAAGGTCGATGAAGACTTACAGAACTATCTAGAAGTCTTTAACTGGATAACTGAGTTGGGATTCCCTGCAGACTTTACACAGTATCAGGCAATTGCTACCAAGTCAATAGCTTCAGGCACAGGACTTAGATCCGATATAACTCTTCTAATACAGAATAGCTTAAAGGTTGCTAACTTCCAAGTTAATTTTAGAGAATGTATTCCTGTCGCAATAGGACCGCTACAGTTTAGCTCTACTGATGATACTGTCAATTTTATGACATGTAGTGTTACCTTTAGATATATGTTCTACGAGTTAAGTAAAATATAGTTGTACATTAATAATATTGTATGATATAGTAAAACTATAATTACATTATGGTTGTCCCGGAGTAGTATAAAGTGAAGATTGAAGATATATTTGCATTATGGGAAGCCGATAGCAAGATTGACCGTACCGAGTTGTCGGATGAGTCTTTAAAGATACCTCAGCTTCATCATAAGTATTATAAGATCTTTACAAATGAGAGACTCTTACTAAGAAAGCTTGAGGCTGACTCGAAGATACTAAAGTTAGAGAAGTATGAGTTCTACACTCAGGGTCACACTAAAGAGACTCAAGAGAAGGGATGGGAACTTCCTGCAAGAGGAATGATTCTCAAGGCAGATCTTCCAATGTATATGGAGTCTGATAAAGAGATCATTGAGCTTAACCTTAAGATCGGTTATCAGTTAGAGAAGATAGAATTGTTAGAGAATATTATTAAGACTATTTCAAATCGTGGATTCCAGATTAAAAATGCAATTGATTGGAACAAATTTATTCAGGGCGGATAATGGAATTAATACAGTTAAAGAAGATTAATGAGACCTACAATAAGGTTATATGTGATCCTGGTGTAGCCTATGAGTTAAGAGAGCACTTTACGTTTGACGTTCCAGGTGCTAAGTTCATGCCTGCATTTCGTAACAAGATGTGGGATGGGAAGATCAGACTATTCAATCATATGTCCTGCCAACTCTATGGTGGATTGAATATCTACCTAGAGAAGTTTTGTCGTGACCGTGGATATGAGTTAGAGTTCCTAGACGACTTTGCAGCAGAGAACTTTTCTCTTATGGATGCAGAGGAAGAAGTAAAGAGTTTTGATCTCGCTATACAACCTAGAGACTATCAAGTATCTGCATTTGCCCATGCTGTTCGTAATAGGAGAAGCATTCTACTATCACCTACAGGATCTGGAAAATCCCTAATCATATATCTACTATTGAGACACTACATTGCGCGTACTCTTATCATTGTTCCAACTACTTCTCTTGTTAGTCAACTCGCTACTGACTTCAGGGATTATGGTTTTGATTCTGATAATGACGTTCATAGAATATATTCAGGACAAGATAAATGGTCAGATAGATGGATTACAATATCTACCTGGCAATCGATTTACAAACTTGATAAAGAGTTTTTTAAAAGATTTGACCTAGTCATAGGTGACGAGGTTCACTTATTCACAGCCAAGTCTCTGCAGTCGATTATGGCAAAGCTCGATCACTGTAAGTATAGATTTGGATTGACAGGAACACTCGATGGTACCAAGACACATAGGTACGTGCTTGAGGGACTATTTGGTCCTGTCAAGAAGGTTACCACTACAGCAGAGCTTATTGAAAATAAACACCTATCTAATTTTAGAATTAAAGCAATATTACTACAGTATCCACCAACTGTCAGGCAGATACTAAGTAATGCTGACTACCAGACAGAGATGGACTGGCTTGTCAAGTGTGAGCAGAGAAATACATTTATTAAAAATCTTGCCCTTTCTTTGAAGGGTAACACACTTTTATTGTTTCAATATGTCGAGAAACATGGTAAGATACTATATGATGACTTAGCCAAGACAGGTCGTAAAGTATTCTACGTCGCAGGAAGTGTTGATGGTGAAGACCGTGAGGCTATTAGAAAGCTTGTAGAGTCAGAAGACAACTGTATTATTGTTGCCAGTTATGGAACATTCTCGACAGGCGTCAACATCAAAAGACTTCATAACATCATCTTTGGATCTCCATCCAAGTCTAGGGTTAGAAACCTTCAGTCTATTGGTAGAGCATTAAGAACGGCAGATGATAAAGAAATGGCTACTCTATATGATATAGCCGATGATATGACTTATAAGAAGAAACAGAATACTACTTTAAAGCACTTCGCTGAGAGAATTAAGATCTATAATGAGGAGCAATTCAAGTACAAGACCTATACAGTAAAGTTAGAGGTATAATAAATGACAGTCAAAGCAACTAGACCAAGAAAACACTATGTTAACAACAAGACCATGTATGAGGAAATGGTTAAGTACAAGGAAGCTTGTAAGTTAGCAGAGGAAGAAGGTCGACCAAGACCACAGATTCCAAGATATATAGGTGAGTGTCTGCTTCTTATATGTAAGAAGTTATCGACGAAGCCTAACTTTATGAACTACTCTTACAGAGATGACATGATATCAGATGGCATTGAGAACTGTGTTGCCTCGGTTAGCAACTTTGATCCAACAAGAACACAAAACCCATTTGCTTACTTTACTCAGATTGCTTGGAATGCTTTCATTCGTAGGATCACAATGGAGAAGAAGCAATCTTATATCAAGCATAAGAATTATCAGAATACATTCCTTATGGAAGATCATATGGATGGTGCAGTAATGAATACGAACGAGCATACTGATAATGTGATTAGAGCTTTTGAAGATAAGATTGCGGCAGCTAAACTTGAGAAGAAAAAGAAGTTGGAGATGGTTAATGAAGGTAGCACTGATAACGGACACACATTGGGGGATTCGCAATGACAACATCGCCTTCATTGACAACACCAAACGTTTCCTCGATGATATATTCTTCCCTACCCTACTTCGTGATGGGATCAGCGATGTGTGGCATCTGGGCGACTTGGTTGATCGCCGCAAATACATCAACTTTCTCACAGCTAAACGCCTTAGGGAAGATTTCCTAGAGCCACTCTATAAAAATAATATCAGCATGAAGATAATTGCTGGTAATCATGATGTCTTTTATAAAAATACAAATGGTGTCAATGCATTAGACGAAATGCTGGCTGGAAAATATGGTGTAGAGATATATAAAAATCCTACTGAGATAAACTTTCATGGCACTAAGGTATTATTCTTACCATGGATAAATGATGAGAACCGTGAGGAGTCACTTAATGCCATTAAAACCACGCAAGCAAAAACTGTACTTGGACACTTGGAGTTACAGGGCTTCGAGATGTTTCGAGGTAGTATTAACTCTCATGGAGACGATCCTAGTATTTTTGGCCGCTTCGATCGCGTCTTTAGTGGGCATTATCATCATCGTTCTACCAATGGTAATATTAGCTATCTTGGCAGTCATGCTGAGTTCACGTGGTCTGATTATGATGACCCTCGCGGCTTTCATATATTTGATACTGACACAGGCTCACTAGAGTTTATTCAAAACCCATACAATATGTTTACTAAGATATGGTATGATGACAGTAAAGACTTTAAGCCTACTGTTGATATTGATAAGATCAAGGGCAGAATAGTCAAGGTCATTGTAAAGAATAAGACTAATCCATACTTGTTCGATGTATTGATATCTAAGATTGAGGCAGCTCAGCCTCTCAATCTTCAGATCGTAGAGGATAATCTAAATCTAGATCTTGAGACTGATGATAATATTGTCAATGAGGCAGAGTCTACAATCGATATCTTTAAGAAATATATTGACCAAATAAATTCAGCTGGTGTAAATAAAGCTAGACTAGAGACTACAATTGTTAATCTATACAATGAGGCATTGAATATAGCATGATAGTTTTTAAGAAGATCCGTTGGAAGAACTTTCTTTCAACAGGTAATGTCTTTAGTGAGATAGAATTTAATAAGAGTAACACGACATTAATCATCGGAGAGAATGGTGCAGGTAAATCTACCATTCTCGACGCGCTGTCGTTTGCTCTCTTTAGTAAACCATTTCGTAAAGTTAATAAGCCACAGCTAGTCAACTCTATCACTAAGAAAGAAGCAGTCGTCGAGGTAGAGTTTGATATTCACCCTCATAGCTATAAGATCGTTCGTGGACTAAAGCCAGGAGTCTTTGAGGTCTATCAGAATGATAACCTCATCAACCAGTCTGCAGAGATGAAGGACTATCAAGAGATCTTAGAGAAGCATATTCTCAAAATCAACCATAAGTCATTCTGCCAAGTAGTTGTTCTTGGGTCTGCAACATTCCAACCGTTCATGCAGTTGCCTGGTGGACAACGCCGAGAGATCATTGAGGATCTATTAGATCTTCAGATCTTTACGACTATGAATACACTTCTTAAGGATAAGATAACAACTAACAAGGATGCTATAGTCGAGGCTAATAGTCAGAAGAGACTTATCAACGAGAAGATGAGTCTTATCAGTGAGCATCTTAGGCAGATACAAAACAGCAATGACGCCATCATTAAAGATAAGATGGATCGTATTGCTACTACAAATGATAGTATTCAATCTCTTGATAAAGAGTATTGGTCTATAACTGCTGACATCAAGACTCTTCAGGACAGTATAGCCGATGAGCCATCTGTGTCTAAGAAGATAAATCAGCTATCGACACTAAAGCAGCGTATTGAGGCTAACTTAGATATCCTTAACAAGGATGTTAAGTTCTTCCACGAGTATGATAACTGCCCTACGTGTACTCAGCAGATCAACTCGGTCTTTAAGGCTGAGGCTATCGATACTAAGCAGGCAAAGATTGGTGATATCAAAGAAGGACTCGTGCAGTTATCATTAGAGTATGATAAAGTTAGTACGAGAATATCAGAGGTGTCCGAGGTGCATGCTAGTATTAGCGATAAGAATTTAGAGTGTCATCGCATCAAGACAAAGATGGAGTCACTAGCTGCTTATCGTAAAGAGCTTCAGACAGAGATTGAGTCTATTGAGAAGACTAATGAGGAGATCGATGATAGTAAGCTTATTGAGTTACAAGCATCATTAACGTCTGTTATCAATGACTTGAAGGATAAAGAGGAAGAGAAGATCACACTTAATGCTGCGGCTTCCCTGCTTAAGGATGGTGGTATTAAGTCACGTATCATCAAGCAGTATATTCCTGTTATCAATAAGCTTATTAACAAGTATCTAGCTGCTCTTGAGTTTGTCGTTCAGTTTGAACTCGATGAGGAGTTTAATGAGACTATTAAGTCAAGATTCCGTGATGAGTTTAGCTATGCCTCATTCTCTGAGGGTGAGAAGATGAGGATTAACCTAGCTATCCTATTCACCTGGAGAGCTGTAGCTAAGCTTCGCAACTCTATCAACACGAATATCCTAATCATGGATGAAGTCTTTGACAGCTCGCTTGACTCTACAGGCATTGAGGAGTTTATGAAGATATTAAATCAACTGACTGTCGACACTAATACTTTTATCATTAGTCATAAGTCAGACCAGATCGGTGATAAGTTTGAGAATGTAATTAAGTTTGAGAAGAACCAGAACTTTAGTAGGATTGCAAAATGAAGAAGACATGGTTTACAGACGTGAAGGAAGATGAGAATGGTGAGTTGTTTATTGAGTTGCCAGAAGATCTCTTAAAGGAGATGGGATGGGGAGATAACACTGCTTTGTGGTGGGAAGTCGACCAGATTAAGAATACAGTTACACTAAGCGCAAAGGATCCTGAAGATGAAATTGGTTGAGGAGAATGATCCTATTCTTACTAAGGTATGTGAGAAGTTTGACTTTACAGAACCACCGGTGGATCCAATAGAACTTGCACAAGATCTTGTTAGGCTCTTGCACGAGCGTAATGGAATAGGAGTCTCGGCTAATCAGGTAGGGCTTCCATATCGTGTGTTTGCACTACGCGGTTCTCCTGAAAACTTCGTATGCTTTAATCCTAGGATAGTGGATGTTTCTTCTGAGACGAATCTCTTAGAGGAGGGGTGTCTGACATATCCTGGTCTCTTTGTAAAGATAAAGAGACCGAGACACATCAAGGTCAGGTTCCAAACTCCTAATGGTGACACTAGGACCGAGACATTTGTGGGCATGTCTGCTAGGGCATTCCAGCACGAGATGGACCATCTGGATGGTATTATCTTCTATAACCGGGCAAATAAGTATCACCGGGATTTAGCCTTCAAGCGCCGAAAATAACTGTGTACAAATACTGGATCATGTGATACCATAATAATGGAGCAATAGGAGGCGACCATTAATATCTTTTATGTGGACCATGATCCAGTCAAGGCAGCCCAGAGTCTGGTAGACAAACATGTCGTCAAGATGATACTGGAGTCTGCCCAGTTGTTATCAACAGCCCACCGTGTACTCGATGGTGAGATGAAAATCGTTGACAAGTACGTTGACGGCTCTTTCCCACCGCGCTATCGTAAGACAAAGCAGTGGGCACTACCTGACAACCGTGAGGCTATCATGTATAAGTCTACACATGTCAACCATCCATCTGCGATCTGGTGCCGTGAGTCTGTTGAGAACTACACGTGGTTGTCTGACCATTTATTTGGTCTACTAGATGAGTACACCTACCGGTATGGCAAGAAGCATAAGTGCTCAGAGATGGCCATAGACCTGCAATCACCTCCTTTTAATCTAAAAGCCTGGGACTGGACACCTATGCCGTCAGCTATGGCTGACGAATATAAAATTAGCAATGACCCATGTACAAATTATAGAAACTATTATAAGATGGGAAAGTCAAGCTTACATAAGTGGACTAAGAGGGATAAACCCGAATGGCTATGACCCGAGAGGAAGAACTACACGCTAGGTCTAGGGAGTTATCACAACCTATACACCAGCAGATTATGATGTGTGATAACGAACAAGATGTGGTGTTACTAGCTTCTGCAATGCTTAGTTTCTCGATCCATATACTGGATCAACACTATGGATTTGAAGCTAGAAATGCTTTATTACAATCAATGATGAAAGTGGGGTAAGAATGTCTAAAGATTGGGTTGCAGATATATTTCGAATGCATAAGCACTATGGTGTGCACAAAGTAGTTGACGCTCTGGATAATGAAATGCTTCATAAGTTTCTAGAGTTCCGCTATAGCTTCCTCGATGAGGAGATGAAGGAACTTCGCTCAGCAGAGAATGCTGATGATGCAGTTGATGCCTTGATCGATCTCTGTGTTGTTGCTATTGGGACACTAGATGCTATGAATGTGGATGCTCACGCAGCATGGGATGCAGTTCACCAGGCAAACATGAATAAAAAAGTCGGCATCAAGGAGTCGCGTCCTAATCCATTAGGTCTGCCGGATCTTATTAAGCCTGAGGGTTGGGTTGCACCTTCGCATGAGAACAATCTAGGGTACTTTAAAAAGGTCTACTAAGATGACTATTAATGACTTTGCTAAAGAGATTCCATTGGGTAAATGGATCTATCTAGAAAAGACTGAAGAAACTGAGAACTTTATTAAAAAGAAAACTGATGATATTTTTAATAATCCAGTAACACGTCATGGAAGAGAATACGAAGAAGTCTATAATTCTACTAAAAAAATGCTGATTGAGTATGCTTTAGCAAAGTATGATGCAAACTTTATCTTAAACACTAAAGAGCATAATAAGTTTGATCCAGACACGTATGCATATGATCTTACTCATGCTCCTAGCGGAATAACTATTGAGATAAAAAGATTTGGAGAGTCTGATAATTTTAAATGGTTTTCTTATCCTAAGAAAGCTTTAAATACTTTCTTAAAAAATCTTGATATAATAGATGTCCTTATTTGTGGAAAACTTAAGGAAAATAAAGCTAACAACAGCTATGAAGTAAAGTTTATGTTGGTAGCAGATGCTAAGTCTTTTAAAAAATATATGAAAACATCTGTGTACAAAAGTGAAGATATAATTTATAGTCACTATAACGCCGCCAAAAATGGCGACTGTGTATTCAACATCTAGGAGTCAACATGTCAGACAATGAATCAGTTATTATCCTTCAAGAATGTATCGCTCTTCAACAAGCCAAGTCACAAGACTATCAAAACCCTAACTCTAATGTGGTTCAGGCCATGCACTATCGTCGTGGTGTAGACTCTATCCATGACATCATGCAAGGCAAGCTCTACCGTGCACAGTCTCTTCTCGAGTCTGGTCGTGCAGACTCTGCTAACTTTGAGTCTCTTGAGGATACCTATAAAGACCTCATCAACTATGCATCGTTTGCAGTAGCTTGGCTTCGTGGTGGTATTCCTGGCCAAGATCTTAATCGTGACATGTTCAATAACAAGGTAGTCACTGATGCACACTCGTAACTATGTAGGTGATATACGCAGGTCTTTTTGGTCATTAAAAAAACACGAGATGTTTGTAACAGATAAGACTGGCGTCAAGATGCTTGAGATCGTCAATGCGTCATTCATTGCTGACGAGCCCAGTATATTTGGCAAAGTCAACTATGATTATGTGATGCGTGAGTTGCAATGGTACGAGTCGCAGTCGTTGAATGTCAATGATATTCCTGGTGGTACTCCTGCTATCTGGCAACAAGTATCTGATCCAGATGGTTGGATTAACTCTAACTATGGTTGGTGTATCTTTTCACCAGATAATGGTGAGCAGTATCACAATGTCCTTGACGAGCTTAAGCGTAACCCTGACTCTCGTCGCGCTACAATGATCTATACAAGACCAAGCATGTGGTCTGACTATAACAAGAATGGCATGTCTGACTTTATGTGTACTAACACAGTGCAGTATCTTATACGTAACGACAAGCTACATAGTGTTGTACAAATGCGTTCAAATGATGTAGTATATGGATACAAGAATGATTATGCTTGGCAGCAGACCGTACTAGGAAAGCTGTCTACTGACTTAGGTATTGAGATCGGTGACATTCACTGGAATGTAGGGTCTCTTCACGTATATGAGCGACACTTTGACCTCGTTCTCTGAGAGTTGGATGAAGAAGTACTTGGACCTAGCCGGTCATATTGCCGGCTGGTCTAAGGATCCGAGCACTAAAGTTGGTGCTGTGGCTGTCGGCCGTGACGGTCAGATCCTGTCACAGGGTTACAATGGTTTCCCGCGTGGTATCAAGGACTCATATGAACGCCTTATTAATCGTGAGGAAAAGTATAAGTTTGTTGTTCATGCTGAGATGAACTGCATCTACAATGCAACACTAAATGGTATAAGTCTTCGTGATGCAGACCTATATGTGTATGGTCTACCGGTCTGTTCTGAGTGTGCTAAGGGAGTTGTGCAAGTTGGAATTAAACGTGTCTTCATGTGTTACCCGGCAGAGATTGGAGAGAAGTGGAATGATTCGTTCAAAGTCACATCAGCCATCTTCCAAGAAGCTGGAGTGTCCGCGCGTGCTGATAGTGGGGATAAATCCCTCTTCGTCTAAGAAAGCAGATCCTACAATAACATTAAAGAGACTATATCAATGGACTGACAGCCTCGGGCTGCAGTTCTTTTCTTTTGTGAACTGCATTAATAAGCCAGGCGCGTACTCATTCAAAGATGTTGACTTTGACTTCCTGTCGACGTGTGCTCAAGGATATGACAAGGTAATATCTCTTGGTAACTTTCCTTCTCGCGCACTAAATAAGCTCGGTATAGAACACTTTGTCATGCCTCATCCATCAGGACTAAATAGAAAGCTTAATGACAAACACTATGAGCTCTCTATGTTAGAGCATTTGAAGGAATACCTTAATGAGCATTGAGACGACTCAATACTATGACGAGTTCATCCGCTACTTCCACTTAGCAGCTGAGCAGCAAGAGAAGTGCAACACATCAACTAAACCACCATACGGTATGATAGATCATGCAGTCTCTGATATGGGTGACGACTTACTACACTATGTGACACTATATGACGTCGTTGAGCGTAAGTTAGCCGGCTTCTCACAGATAATGAATGACTGCTTCTATGGATGGACTGAAGAGCACCCATACTGGAAGAAGATGGAAGCCGGCATGGTAACCGCACAGCGTGATGCTGTGGCGAAGGCGTGGACAGGCAAGCACTCTGACTTCTCTCTGCCTGAATGGCTTTATATCTTTATCTTACACCGTGTTACTGGTTCTGCTATTAACTACGCTACTCAGCCATCTGGCTATCACAATACGATTCTTCCTGTGTTATGTAATGCCAAGAGCATCGAGGACATGGTAAAGATGCTAAACAACTATGACCGCTCTTTCTATACATCAGTAGGTTATCAGTTTCCTGCATTCCCTAAGCCGCCTGCTGGCTCCAAGTACAAGCGTGGCGGCGACTACTTCTTGTCTGAGTACGCACCGCGACTCGCTCGTGAGTTAGCTGAGTGGCTACAGCGATCAAATGCTAAGAAAGATCTTCGCGAGATTGGCGAGTTTATGTTTGATTGGAATCGTCGCAATGGTTTACGTGTCTATCAGTTCCAATATGCTGCAGTTCTTGCTGACATTGCTGATTGGTACCCGCAATACGTTAATCTAGACTCGATGTTTTATTATGGCACAAATGCTGTAGAGTGCATAAACTATCTAGCTGTTCCAACTAAGAAGATGAACCAGATGGAATTCCTAGATAAGGTAATGGAGAAGATATATGAAGACACCAATTCCGTTCCGTATAACGCGGAAGACGTCTGCTGCGACTTCATCAGATGGGTCGAAAACTACGTCCGCCCCGGCGCGCACTACGACCATCTGGACTTCGACGGAGTCTGGTCATCGTGTAGGATTAAGGATCACCCGTACGGAAGACAAAAGGCTATGCTCGACCTTAATCTCGTCAGCACCTTTAACGGAATGACTGCACACCCATCTGATGACTATATAATCAAGAAAGCAGGTCTATCTGTTGAGCAGTATAAAGAGATGGTGAAGGGATTAAACTATGTCTCATGATACACACGTCATCGATGGTATTAATAAAGATGCTAGACTCTATCCTGGTTGCACTATTGAGGAAGCTAGAGACTATTACCTATCTCTAGCAGAGGGATGGACACCTTACAATCCTGATCCTGTAGTCGTCGTTCATGATGGTGTTCGTGTAGTGCGTGATGACATGATCGTAGGCACTAAGACACGTGCTGGAGATCTTCTTATGTCAAAGACAAACTATGACACAATAGTATACTCACAACCACGTACAGGTCTTGCTGGAGTTTCTATCTTAGATGCTGCTCGTCGTCATAGCAAGAAGGTTGTCTTGTTTATGCCAGCAGCCAAGCAAATATCTCTTCATCAAGCATGCTGCATCGAGCAGGGTGCTATACCTATATTTAAGCGTATCGCTGCTATGCCTAATCTAAATAAGTATGCAAAAGAATGGGCTGATGAAAATAATGCTTTCTTTGTTCCACTAGGTCTTAGACACGAGTTGGCTACAGCTGGTATTGTTCACGCTGCTTCTACTATTGAGCCACCTGATCGCGTGTATGTTGCAACATCAACCGGGGTACTATCGCGAGCACTTCAGATTGCATGGCCAAAAGCCAAGTTTACTTCTATCGCTGTCGCCCGCAATCTCAAAGAAGGTGAGCTAGGAAGAGCACAGGTGATATCTGAGCCATTAGACTTTAATGCTCCAGAGAAGCCAGAGAATATGCCACCATTTCCTGCTATCTCTACGTATGATGCAAAAGTCTGGAAGTATATTCCTAAGAATACGGGTGAGAATATTTTAATGTGGAATGTTGGACCAGATCCTGTTTTACAAAATCCGTGTATATATAATACAGTTGACTCATATCGTGATTGGGATAAAAATATACAATGAGAGCTCTTCTAGCTTCGCCTTTTGCGACTATATCAAATAATCCAGCATCACACCGTGCTGCTCAAGCTGTGATCTATGCAGACCAGATTAAACAGTCTGGTGTCGATATCACAGTTAATATGGCAGGAGACAATTATTATGAAGACTTTAATAAGTTTGACGTCCTCTACGTTTATCATGGCAATGATTGGGGTGGCACTCTTAACCTTTTCGGGGGGCTCTCTGATACTCCTGTTGTCGATAATCTTATTAATCTCTCAAAGTTCAAAGGTACAGTCTTCTCGCTAGTCATTCCATTCCCTGACTACTATCAAATGGTAGCAAAGCGCATGGAGGGAAACGGTAATATTGATCCCAAGTGGAATCAAGTCAATTGGGATAATATCAAGCGCATGGTCAATGCACCAGTGATTGATCCTAATAAGCTATCAATCTATCGTAAAGCTGCTATCGGTGATAGTCATGCAATCTGCATGTATCGTCCAGGATGGATGATAAACTCAGTTCCATTCAAGACACTACATGGAGCACTAAAGCAGGGACTTAAGTCATTCTTACCAATACCAAATGTTGAGTATGATGAGTTGGAATTCTATTTCGGAAACATCGATATTCGCCACCATCTCATGAGACAGACAGACCCTGATCCTGCTACTGCGACTATAAATCTGGTTCGTAGATATTTTGATCAGGCAAAAGAATTTAACACTAATGTAAAGATCTACGAGCCTCTTCCTATTGAGGATGTATCTCGTAAGCTTCCAAAGACTGGATACTATAAGGGAACTCCTTACTATGGCACGTGGGAAGAAAGGACTGCTATACGTAAGATCTTTATAACAGAGTGTGAGAAACAAGAGACAGATAAAGTAAAACTATATAGATGGAATCGCCATATGATTAACAGTAAGGGAGAACTAGACTTTAAGTTTATGGAGAAGCCTAAGTCTGTTCACTTGTCACGTGAACACTATCCACACTGGCAAGGCTTAGAGTATAACAATATAGTAGTGAATGGATTGAGTGAGTTTATATGATGGAGAATAATATGGATTATTTTAATGATGCTGCTGTAGGTGCTATCGGTGCAGTAGGATCTAATAGTGTTAATGTACTAGGAACACCCGGATTTGGTCTTGGTGCAAATGGACCAGCAATGTATTCTACTGGACCTAAAGAAGGATATGTTGAGACAGATATTGACATGACTTTTAATATAACAAAAGTAGAGGTATCTAAAACTATTGAGTATAAGTACAATGAAAGTGTGTACATAACTGAGATTTTAGAGTATATTAATAATACATATGGCGAGCATTACTCGCAGAACAAGTTTCAAGCCACAGAGTTTATTATTGACTCTGGCCATGGTACTGGCTTCTGTATGGGCAACGTCATGAAGTATGCCCAACGTTATGGCAAGAAGGGTTCTCCAGCCGACTGGAGAAAAGATCTAATGAAAGTGATTCACTATGCTATTATGCAATTGCATGTACATGACAAGGAGACTAAATAATGGAAATTAATATTCCGATCGAGGAACTTCGTAAGCGCAAGCTATTCCTCGCTACACCTATGTATGGTGGACAATGTGCTGGTATGTTTGCGAAGTCTATTGCCGACCTCTCTGCACTCTGCACCAACTATGGTATCCCGCTTCAACTCTATTTCCTATTCAATGAGTCGTTGATCACTCGCGCGCGTAACTATTGCGTAGACGAGTTCATGCGCTCTGAGGCAGAGCATCTTATGTTCATCGACTCTGACATTGGGTTTAATCCACATGATGTTATCGCTCTCATGGCACTTCAAGCACAAGAGCCAGAGAAGTACAACATTATTGGTGGACCATATCCTAAGAAGTGCATTAGCTGGGAGAAGATTAAGTTGGCAGTAGATAAGGGACTCGCTGATGAGGATCCAGGTCAACTCGATCGCTACGTAGGTGACTATGTGTTCAACCCTAAGCAGAACACTGGATCGATTGCTATTGGTGAACCTTGTGAAGTTCTTGAGATCGGCACGGGCTTTATGATGATCACCAAGGATGCTTGTAAGAAGTTTGTTGAGGCATATCCTCAGTATAGCTATCGTCCTGACCATGTTCGCACTGAGGCGTTTGACGGATCACGCGAGATCATGCAGTTCTTCCAAGCTGAGATCGATCCTAAGTCTAAGCGCTACCTCTCAGAAGATTACTGGTTCTGTCAGAAAGTCCAAGAGATTGGATTGTCTACATGGTTCTGCCCATGGATGAAACTGCAACACGTTGGATCATATATCTTTGGTGGATCGCTCGCTGATCTTGCACAGATCGGTGCGTCCGCTACTGCTGACCCTGAAGCACTGAAAAAGAAAAAGAAGTAAGGAGTATACTATATTATGAATAACGTGAAGTTTGATACTAAGACGGTTAATGTTCTAAAGAGTTTTTCGCAGATCAACCCGTCCATGTTGTTCAAAGAGGGAGACACCATCACTACGGTGTCTCCACTCAAGAACATCTTTGCTCGCGCTACTGTGCCAGTTAATTTCACAAAGAGGTTTGCTGTCTATAGCTTAAGTCGTTTCTTGAATACTATGTCATTGTTCAACGACCCAACGATCACTGTCACAGATCGTTTCGTTACTATCACTGATAGCTCCAACACTAAGAATGTAAACTACACTGTTGCGGAAGAGTCGACCATTCCTATGCCTTCGACTAAAGAGCCAAACTTCCCTGAAGGTGAAGTTAAGTTTACGTTGACTATCGATAGCATCAAGGACATCGAGCGCGCTCTGGGTATCTTAAATCTATCTGAGATCGCAATCACTGGTGATGGCGCTAATCTTACAATGAAGGCAGTCGATGTGTCTAATCCATCTGGTGACACATACACGGTCACACTAGGACAGACCGATCGTACCTTTAATGCAGTGTTCAAGCCAGAGAACTTTGCTGTACTCTCAAAGAGTATCACAAATGCTTATGAGGTAGATCTCTCTACTCGTGGCTTTGCACACTTTAAGTCACCAGAGTTAGAGTACTGGATTGCTACCGAGGCAGTGTCAACCTTTAACTGATTGGACGTTAGATGAGAGAAGACTTTCTTTGGGTAGAGAAATATCGTCCTAAGACTATTGCCGACACTATTCTACCGGCTGAGCTAAAGGCGACGTTCCAGCAGTTTATAGATCAGGAAAACATTCCTAATCTTATTCTTGCTGGAAGTGCTGGTGTTGGCAAGACAACAGTTGCTCGAGCTATGCTCGAGCAACTAGGTTGTGACTACATCATTATTAACGGATCTATGAATGGCAACATTGACACGCTCAGAAATGATATCCTCAACTTCGCCTCAAGTGTATCACTATCAGGCGGACGAAAGTATGTTATTCTCGATGAGGCGGATTACCTTAACGCTAACTCCACCCAGCCTGCACTCCGTAACTTCATGGAAGAATTCTCAAGAAACTGCGGGTTTATTCTCACGTGTAATTACAAAAACCGAATCATCGAGCCACTTCACTCTCGCTGTTCAGTTATAGACTTTAAGATCAGTAAGTCTGACATGGCTAAGTTAGCTGGTCAGTTCTTCAAGCGTGTTGAGAATATATTAACCACTGAGAATGTTACCTTTGATAAAGCAGTTGTCGCTGAGGTTATCAAGAAGCATTTCCCTGACTGGCGCCGTGTACTCAATGAGTTGCAACGCTACTCGGCTACTGGTTCTATTGACTCGGGGCTACTGACTAACTTTGGACAACTGTCACTCGACGAGCTCATCAACCTGTTAGCAGATAAGAACTTTACTGCTATACGTAAGTGGGTAGGTGAGAATATTGACAATGATCAGGGTGCTATCTTCCGCAAGATCTATGACACGGCTGCTAACTTCTTGACACCACGTGGTATGGCAATGGCGGTCGTCATTCTTGGTAAGTATCAGTATCAGGCTGCATTCGCAGCAGATCCTGAGATTAACCTGATGGCTTGTCTGACAGAGATCATGATTGACTGTGAGTTTGGTAAATGAGTCCATTTGATATTGTGGGTGACATTAACTCCAGTAAGAAGGGGTTAATCAACGATACTAATGAGAAGGACTATAACGCATGGATAGTTAACAAGGCCTTCTCATACTTTCCTGACACAATCCTACATGCCCAAGAGATGAATACCAAAGCACACTTGGATAACAAGATGCAGCATGACTATCTTATGGGGTCAATCCGAAAGGGTAAGAGGTTCTCTAAGTGGGCCAAGAAGGATAAGGATGAAGATACTCTGGCTGTTCAGGAGTTCTTCAGCTACAATAGGGAGAAGGCCAAGACCGCATTAACGATCTTGTCTAAAGACCAGCTAAAAGCTATCAAAAGGGAGCTCAAAGTAGCTAAAGAATTCTAAAAGAATAAATATCGGCATAATAACAATAATAATGAGGTTGCTATGTCGATATTAGAATCATTAGTGGAAGTGAGAATTGGTGAAGAGGAAGACTTCCTAAAGATCAAAGAGACTCTAACTCGTATTGGCGTAGCCTCGCGTAAAGAGAAGAAGCTCTATCAATCCTGCCATATCCTACACAAGCAAGGCAAGTACTATATCGTACACTTCAAGGAGCTGTTTGCCCTTGATGGTAAGCCAACAAACATAAGTGACGAGGATCTTGGCAGACGAAACACGATCGTGCAGTTACTTGCCGAGTGGGAACTGATAATGGTCGTAGAGCCTAAAAAGTGCAGTGAGCCTAAGACCTCATTAAGCCAGATAAAGATTCTTCCTTACAAAGAGAAGAATGAGTGGGAATTAGTAACCAAGTATAACATAGGTCGTAAGAAGACCTAAGCTAGGACTTCTATATGATGTTTAAATTCTTTCAAAAGAAACCAAAGACCGAGGCCGAGATACAACTCCAGCAGATTAAAGACCTGCTATATCCTCCGATGGAGGAGGGAGAGATGGACGGCATCAAGTATCTTGTCGACTACTCTGTTGACCAGAATCTTGAGGCAGCACTCGTCGACCTTGAAGAAGGTCACAATGACGAGGCGTGCAGAAACACGATACGCAAGGTAGCCAAGAAGCTCTATGACATTAGACTACTCATGGATGCCTACACCCACAAGCTGGATAAGAACATCAAGTATGTTATAGTAGACGACGTGAGGGCTATGGACGATGGACAACATTGATAAATTAATTGACTCATTGGAGAAGATGATCGAGGCCAAGGATGACATGTGGCAAGAGGATCAGTTCTGTAACTACCATGAGGTACGCAAGGTACGCGAGGAGAGGTATAATCCTTCCAAGAAGGAAGTAAGGAACCTGCTGGAGGCTGTCATCAAGGACACGGTCAGGGAAATGTTCAAGAACCGGATCAAGCACAATTTGTGAAAATAGTTGTGTACATAATGTCAGAACCATGCTATATTAAGAATATAAGCAATGGAGATGATCATGGACCAAGTTGATATCCAAGCCCAGGACAAGTCTGGCGTATGGCGTACGTATCACACCACCGAGAATAACTCTCAGAAGGTCCTATCAGAGATGCAGTCTCTGAAGCGTAATTTACCTGAATTTCGTGTGCGTGCCGTGGATAAAAATGGCCGTATTGTTGATATTTTAGGTTGAAGTTGTATAAATAAAACTATGAAACACTATACTCAGGAACTACACATGGTACACCAACCGAAACCAATTACAGTCTGCATGCTCGGTAATACCGAATACGCACGCTCATGGGGTAGTACCGCCTAGTCACATCTCACATTGTTGGGTTTGACTAGGGCAGGAAAAAAGATTCCTGCCCTTATTTTTTATGTGTACATAACCTTGATAGTGGTTTATATTAAGAATTCAGGCAGCTCCTCCCTGAGTATAAGAGGAGCCCCTGGCTGGTACTGGCGAAAAACGCAGGTGGTTTCCAGCAGGGCAGAAGAGAGTTATCTCTTCATGGATACTACACAGGGTACCGTGCATGGACGCATGTACTAATGGATGATAGGGCCATCTTGCCATCCTAAGACAACCTGATCAATGGCTGAGGAAGGGAAGCACCCGACTCCGAAATTCGATTTTATGTAGTATCTTTGAAGAGATAATTGTTGTTTCGCTTATACAGGAGACTAATAGTGCGGAGTAATTAACCGAAACTGTAAACAAATAGGCTGGTGGAAGGGTGATGTATGAGCACCGCTCGGTCGGGAAGCGGCTGATCCTGAGGTTGGGTTTGATTCCCATGGTTTGTGTATTCTGTATAAGCGTAACAACAATTTTGGACGGTATTGGCCAGTACGCTGATATCTGTATTCCCTGGCAGGAGTACGAACGAGGGATGCCAGTCCCTCTAGTAGCCAAATAATTAATTCAAGAGACGTGTGGTCTACCACCCCATCGAACCTGTAGACATCTAGCCCTGCACTTATACGCCTGATGATTGCCTGTGATGGCATGAAACACCTCGGTGTCGCGTGGAGAAGCCCAAGCAGGGGAATAACTGGCTTCCTAGGATGGGGAACTTATTGTAGCAGTATGGCACTGCTTGTGAAGCACCTACGGAGATGGTAGGAATGCAGTCGGGCTTCATGCCGGTCTAACAAAACAAATGCCAAACTATTTTGCTGCCTTAGCTCAATGGTAGAGTACTGGATTGTGGCTCCGGAGACAGTGGTTCGATACCACTAGGCAGTACCAAAGAATTGCAGGTGTGGAAGCCTGTAATTACCTTCCCAGTTGTCCGTATAGCTTGGGGAAGGATATAGTCCGAGGGCGACTAAAGCTCCTCTTTATACGGACGTGACCCTTTGTCCTAAACCTGTCGGCACGTAGATCGACGCTGGAAGGAGTAACCAGCAATGAATTTTTTGGGGTGGCTGCTCAGATGGCGGATGGGCACCGGACTGTAAATCCGGCACATAGATACGCAGTTGGTTCGAATCCAACCCGCCCCACCAAAATAACTGTGTACATATATCGATGTGCATGCTATATTATAAAAGTAAGGCATGGTGCCTTTATTATGGAGAAAGTGAAATGTCTAAAGCAGAACGCGTACTTAATGCCCTCTTGAATGGTCAGCAACTCTCAACAAAGCAGATCTCGACCCGTTATAAGGCAGCTAACCCAGCAGACGTGATCTATAAGATCCGTAACTGGGGTTACGAGGTCTCGTTGAATAAACAAAAGACTTCTTCTGGTACTTCATTCAAGTACTCAATCGCAGTCTAATACGTTAAGCTCCATCTCGGATGTAAAGAGGGGCTTAACGGCCCCTCTTTTTTATTCTGAGAACGCTTAGCTCAGTTGGTAGAGCACAGGTCTTTTAAACCAGTGGTCGTGGGTTCGAACCCCACAGCGTTCACCAAAGTTTGCTTCCATGAACTAATTGCTTCTAGTACTGGTACCGGAAAAAAGCATTGCACAAGTTCTCCTCGTCGTGGGGAGCATGTAGGTTGGAATCCTACTGGAAGCTACCATGGACACTTAGCTCAGTTGGTAGAGCAGGAGACTCTTAATCTCTTTGTCGCAGGTTCGATCCCTGCAGTGTCTACCAAATTCTATCCACGCACTGGTGCACCAGTTGCCCGCATCGCTCAGTAGATAGCTACTACAGAGGTCTGGAAGCAAATCGTGGAAGAAGGCGCCGATGGGTGAGGTGCCACCAGTTTCTGGCGCATAGCTCAGCTGATTAGAGCACACGACTGATAATCGTGAGGTCGATGGTTTAAATCCATCTGTGCCAACCAATACGCGACGTTCTTCTAATGGAATAGGAATCCTCCCTTTCAAGGAGATCAATATCGGTTCGAGTCCGATACGTCGCACCAGTCCGGGCGTAGCGCAGTCTGATAGCGTACTTGATTTGGAGTCAAGGGGTCGTAGGTTTGAATCCTACCGCCCGGACCAATAAATACATATGGCGGGCTCACCTGTGGAAAATGTACCCGCCACCGCCGGAGCGAAATGGTGAGATGGGCTGCTGCCGCGGGGTTTGTTAGTTTTCCTGACACACAAAAAACTAACACTAATTTGCTCCCATCATCTAGCGGCCTAGGATACCCGCCTCTCACGCGGATCACAGGGGTTCAAATCCCCTTGGGAGCACCAAAATAGTTATGTACATATATGCACGACTGATATATAGTAAGAATATAGAGTTTATTTCGTGGTGGCGCAGCGGTAGCGCAGTTGACTGTTAATCAATTGGTCGTAGGTTCGAATCCTACCCACGGAGCCATTTAGGTTGATCTCTTAATAGATCCGCGAGAGTCATGGTCAGCTCTCAGTATCGGGAGGGTCTGGATGGAAACACTGGATCGTAATCTGCTGGCGTTTTAGCCAGCCTCCCGCCCAGTTTCTAGGAGTTAGTCATGAAGTATATGGTGGATATCGATAATACAATCTGCGTCACTGAAAACCGTGACTACGAGAACTCTGTTCCTATCCAACATCGCATAGACTATCTAAATCAACTCTTTGATGAAGGTAATGAGATTCATTACTGGACCGCTAGAGGTACTACTAGCGGCAAGGATTGGAATCATCTAACCATGTATCAGTTAAATGTGTGGGGATGTAAATATACATCTGCAAGAGTTGGTAAACCAGACTATGATGTTTGGATTGACGACAAGGCAGTTAACGACAGAGACTTCTTTCCACCCTTTTAGCCCAAATAGCACAGCGGTAGTGCAATCGCCTTGTAAGCGATAGGTCGGGAGTTCAATCCTCTCTTTGGGCACCATTTTGATCTAGGTACCATTAGCCCACCCAGTGTCGACCATGTTTGGTGGAGCTTGTCGCAATCCTAGACAACATTCGAGCCAAGACGTGAGGCTCAGCTTATTTGAGGTAGTGCGTAGGAATGGTGACTACAGCGTCTGCAAAACGCGATTATATGGGTTCGAATCCCATCTACCTCTCCAATATCTGGCCTGTGAGTCGGCACGGTGAAGACGCTAGCCTGTCACGCTAGAGATGAGGGGATCGTTACCCCTACAGGTCGCCATATAAATATATCATGAAACTAAATTGGAGTTATAACATGTCAGATAATGCTAGCATTGAACAAGCCCTTAAGACTGCTCTAGACACATTGGCCAAGACACCTATTAATCCTTCTGCACAAGCACTTAGCACAGATCCCGTTCCACCAGAGCATCACTTAGAACTCATTGGTAATGTGGCAAATATTGTTGACTATGTCACTACAGAGGTGGCAAAGCACAAGCAGCTTCTTAATATTCTTGAGACATTTAACTCTAAGCTAAGTGACAGCCACTCTATCCTTAGCAATAAGGTTGTTGCTAATGTTGTAGAAGCAGAGAAGAAGAAGTGGTATCAACTGACCACCGCTCACAAGATCGAGGTAGTCATCGTGGTAGTTCTTGCAGCTGTTGCAGTCTCTATCTTTAAGTTCCTACTCTAATATCAGTGAAGTGTTACGGTAGCACGACGGTCTCCAAAACCGCAAGCTAGGGTTCGACTCCCTACACTGGTGCCATCTCCTATAAATACGTTTATAGGAGTACATCATGGCTAAGATCGGGGTATACAAGCATCATCCTTACTGTTCCGAAAACAGTGCTTCAGGCATCAGAGATGCTTTGGACCACTTTCATATTTGCCACTACTTCGATGAGACAGACATAACTCTGTCATTTCTCAAACAATTTGATCTAGTAGTTTTTCCTGGTGGTCTCGGGGATGCAGGCAAGTTTAATGAGATTTTTCATTGGAGAAATGCTGCTATCGTTAACGAGTATGTAGAGTCCGGAGGAAAGTATCTTGGAATATGCATGGGTGCTTACTGGGCTGGTTCTAATTATTTTGATATTATCAACGGCATAGATACCGTACAATATATCAAGAGACCAAATGCTGACATAACAAGAAGTTACGGCACAGTCGCAGAAGTCGAATGGCTTGGCGATAAAAAAGAGATGTACTTTTATGATGGTTGTGCTATAATAGGACCTGGAAATTACGACACAATAGCAAAGTATAAGAACGATGATCCTATGGCTGTTATACAGGGAAATGTCGGGCTTATAGGTTGTCATCCGGAGTCTGCCAAGTACTGGTATGATACATGGTCATATATGCCATCTAAGTGGCACAACAGAGAGCACTACTTCTTATTAAGAGATTTTGTCAGAAGAATGTTAGGATACTATGATGGAAGTAACATTTGAGGATTTATTACTCTGGGAAGGCATTAGCCTTATTGATAGTATGGTTGCAGTTGGATTTGCAAAGAGTAAGTCTGAGGCACGTAGAATGATAGAGCAGGGTTCTATTAAAATAGACGATATAAAAGTAACTAACCTAAAGGCTGTACTACTGTTCAGCCCAGATAAGACTAAGCACTGTGTAGTGCATTAACGGATTCGTAGCTCAACTGAACAGAGCGCCGCGCTACGAACGCGGAGGTTAGAGGTTTGAGTCCTCTCGGGTCCTCCATAATAAGGGGTACACCATGAAGAAGATTAATATAGAAGAAGTAAAAGAGTTCATCGCAGCTCAGTCTCCAGAGACAAAGATCTATATTGGTGGTGACTCCGAACGCTTTAACATGAAGGGCCTGTGGTACGCAGACTACACGCTTGCTGTAGTCGTGCACTATGGTGGTAATCGTGGCTGTAAGATATTTGGTGAGGTGCAGCGCGAGCGTGACTTTGACCAGCAAAAAGACAAGCCACGCCTTAGACTTATGAACGAAGTCTACAAGATAGCTGACCTCTACATGAAACTAGATGAGGTACTGGAGGATAGATATGTGGAAGTGCATCTTGATATTAATCCAGATGATCATCACGGATCAAGTTGCGTTATCAATGAGGCAACAGGATATATTCGTGGAATGTGCAATGTTGTTCCTCTTGTTAAGCCAAATGCTTTTGCTGCTAGTTATGCCGCAGATAGGCTTAAAGAGATACTAGCAGCTTAAGATATATAGAGATATGCGGATGTAGCTCAGTGGTAGAGCGCAACCTTGCCAAGGTTGATGTCGAGGGTTCGACCCCCTTCGTCCGCTCCAACATAAAGGAAGACACGTGTACAAGATGTTTAAAAGACTAGATAGAGTATTTGATTTTATAATCAAGATACTCTGGTTTGTACTCTTGTGCAAGTGGCTTGTAGGTGATCTTGATATCAAGACACTTATTCACTAATTGCGGGTGTAGCTCAGTGGTAGAGCTTCAGTTTTCCAAACTGACTGTCGAGGGTTCGATCCCCTTCGCCCGCTCCAGAATTCGGTAGGCAGTGTAATACATACGGTCATGAGTCGCTCTCATGGCGTGGTCGGGGAGGAAAGGTTCCTCATAACCATGGGAACCCGTGCACTGAAAAGAGGATGCATACTCGTTCCTACCGAACTAATTTAGGAGTTTATTATGATTTGGATCTTTAATAAAAAGAAGAAAATAAAGATAGATATCTTTACATATGATGAAGAAGCACTTCAGCATGCTCCTATATTAAAAGCACAACACTATATTCCAGAATGGTGGAAAAAACTACCAGTTACAAGTAAGAAGTATAATAATATCAAAGAAGCAGAAGAGGTTATGATCTTTGATAAAATAAAAAATGCAAATATGAAAAGATGTTTTGGGTTTGTTGAACTCTATAAAAGGGGATTTATACTACCTAGCTGGTCAGACTTTACATTTGATGTCAATAAAGAAAAAATAGCATATACATATATGCGTGGTAGAGAACCTAGCTTTCATAGTAAAGACCAATTCGAGGGTGCATTTACAGACTTCTCCCATATTAAGTTAGTCACACCGTGGTTTATAAGAGAGAAGAGCGGTATTAACTTTATATTTAAGGGTGATGTATGGAACAACCATAATCAAAAGTTTCATATAGTAGACGGTATAGTACGATATGATGTATTATCTTCTACTAATATTAATATGATGTTTCCAAAATTAGATTACCCATATAAAACAGTTATTAATTTTGGAGATCCTCTTATACATATAATTCCACTTGTTCCTGATGATGTAGAGATAGAATTCGATATGCATCTTAGAACAATAGAAGAGTGTAGAAATAGTATCGATGCTATTGCATTGACGAGAGCAGGTGGACCGCCGAGTGTTATAAAGTTTTTAAATAAAACAAAAAAGAATTCTGGCAAATGTCCATTCTAGAGGTAGATAATGTTTATCTTTAATAAAAAGAAAAAGATAGTTGTCGACTGCTTTACATATAATATAGCAGCTTATGATTTTGTACCTATTGTAAATAGTTACGAGTGTGTTCCTGATTGGTGGATGTCTCTTCCACATAAAAATAAAGACTTCAGTAATACAAGAAAAGTCTCTATGATACGCGAGAGACACCCTGATATAGTTAATATGAGAGACTCATATGAGTTTACTGAATTATATAAGAGGGGAATAGTAATAAGAAGCTGGTGTGATCTATTCATTGAGTGCCATACAAATGGTAAGATTGGATATGTCTATAGTAACGGTTTATCTCCTACTATAAATGTAAAAAGCCATTATGGAACTGGATTTAAGAACTATCATAATATTAAGTTGTCTTCTCCATGGTTTCTTAGGGAAAAGACTGGTCTTCCATTTTTAATGACCGGTTGTGGGTGGAACCTAGATGACTTACCAATAAGCATTTTAAATGGTGTAACTAATTTTAATGTATCTTGTAATACGGATATCGATACAATAATTCCTATTCCAAAGATAGAAACTAGTAAAATAAATATTGAGTTTGGAAGACCTCTACTGCAGATCATTCCACTAGATAGTGATACTGATTTTGAGTTTAAGTGTCACTATACTACTAAAGAAGAGTGCTTAAAGCTTCAGAGCTTATCTAGAAGCTTTTTTGGTGGTTCACTGTCTGCATTTAAGTTTTTAAATAGATCGCGCGTGTGACGGAATTGGTATACGTACTAGTCTTAGAAACTAGGTTCTGGGGGTTCAAGTCCCTCCATGCGCACCAAATTTAGGAGAACCATATGGATGAGGAGATGGAGAAAGAAGACTTCTCTATTGCATTCTGGGAATGGTTTGATTCCCTAGCTCGTGTAGAGAAAGAGAGATTCTGGAACTACGGAGCCGATATGGCTAAGATATACTTTTACAATAAGTATTGGGTTAAGAGAAAGGCTACCTTAGCACAGTGGTAGTGCACATCATTGGTAATGATGAGGTCGACAGTTCGATCCTGTCAGGTAGCACCATAAAAAAGGGGAGCCGAAGCTCCCCTTAATATAAG